GCCCAGGGTACCGACGACATGCTTACCGTTACTGGTTGGAGCAAAACAGAGGCACGGTTGGTGAAAGCGCTCCAAGAAGCCATCGCCAAGATCGAAACCATCGAAGCCAAAGTTGCAGCCCTTGAGGCCGCCTAACCCCATGACCTACACACACAACACCCTCGGAGGACACCAGTAATGACTTTGCGACTTAACGGCACCACCTCTGGTTATGTCGAAATTGACAGCGCAGCCACCAGCGGTAACCACACAATCGTGCTGCCTAGCAGTAACGGCACCGCAAACCAGTTCCTCAAGAACGGCACCACTGCTGGCACGCTTGGGTGGAGCAGCTTGGTGGAAGACTCCAGCGGCAGGCTCTTGGTTGGTACGGCTAGTAAGTCTGCAACAGCTAGCACAACATTAAAAGGAGTTATTGGGGTAGGAGGAGGAGGAGCGTTAATTTACGCCGAAGGACAGATTGCCAATAACGGAACGATTGATCTAACTGTTTCAACAGGAGGTTTGCATTATTTTACTGGTCTGCTGCAGGTTAATAATATTAACGCTAGCTCTGGAGGCGTTAATACACAAAGTTTAATTTCTGTATTAGGAAGCACGCAAAACGGAACCATTGCAACAAGCACATTGCATACAGCAAGTCCTGGTGGTGGGCAGTCATTTACGATCACATACGTGGCAACGGGTATCCTTCGTTTTACAAATACGTCCGGGAGCACTTGCAATGTACATATTAACTATATGGGCGGTGGTATAAATGCTTCCTAAAAGAATCTTTGAAACCCTTGAAGCAGCCAACGCTGCCCTTGAAACCCGTCTCGCCGCCCTGGGGGCACAGTAATGAGCACGTTAAACGTATCGTCAATTAACAGTGGCCCTATCGGTGGGATGCGTAATGCACTCATCAACGGAAACCCCACCATCAACCAACGTGGTTATGTCTCCGGTACAGCCACGACTGCAGCCAACCAGTACACCCTGGACCGCTGGCGCGTGGTGACCTCAGGTCAGAACATCTCTTGGACTGACAGCGCAAACGTTCGCACAGTTACCGCGCCTGCCGGTGGTGTTGAACAGGTTGTTGAGGGGATCAATCTTTTCAGTGGTAGCTATGTACTTAGCTGGACAGGCACTGCTACAGCCACCGTTGCAGGCTCTTCTGTCGCTAACGGTGCCACCGTCACCCTGGTTGGTGGAGTGGATACCACGGTGCGCTTTAGCGGTGGCACGTTTGCCTTGGCACAACTTGAGCCTGGCACTAGAAGCACTCCTTTTGAGCGCAGGAGTTATGGGCAGGAGCTGGCGTTGTGTCAGAGATACTTCTGTCGGATTTCAAGCGCCAATGGTTATCCCGCTACTGCAACCCTTGCCTACTTAAGTCCATTATTCCCAGTAGAAATGCGAGCGACTCCTACGCTTATCACTTCTGCCGTCCTTACTATAACGGATGGAGCTCTTAACTATACACAGTCCACGGCAGCGGTATTTCAGTATGTTGGCAATGCTCGCGGTGGCCTAGTTACTTTTACTAATTTTTCGGGCATGACTGCTTATCGTCCCATGGCTTTAAATACAAGTGCCTTCAATGACACCTTTGTTGCTTCTGCTGAGCTGTGACCAATGATTTACCAACTTACTGCCTCCAACTGTATTATCCGTCTCGCGGACAACGCCTGCATCCCGCCCGACCCTGCCAACACCGACTACCAGGCATACCTGCGCTGGCTCGATGAGGGCAACACCCCCGAGCCTGCCCCTGAGCCCGAGCCCGTGCTTGAGCTGACCACTGAGCAGAAGCTCGAGGCGGCTGGGCTGAGTGTGGCGGAACTGAAAGAATTGTTTGGTTTAAGCTAATGGACCTAACACTGAACAATGCTGTTATCTATGACAAACGGTTCAAACATCAAGTTGATGCTTGGGCATGGCTTGACTCCAAGTTGACGGAAGAGCAGCGCTCTGGTTTTGCTTCAAGATACAGAGAATCCCCCGGAGCTACCAAGGAATATCCCAATACCTGGGAAGGTGTATTAAAAGCAGGTAAAGACGCTGGGGCAAAATACCCAGAATGCGTAGCCGCGCAGTGGGCCCTTGAGTCAAACTGGGGAAAAAATACATCAGGTGCGCATAATTACTATGGTCTCAAGGGGTCTGGCACGACAGTAAATACTCGAGAATTTATCAATGATCAATGGATAACAATCAAAGCTGGGTTTATTGATTTTCCAGATCTATATACATGTACTTGCTACTTAGTTGATCGCTGGTACAAAGACTACGGTACATACAAAGGCGTGAACAGAGCCACTAGTAGGAATAACTGTGCCCAGTTATTGGTTACTGAAAATTATGCTACTGATCCAGGCTACAGCACCAAGTTAATTCAGATCATGGATCGGCAGCTTGGTACCCCTGGGGTCGAGGCAAAAGATGTAACAACGTCCAAAATACTGTCGGTCCCTTATTTTTATCAACTTGATAACGTATCGGGAACTGGTTATCGCGAGTGTTTTTCCTCGAGCTGCGCAATGATTGCGGCCTATTACGGCTTAGTTAAATCAGATGACGAGTACAACAAAATTCGCGCAAAGTACGGAGATACAACCAATAAAGATGCTCAGCTTGCAGCACTGCGTTCCTTGGGGCTCAAGGCAACTTTTATCACCAACGGTAATTCCGCTTTATTAGAAAATGAAATTCGCAACGGCAGGCCGGTAGCTGTTGGTTGGCTGCACCAGGGAAGCATTAACTATCCCACGGGTGGTGGCCACTGGACTTGCTGCATTGGTTTTACGTCAGACACTTTTGTCCACAACGATCCAAATGGTAAAGCAGATATGCTAAATGGTGGGTACGTCAGCAATTCTGCTGCGCGTGGCAAAGGTGTTAAGTACAGCAAGAAAAATTGGCTGCGCCGTTGGGAATGTGACGGCAAAAATACGGGCTGGGCAATTACCGTATCAAAGTGAAACGTAATAAAGATTTAAAGATTCGCGTCAATCTTTGCTGGGAAGTTGGCGACGAAAAAAAGTGCGCAACCCTCAGTAAAGAAGAGGCTTACGCAACTAGAAAATGGGTAGAAGACAACGATGGTGTTGTGTTCTGGAGTCAGGTGTTACCTGATTGATCAGCGTTGCTTAGCGCGCCCAATCACCAGGCCACCAATCTCAATCAATCTGTAGATTTTGCGGACAATCCGATTATCTTTAGGGGTCGGAGTCAGGGCACAGATAGCAGAGCATGCCGCGTGAATGGCAAGTGCTACTTCGAGGTACTTGTTAAGGTGCTCCATGGTTTTATCTTGTTTCTTTTATTCTACGAGCATTGATTTGTAAAAGAAAAAAGACTTGTGCTCGTCTGAGGCTTCCCATTTACTATCCTCATGGCGCATAAACCATTTTTTCCATACATGAAACTGTTTGTCTGGCCGTGCTGATTCACACTTCAAACAAATAGAATCCCCTGGTGGCAGCTCAATTATCCATTGACGCACCTGACGAATAGCCAAAGCCTGGGTCTTGGGACCAAGCTTACCTGTCAAATTCGAACTCAATCGGCGGACTGTACGTTTTTTTCTTTGGTTCATCCAGTCGTTGATTTGTCTTTTTGATTTGCTTACCGCTAAGCTCGCAAGCCAAACGCACCCGTTCTGCGTACGAATCCAAGGGATCAACCGCAGTTTTAAAATCATACCCTGCGGCAAAAAAATCGTCCCAGTCTTTTTGATCCGTCGTTGCCTTGATTGCATCACTGCTCATCAGTCTTCATAGACACGACATTCTGGCGCCCAAGGGTTTAGTTCGCAGTAAACTTCAAAGTTTGTTTTTTGTTTCTTTGCCGTTTTTTTCTTGGGCCTTGCAAATAAGTTTTTAATCCAGCTATAAAAGTGCGTCATGGTTTTGTTGTCAAAGGAACGAGTACTTCAGGGAAGGGTACGTAATCTTGACGTTCTCTTCGCCAAGCGGTTTTCCACTCAGTCAAGGAGTGTTCATGATCTTCAGCGCCGGTATAATTTGGCGTTGTGTCCATAAGGACAAAACTTTCTTCAGTATCTTCATAGAGTAATCGACTGTAGTCTTCCAGAAGTAAAACTGGTGTTGGATCCGCAACTTCTATAACAATAGCGACGGCATACTCAATGCGCTCATTTCGAGTGCTTGATACACACAAAAGGTATTCGCCGATTTCCAGGGGATAGTAACGGTCGTCACCTTTATCTAAGCGTCGTGGGTCGTAAAGGTTGTACAAGTCTGATTGGGCATTCATGACGTGCCCAACGTAGGGGTAAAACAATTCGCCGTCTGTAGATACCGATACGCTGTCAGCATCAAATATGCTACGCCCTTCAATTGGATTCCGATTTAAATCAAAAGGCGAAACCTGAATGTATTTGGGACGCGGCGGTCCTTTTGTAATAATGATCCACGCAGGTGCCTCAAGTTTTACCTTGAACCAATGGTTGTAAGTACCGCCGCCAAAGCCACCATTGGAATATTGTGCAGTATCCGAGCGCCCAACTACCTGGTTCAACGGGCCCAATGTTCCCGTCAAATAACGAATTGACGTTTCTGCAAACGACCCAATCAACAACGGATCTTGAGCAGTCCGTTGGCGTTGAGTTGACTGATTACGCGTCATTATTTGGTATAATTCCTTTTCTTTATTGTACTTGCGGGGAATTTACCCCTCGTCATAATCGGGTGGTCCGTTTACGGCCAAGGGGTGTTCAATCGTATTCTTATACTGAGACTCAGCTAAGACTCGTGGATCTATCTCCTTGCGTGCCCTGGCATATTGCATCAGCTTCTCTGCTTTAAACTCAACCTCAAAGGGATAAACCTTGCTTGGTGGGTAGACCCTATTCCAAGAAGAGATTAAGTGCAGTGGGTTACAGCAGGCTTTGTTCTGGCACACACGCGTGACCACCATTGCACCGATATCGCCCCATGCACATTGATAGGCGATCTTATGGACAGTGACATTCTCGGAACGATTTGCTGAAAAAGCAGTGCGATAAGAGGGAAACGCCAGCCGTTTAGGGGTCCGGCCTGTATCACCTTTTATTTCCCAGCAGTCTTCAAACGAACCAATCCCTATCTTGTTCCATAGGGCAACACACTTGTGTTTGTAGGACGCATCCAAGTAGTTAACGTCAAAACCACAGATGTTGCTTTTGATTTTCAAGACGCAGTGATAGCACCAGTGCAGTTCCTTGTCTCTGATGGTGTGGTTGTGGACGCAGGGAAATCCCTTGTAGTAGCCGTGCCCTTCAAGCTCTTCACTGGAAAGGCTGTCGATGTCTTGGATGAACCTGAAGTTGTTTTTGGATTCAATTGTCTCAAGTTGAGATTTGTAATTAGCCATCAATGTTTCGTTGTACACGGGGAGCGTTGCGGCGACGGGGTGGGGTTGGGGTTTTTCGCTGGTGCAGTACCAGCTCTTTTCGGTTGTCTCGCTCAGGATTGGTCTTGGCGTAGACGACATCCCTACTGCCAGGGTCTTCGCCTGTGCGTAGGAAGTACACCAGACGATGCGCGTGGAACTGGTCGCCGTTCATGCGTACCAAGTAGTAGTTCCCTGGCGTGATCAACTTGCCAGCCATCTCCCCCGCCGTGTGCCAGCCAGTGGTCTCAACCCATTCCAAACCGCTGGGATAGAGGTCGGAAAGCTTGAGTTTGGTCTGTAGGTACCAGAGGGGAAGTAGCTCCTTGTAGGAACGGGCCATTGGTAAGGCAGTGGTACCAAGGGATCGTAGCACTGGAATAGTCGACTAAACACCGTTAGGGCTGACTTTGGTTGTGTTTTCCGACTATACCAGTATTTTAATTCTTATATAAGCTGCAATACATTGTTCAATACACAAATCCATACATAAACCAATACATTGTTCTGAACAGTGTACGGATTTGTTTTTATTGAGACTCAAGTGAGACAACTGCTCCTCTTGTTGGCTCCCCGCACCCCGCGTCCCAACCGCCACGTAGTCTCTTTATAAGACACGCTTGAGACGGGGTGACGAATCCATACATTGTTGGGCAAAGTGTATTGGAAAGTGTATTGCAGCTTATATAAGAATAAAAAACTAGGTAAAGTCGGAAATTGCGCCCAAAGTCCCCCCTGGCCCCCACCTGACCGTTTTTTGCCAATAAAAAACCCCCGCCGAAGCGAGGGTTGATCTCCACCCTGGTCAGGCTACTGCGCCTACCAGACGCTTCTTGCGTTTTTCTTTTTTCTTCTCCTTCTTGTTTTCCTTTGCTTCCACGGGAGTCGAGTGTGCATCCCCATAGGAGCCCTCTAGGACCTCCTGGAACAGCCCTGCAAACTGAGGTGCGATGTTGTCCCAGTCATAGTAGGGAGAGGTGGCACGCTCGTAGCAGAGGCGTGCAGTCTCGTCAAGTTTCTCACGGTTCTCATAGAGATCCGTCAAGATTTCGGCGAGGTGATCAGCTGATGGGCAAGGCATTTCCCGTGCGTAGTTCGTATCCACATCAACGTGGTCACAACGGATCAGGCGACCAGCACCCTCAAAGATCTCTTTAGTACTGGTATGGTCAGGCACCACCTGAGCAACACGGCAACCCGCATGCTCATGGTTGACCAACCCGTGGCCCTCACCCTTGCAAGTGTTGACGCCTACATCAGCTGCGTTGTAGATCGCATTCAGGAAATCCACCTCCACATTCGGCGGCCCTTCAGATTGCGCAGTAAGGATGATGCGTCCATTGGGATCCAGCCCTTCCCGACCCATTGCCCTGGCGAACATCGGCATCAAGTCCCAACCTTGATCTTTGAGTCCCATGTGTAGATACAGTTGTGTATCCGGTTTGTCTTTTGCAAACTTGGCAAAAGCCTCAACCGTAATGTCGATCCGTTTGCGGAACTGGTTGCGATTACCGTTGAACACCACAAAGATGTCATCCGACAGACCAAGACGCTTACGGGCCTCACTCTTATCCATGGGATAGAACTGACCCTTGGTGACGCCGTGAGGAATTACAGCGATGGGCTTCTGGTAACCAGCGGCCACAACTTCTTTTGCGCCAAATTCCGTATAACAGATGGACGCATCCCAATCATTCATGGTGTCAAGGATGCACCCAGTCCAGCCGTAGCTGTCCATGGGGTAGTAACCAACAAACTTGAAGGCCCCAGTCTTGTGGATGTCCTGGATCTGACGATACAACTCGTTCAGAATCCACAGATCATTCATGATGAAGATGAGATCTGGTTTCTCTTTCTCCACAATCTCTCGAATGCGCTGCTCACCAAAGGGTGCGGTCTGGTGGCGAGTGGACGAGGGATAAATCAGGTACTTATCACAGAGCGGATGCGGGTCACCCCACCAGTTATTGCCGAGCACTACAACTTCATACTCTTCACAGATGCGCTCAAGCACATTTTCCGTGACACGAGCAAACCCGGTCTTGGCGATGATGTCACCGGACCAAAGCAGTTTAGGTTTCTTGGTCATTTAATAGAGAACGTCTTGCTCAACTATACAGAAGCGCAAGGAGTTGTTGCTCGCACGAGTTCTTTTTCTTCCGCTGTTTTAGCTTTGAGCTTTGCCTTTAAAAACTCAGCTGCTCGATGCGTTTGCGTTGTATCCCCACACGTATATAAATCGATTGCTGCATACCCAATCTCTGGCCAGGTATGGATACTTGCATGGGACTCAGCCAGCAATGCAAGCAGCGTCACACCTTGAGGTTTAAATTTTTCACCAATGATCCGCAGAATATTGGCTTTTGCTAAGACAAGAGAAGCCTCAAGCAAACGCTGAAGCTCCTCATAATCATCCAATAACGCTGGATCACAGTCATAGAGATCCAGGATTAAGTGCCGCCCATTACTCACTAGCTTTCTTCAGCAACCTCCATTGTCTCATTGGTAGGCGCATCTAGGGCCATTCCGTAAAATTCTTTGTACTTATCCCGCTCTGCAGATACTTCCACAATGGAAGGCCAATCGTCATATTTTTGGTTGCTTTCGCGCACGCACACGTTGTATACGCGAACACCTTTGGTATTGCGGTTGCTGTAGACATTGATCTTCAGCTGGTGCCTGCAGATGTCAATGAACAAGGGCTCAAAACGATTGCGGGACATTGTGCCCACATTCGAACTACGGCAGAATTCTGCGTAGCTTGCATACAGCCACGAGTTCCAGTTCATGTACATTGTTGCGCCACCAGGAGAAACCTTTGTAAAACCAACAGCACACGACTCCCCTGGATCGAATACAACCTTGTGCTCCATCCAATCAAGCAACGGGTTGGACCTCATGTTTTGCATCTTCTCATACTTCTTAAAGAAGTTGATTTTCTTGCTGGGCTCCATGAGGTAGGTACGCATGTCGTCAGCTGACATGTCCAATAACCAGTTCACCAAACCTGGCAGCAAGGGAGCAAACACACCCTCCGGCTCACCTTTGGAATTGAACTTGATCAGTTCCTTTTGCTCTGCTTGCCCACCTTCAAATGGACGATCAAACGGAATGGTGAGACGGCGACGAGCAAGACCAGAAGTGTAGTCAGTGGACTGAATGGCCTCGTTGGCGGTAATCATCACGACCCCATGGTATTGGAAGGGGTCTTGACTTTCAGTCTGGTATTTGCGCTCAGAACGAATCCAGTCATTACCAGTGATGGCTTTCAGTTTTGATACGGACCCACCCCAACGGTCTGCATCCTGGAACAGCAACAGCTTTTTACCCATGTAACTAGCCGCTTCAAACCTGTTCTTCTCCAGATTCTCAAAGTCTGTTGAGTAGGTGTTCTGCTTACCGACCAGTGCGACGGCCAGGTTTGCATAGGTGGATTTACCAGACTTACCTGGGCCCACAATCTCAATAAACTTTTGGATCTCGTAGCAACCCAGGAGTGTGGCCCGCAACCATGCACGTAGAACCTGGGCGCGTTCCCAACTGCCATGTTGAGTGTGCTTAAGCCAGGCAACAATCTCTTCACAACCTGCCGCCGGATCGTAGGCGTAAGGCATTTGTTGCGTGATGTGAAGCTCCCTGTTAAACGGAAGTAGTTCACGTGTATCAATATTCAATACACCATTGGTGAACAACAGGTGTTGACCACCGTCATACCAATCATCAAACACAAGCGAAGCCTGTAGCTGCGTGAAGATATCGTTCATTAGGTTCGTGCTGAACCCTTTGGGCAGGTAATCGCCAAGGTCTTTAAGCTTGTTGCGGATGTCCCCTAGCATTTCAACCTTGGTCAGTGGCGACCACAGTCCTTTCTTCTTATCCTTTTGATACAAGAAAAATTGCCCGTGCGGTTGACTAAACAGCAAATTGCCTTTATACAGGTCGAGCAGTATGTCGGTGATTTTGTCCGATGAAGGGTTTTTGGGTTTTTGGTCTTTTCCTTTTCCCTCTGAGCTTGCCTCCTGTACACGCTTTGTCTTTTTCACCAGCGGGGGGCGAGCTTCAACCGCAGTTGCCTGAGCCATATCAAGACCGTTTTCTAATTCTTCCAGCAGTTTCGACACATGTTCTAGTGTCTCATCATCAACGGCATGAACCTTGTGGTCCTGGGGCGGCTGCCAACCATTCTCCTTTGCAATGTAAACAAGGGAGCCAACACCCCGACCACCACCACGACTAAAGGAAAGCCAACGCCTGTGGCACTCACCTTCCCTATACTTTTCTGATTGCCTGGACCATTCGTCCCATTCATCAAGCAGAGATTCATCCAAGGAATGGAGTGATTGCCCAACGGTGATCCAGATGTCGTAGTCGTCAGCTGCTTCGGGGGGCATGGCCCACATTGCCTCCCTGGCCAGCTTCATGTCACGATCAAGCTCAATTTGAGTGTTGATCGCAAAACCATTACCGACAATCCGAGTGGTCTCCTTTGCTGGAACCCCCTGCTTGATATTTTTGTTAATGATGGTATTCATTAACCAATCAGGCATTTCAGGCAGGGAATCAACCCACTCGAAACCTTGGTTGGGACTGGTGTAATAGCCATCAGTCTCAGGGTGAGTCCCCATGAGAACACCTTGGTGCTTACGCCATAGGACCTCAAGCTTTTCTTTATTTTCTTCTGCGTGCCAAATGTATTTGTTCCTTACGAAATGCTTATGCTTTTCCCGGTCTACCCGATAAAGCTTCCGTTCGCGTCCTTCTTTACCACTACAAATGGTCAGCGTATCTGGCAGAGCAGTCGCGAAGGGTTGGTCTGACAGCTCTTCGATAAGCTTGTAGACACTCGGTCCATCAACATCAACCCACACCAAACCATAAGGAAGGTTGTAGACAGGACCACTGAGAAGACCGATGGCTTTGCATGCGCCAACGATGATTTCTTCCTCGATCTCGGAAATGCCAAACGGCTTGTTCTGCCAACTTGAGACGTACGGGTCTTTGTTTGGACCCAACGGCGTGAGCGGCCAATCCTTGGGGATGTAGTCAAAACGTACCTCACCGGGTTTAAGTGCTAATTGTTGTTTGCTCGTCATGCTTCCGTGTGCTGCTTGATCTCCACTTTAAAGTCCCGCTCGGGAAATACCGCGTCCTTCACCAACGTATACGCATGAAGATGCATGTAAGTAGGCAAGAGAAAACAATCCCCATCCATCGCATTCATCATGCGATTTTGGAGTGCGTTCATCCACTCGCCTACGGAAACCGGGATTTCCATAGGAGGCTTGACTTGTGTGTCTTCTTATCCTAGACGGCCTAAGCCAATCCATTTCAAAAAAAATTTAAAAGTTGGGTAGTCTCATGAGACTACCCTCTCTGACAGTCAAGTTGCCCTGGCCAACTTCTGTTGCTTTTAGCAATATTTTCATGCGCGGTTAAAATTTGAAGATTTGTTTCTACATGCAATCCACACATATATTTGTTTTGTAGCGGATAAACATGGTCTACATGGTGCTGGACACCTGTTTCTTTTGTTAGCTTTACTGCTTGTTCATATATTTTTTTTATTTTATTCATGTTTGCCCAAGGGGCAATTGCTTTCTTTTTGGCTGCACGCTGCTTTGCATAAAGCGCCCTTGATTTACCAGGGTTGTTTTTGTGCCAAGCCGCGCAGGTTATACAATGCTGTTTGCGGTGCTTTTGCTTCCATTTTTTATTTATTTTACAAAGTGCCTCTTTGTTGTTTTTATAATATTTTTGCCTATATTTTTTTAGCTTTTCTTTGTTATTTTTGTTCCATGTATTTTTAGTGTTCTTGCGACACTCATTACATCTTTTTTTATCTGCGGCATACAAGTGCAAACCCTTGCGGCAGAGCTTAAAACCAGGTAGGATTTCCATGTGACCAGTAGTAGTGGTTACCGTGGGCAGGGTGTTGACGCACCGCTGCCTTTTACACTTTAACAAATCTAATACTATTTGTGCGCCAATCCAAGAGGGCCATCAAGATTTTGTTAAATCACTAAGTCTTATTGGACTCATACGAAAAATTCCACGGGTTTTTTTCATCGACCTCATCCCATTCGTCCATCAGTCTGTTGTAAACATCTACAGGATCCTGCCTAGTCTTAATGCAAGACGAAGTTGCGACAGACCAGGCAATACGCTTGCGCCTCTCCATAGGATCATCAATATTCCAGGGCATGGCTCAAATCAAATCTGGATCGTAGACATTGCAGCGTTCGATCTGGCTGTAGTACTCAGCTACGACCGCCAACCAGTCACCCCTCAAAGAATCCAAAAATTTTCTGGAGATCTTGAAGACTTGAGTGCGGACAGGCGTTGACACCAAGATGGCTGCCTGCTGGACCCGCATCCCAAGAGTCTGCTCAATACCAAGGTCGTACGCAGCAAGTTGCTTGCACGTCTTTTTAAATTTCATGTGCCCACCGAGGATGTCGCGCCACTCCATCGACCCCTTCTCCAGGTCCTTGGGCCACTTGCGACTGTAGGGCTTGACACTGGTCTTAAGGTCGGCAAGCGTCAGTTTGTTCCCTACAACACCAATGATGTCAGGTGAACCAACCCAAGCCCTGCCCTCATCATCATGCGCCCACACCCTGCCGATACCATCGTCTGATAGTGTGAATTGATGTTTGTCGAGCAAAGGAGTTTCAGCCCACAGTACCTCGTCAAACTGATCAAGAATCCCTGGCATACCCGACCAAAAATCTTGGTAGTCAGGCGGGATCTCAGGGTTTTTATCCCCTTTCAGGTAGCACTCCATGCCATAGTGGATAGCAGTTCCACGTTCGGCAGCAGCTTCTTTTACACCTGGATTGTTTTTACTCCACATCTCCAGCTTCCGTTTGTTTGCTTCGGATGCTGTCTCTGAGATAATTGTTGTGACCGATGGCGCCGGCCCAGTTACAAACGGTGTATGGTAGTGTCGCTTTCCGTTAATTGTAATACGGGCGGGGCGGCTATTAAGCTCCCGCATCAACTCTGGTTGCTCTTGATATTTCAGCGACCATGGATCGCTTGACTCAATTCTAGCAACCATTGAAGGTTTTGTATATTGCTGTTATCCTAACGTATATGCCTAGTGATTGACAATGGAAAACCAAAGGCGGACAATTATGTGGCTGATTGCCGCTATTGTTCTTGTTGTAGGTCTTGACGCCTACCTGTTTGCTGCCGAAGTTTTTAGAAACCAATGAACAAAGCAGTGCTTTGGATCCAAGGTTGGTACAACTGCCTGTCCTGGATCGCCCAAGAAATTGTCAGCCGCTACTGCCCAGACTTAAACATTGCAACCTTGCCGACCCACCCTGAGGATTACCTCTGGTATGCCGAGCGATTTAATGGGCGTGCTGCCATGCTTGCCGTAATTTTCATCCTGCAATGGGAGTTTGTAACCCACAAATCCATCTGGGAGTTTGTAGGTGTCTATTAACCTGACCAGGTTTTATTACGACATTGATGATGAAGAGCGTACTGGCATCCTGAATCAACGCGTATTTGACGACGTTGAAACGATTGAAGCCGATGCGTTTGAATTGGAGTTACAATCCAAGGATATTGAATACATCCGAGTCGACCTGTGACCCAAGCAACGGACTGGACCACGTATTTTTCTACGGTCAAACCCAAGCTTGGCGCTCGGGCTGACGGTTTCCAAAAAATTTTCCAGCACCTAAATGGGGTCCAAAACCCCATCATTATTGAGACGGGTACGTACCGAGAGGAAGACAACTACACAGGCGACGGTTGCTCCACTCTCCTTTTTGACGAATACGTTAGTGCCCATGGCGGCCAGTTGATTTCTGTTGACATTGATCCGAATGCTTGCGAGCTAGCCAACTCAAGTACCAGCAGCAACACTGAGGTTATTGAGTCGGACTCAGTTGAGTTCCTTGGTACTTTGGAGGGGCGCTGTGATCTGTTGTACCTAGACTCGTACAACATCACCGATTGGAACAATGATTGGGCACCGGCTGCTCACCACCTCAAAGAGTTGTTTGCTGCCAAAAACATCATCAACCCTGGCACTTTAATCATTGTTGATGACAACATCACATCTCCGCAAGGCAAACGTTTAGGCAAAGGACGTTTGATTTATGAACTCATGGATGCCCTTGGTATTCCTGCGTTTCTTGACAGCTATCAAGTGGGCTGGATCTGGGAAGAACTACAGTAATCCCTACTGTTTTTTCCGGTATATCCCATAGGTATATACACAAAAATGCGTCACACTTAACATAGTATTAATGGTGAGGATAGAATGCCACAAGTAATTCTTTTACCAAGAAACCCCAAAGGTTCTGAAATGACTCTTTCCAACCAGGTCAAACAATCCATTGATGATGCCACGGTAAACCTGCGTGAAGCCCTTGCGTTTGCAGCCCGCACCGAGCATCCTGTAACGATCAGCACACTGACTGACATCCTGGTACGCCTAGAGTCCCTTGAGTCTCTTGAGGAAATTATGCACAAGTTTGGTAAGCAGCACGACAGCCCCACCAACTTTGGCTAAGTATCAGCTTCCAACGGAGGCTGAACGCCTCCAAAATTATTTTTGGGAACTCGAATCAAAGATCCCAAACCCTGGTAAGGACTGGGCACGGTCTGCCAAGGAATGTAAGTGGCTTAAAATATTAAAAGAAAGAGAACTAAAGTCGAGTGGCGCAGGACGATAGTAAGTATTCCAAACCGGAATTACGTGAGCGCATCAAAGATCGTGTTATGGCTGGCTCAAAGGGTGGCAAGCCAGGTCAATGGTCCGCACGTAAAGCTCAACTTGTAGCACAAGAATACAAATCAGAAGGCGGGGGATACAAAGGCGGCAAGGGTGAGAAGCAAAAGTCCCTGGAGAAATGGGGCAAAGAAAAATGGCAGACCAAGGACGAGTACGAAAAGCGTTCTAAGGCTAAAGCTGCAGCCAAGAGGTATAAAGATGGCGAGTGATAAAGCAATTCAACCTGGCTACACCAAACGTTACTTGCCGGAAAAAGCATGGGCCTCTTTATCCAAGGAGGAAAGAGAGGAGACTGACCGCAAGAAACGCGCTGGTAGCAAAGAAGGTAAACAGTTTGTACCTAACACAGAGACAGCAAAGAAGGCGGGCAAAGCAGCCCGTGCATCCAAACGTTACAAAGATAAATAACTCACGTATACTTAATAAAGATTCCTGATTATCATGGAAAAGAAAAAGGCTATTCCCCCCAAGAAAGCTGTGCCGCCCGCAAAAGGTAAAGCTACTCCCCCTGTCAAAGGCAAAGGTGGCGCATCTGCTAAGCAAACTGAAGCCCGCGACAAGTTTAAAGAAATGATTGCGAAGAAAAAAGAGGCTGCTGCCAAAAAGAAATAAGGTATCGCGCTATACTTTCAGTGCTCAATACACACGTCTCGTCCCGTAGGTATTGGCGGTAAGTAATTAGACCTAGTCCTGGCCTGAGCAACCAGGATTTTTTGTGTATAATTAAATCGATAGAGGTCAGGTCCCTGCTTGCACACCTGATCCATCATCGAAGTCCTGGATTTCCAGGCCGGAGGTTTGATCACCTTTGCCAGATTGATTCCCTGGTGCGCCCTCGACCCATTTGGCAAGCGCGACGAATCAGTAACACCCCTCATGCCTAGCTTGATAACGAGGACGGCTTTACACCGGGCGCACGGGCTTGCAGGCATCCTCACTCAGTTATTAATGACGCACAAACAGAGGGGTCACTCAACCGGTAGTCCAGTGGCAGGACACCCCGACAAGGGAGTTAGATAGTTGGTTCGATTCCAATGCGGTTGACTCACCTGGTCCGAGACAATTGGATAGTACGGCTGCTGCGCTGCAGGGCGATGTAGGTTCGAATCCTACCCAGGTGCTATATAGTAAACAAATTGTGGCAAGTTAGATGAGCTACTTAAATCACAACCTGCCGACATTTACTTGCTACATTCGAAACGAATTTTTATACAACCATAAACAAGGCCATGGTGACGTGACGTTGTGCGACGTACACTCCGTGGCATCCCTGGAGAAACACGTCCCTTTATTTGAGGTGTTCCTGGAGAATGGTGTTAACTGGACAAGGCGTCCGATCCATGCTCTTTGCTGGAAACCAGATGCCCCTAAGCCTGAACTGAATGAGTGTATGTGGTGGGATTGTTTTTCACCGTATATCGACGTACAGGTCAGGTCACGCCTTTCAAACTTACGTGCAGAGCTAATCAATTTTAAAGGTGAGAAGAAGGGTGGCATCTACATGTTTACCCTTGACTGGTCTTGGGAATCTAAGTCAACTCTTAATACAAACTTTAGTGAAACACCTGAGCACAAGTGTGCGCACTTCTTCCGAATGGATGACGGTAATTTTTATGCGTACCCCAATAACCGAATCATTTGGTACGACGATGCCTGGCTTAAGAATCGGATTGAAAAAAATCCTGGATACGAGATTGACTTGACTGAGTACAGCGTGGAAAACTCACGGATGATTGAAACGTCCGATCATTTCATATACGAGACATCCACTACGGACGGCTAACTGTTTGTTGTTATATTTAATACAGTAGTGATTGGCTTTGGTGCCAACTTCCAAGGAAATACTCCAGCGCAATAGACAAAAGTTTCTTGAGTACAAGAAGACTTTGAATTGCCAGCACTGTGGGGTGAATGATCATCGTGTCCTTGAGTTTCACCATGTTGGTGACAAGGACCATAACATATCAAATATGGTTAACCACGGATACAGCTGGCGCCGCATCGAAGAGGAAATAAAGAAATGTATTCCTCTATGCTGCAACTGCCATAGGCTTGAACACTGGAGTGATTAACCATTCCTTAGGGTAGCTTTGATTTGCCAAGCTGCTTTAAAAGCTTGGCCTGTCAAGTCGGCAAGGAAGTTTTGAATATCAATAGCTCCAACTTTAGAAGCAATAGGCTCTAGTTTTTTAGCTTTCATGCCAAGCTCCTCAAGATTTTTGTAGTACACCCCAAGCATGTCGGTTCCTTTATAGCTAGTAACATGCTGGATACCTGGCCCCGCATCAGCCAATCCCTTGCTACACATTGGGGTATAAAAATCCATGCTGCGAATAAACTCACCAAGCGCATCAAATTGCGCAAGGTGAGCTTCGTATTGCTCTTTAAGGAATGCGTGGACTCCCAAAAAGTTTCCGCCCTCATAGTTTAAATGGCAAAGGTGTGCCTGCGTTTCTAGTTCTTTAAGGTATGAGCAAAGAGAGATGCATTGCTGGATAAATGCACCAACATCGTTACTACCCTTGGACTTGGCAGGCGCTTTGGGTTTGTCCTGGGGCTGAGGAACAGCTTGAAGCTGAGGTGCTTCAACAGCTTGGTACTGTTGGGGTGCAGGGGTATACATAAGTCTTGATCAATAGTTCCAGTTTATCAGCCGTTAACACCTTAACGACTTATCGACTTATCTCGTGTGGAAAATTTAAACGTGCTTTGTCTCCACGCAATTCAAAAGCTTTTGCGTCATACATTAAAGCAGCGGTAATTTCGTCATCAAAATAACCAAGATGTATTGATTTACCTTGATGTTTAATTTCAACTCGCCATTTTTGTGTACGAGTAAACCAACTAACTCCTTTGTATTTGCTTGTTGTTGGCTTACCGTTTACCAACAATCTTTTTTTTGCGTTACCTAAGTTATCACTTTGAGTGCCACCTCTTAAATCAAGCGGGTTTTCAATTCCTTGTGCGTGATCAACAATTAACTCACCAGGATCTATACCTGTTTGAAGAAAATAAACAATACGATGTGCTTGAAATTTTTTATATGTTCCATTTATGCGGATGCCGATTTGCCAATAACCATTGTGATTACAAGAACCTGCAACAGTACCTGCTTTGGCAGAGCCGCGTAAGTTTACTTTATACCGCAATCCACTAGGGGATTCCGTACAAATGTAAAAACGTTCCTCAATCAAACTGCGATGGGTTTCCAGGGAAAGCCGGTTTTTTAAGAGGATGGACACAGAGCAAGCGGTAACGTGCTTGTAAATTATAGCGTATTAACGCCTCATCTCGAGATTTCTTCCCAGTCCAATGATGCATGCACCGTAGAAGTACCTGCGGCAGCCGTTAAAACAAGACTTAACTCATACGGAGTATTCGTTAAACCGTCTCGTTCTAGTTGGAAACTAAACAACGCTTCTTTGAGGATGTCAATAGAAGCAGTACTTTGATTAGTAGAAGAGAAATACCCTTGCGCAAGAATACGACCACCCGTTGTAGCAGTACCTGTTAAGTTATATTCCACACTAGAGCTGGTTCCAGCACTAACCCAAGTGCCGCCAGTAGTTGTAGCAGTAGCAACAACACGCCAAAGATAGTTGGTACTGCTGACACCAAGCACCGAAAGCGCAGTAAGAATTACAAGTGCGTCCAAGTTAGTTGATTTAAGACGCAGTGAGATAATTGGATAGAAAGTACCAGCCGTCGTTAAGTTATATGGTGCAGTAATGGTTGTACCAATAGCTTGCTGCAGGCCACGCAATTCATAGCCACCTTCCGAAAGTACGGTAGAACAGACTTGTTTTAGTGTGCTGCTACTAGCAGTTGTATTGGTATTGGTAATTTCGTAACGAAGCGGAAGTGATGCAGTAGTGATATAGGTTGAAGTAATTAAGTTGGCATGATGGAATGAATGGCAGTGGACAAACTCACCATTGATGATAAAGCCAAGACGAACTGTACCTACTCCCAACCATTCAATATCCATCCAAAAGATTTGAGCTTTGCTTAAATCCAGTGTGTACCCAGATGGACCCGTACCATCCATTGGGTCCACATTCCAATTAGCTTTAGCAACCTTGGTGTCAACAGGAGAACCTGTAACTGAACTGCGCTCAACAAGTGATACGGTAGCACCATCCTGCTCAATGAACATGCCATTATTGACACCGTAGTAGCCAACACGTTGCCGCAGATTTGCTTTAGCTGCGTTCATTACAAACGTGGACATAACCAACAGGGATTTCCCTGGCTGATATGAAAAACATTTTGTTGTTTCTCGTACAACTGAAGAACCAGAAGCTGTGGTTGTATTGAGTGTTACTAGTCCAGCATTAGCATCGAACGTTGTGGTACCACCAGTTCCCGTAGCCGTGGTCCACAGGCCATTATCTTTGTAGCGATGGCTTGAATCAAATAGTGTTAAAGGACTAGCAACACGTAAACGGCCAAATGCATCAGAGCCCGTACCACCAGCTTGAACAGTAACCGTCCCACTAGTTGTCGTTGTTACTTCAATAGGTTGTCCACTAGCAGTAGTGACGACAATTCCAGAACCGTAATCGGCGTAGCCAGAGGTTCCATCGCCGTAATCATTGATATAACGAATAATCACCTTGGCACCAAATATACTTTCTACCAGTTTAAACCAGTTGCGTTTTTATTATTGTTTACACCGTAGAAGATCAACCAACTCTTGAGCTTTGTCATATTCTTTTTTGACCAGCTCGGCATTGTTATGTGCAGCAGTCAAGAAGCATTCGAAAAGTTCAGCCCCAGACAGCTCATTAAAGAACTCAGCAATTGTGTCGGCAAAATACTCAGTTGCTTTCTTTTTGAATTCAGTAGTGTCTAGTTGCATTGAAGCAAGTTCCATCAGGGTATCCCGCCATTCTGGCATGACGCTTGTGACATTGCTTGTATCATGAAGAGACTCACGTGAGTCCTTGGAGACACCTGGAGTATCCATCTCAGCAATCACGCGATTAGATCGATACCATTCTTGCCATTTGTTAATGGCGTCCATAGGCTCATCCACTTGATTGTCCATAATAAAAAAGAACGTACCACTAGTGTGGCACGTTCAATAAGTATAAATTGTTCAACTTGAACTTCAGGCAGTTGCCTCAAGTTTCTTTTGTTTTTCCACCAGTTCTTCGTACTCTTTGACTGCAGCAAGCATCTCAAAGTACCGTTCACGCATCGTGGTACCAGCTTCGGTCATGCAGAAACGTTGCCACAAACCTGTGTAGCAATGGTTGGTTGGTTTGTAGACCTGGTACAGGCGTTCCATAAAGTCAGCCTTCTTTTGTTCTTCAACCACGTCCCAGTTACGCAGTTGCTCTTTCAACCAAGGCGTATCAAATGCGCCAGTAGTATTGAGTTTCTTAAGAAGTTCTTCAGTCATTGGAATCAATTGCGGTAATGGAAGTGAAGACACCTTTGATGGTTGGGCTTGTCTCAAAAAGAAGGTCGTCTAGCTCATCCTGGAGCGCAATGGCCACATCTTGTGGCGTCTTACCTTCAAAGGCATTGTATTCAACCTCAAGGTCAACCGCAAAAGATACGGTCAGCCTTGGAACAACAACAGATTCCATCATTAAAAATTGGGAACCTTTATACCTTAGCAGTTGTTTTACCGTTTAAGGACAAAGGTTTTATTTGTTACAGGTTAGTGAGTAGGACTTATGGCTCTAGCGCAGTAACACGAGCCTTGAGACTTTCGATCTCAGACAGCGCCTCCTGCAACGCAGCCGTCAGCAGCGGCACCAGCTTGGATTGGTCGATGCCTTGGTATTTAGGCTTGCCTTCGTCATCGACGGCATCCTTCTCGCCAGTGACGCACTCAGGAACTACGGCCTTAGCTTCGTGGGCAAGGAAGCCATCAACCGTGGTGTCGGGATCCGCAATGAAGTTGAAGCGATGAACCTCAAGCTGATTGATGCGATCAATTGCGCCGGTCAGAGGAACGACGTTTTCTTTTAGGCGATAATCAGAAGATGTATTGAATGACGTACCTGAGCCCGTGGCTGTTATCGATCCAACAATAAACCCACCATTGTTGTAAAACTGGTAGTGAGTGCGAGAAGTGGCCCCGCCAGAACCCTGGTGCAATGTAGAAACAATAGGACGATCATCCGTTGAGCCAAATATAAAGCAGGCTGTGCTTGCAGAAGCTCCACTGTTCGTGACATGGAACCTCTCGTTAAGAAGCATTGATGTATTATTTATAAGAACTGCGCCATCATTCCTGATCCTCATCCGCTCCGTCGGGCTGCTCGCTCCGTCGGCGGTAGTGGAGAACACTAACCTGCCTGGATAGTCACCCGATCCGGCATTTGCATCGGCACTACATTTAATCTCCGCAAACTCATTGCCCGCGCTATCGGTAAATGAGATGTTGCCAATGTCTTCGTTAGCTGTGATAGATGTGGCAGCTTCACCACGGCCAATGGCAAGTATGGCGTTATTAGCGGTGCTAAACGAGTTGCCACGAACTTGAACTAATGCGTACTGAGCGTTGCCAGCGCTAGCGCTCGAAGACGTGCCAACTAAGAGCCTGCCACTGGCATCAATACGCAAACGTTCGCTGTTAGCTGTATGAATACTAAGTGCGTTTCCTGTTTGCCAGTTAAAACCCACCCCAATATTGCCAACAGCAAGCCCTACGTTTCCTGAAACACCGCTATTTGCTGTATCAAATAAACCGCGATTTAAAACATGAAAAGAAGAGGAGGGACTTGCCGTACCAATACCAACATTGCCACTTGCATCAACAAATAAACGGCCTGTACCACCTGTACTAATAGCTACTTGATCTGCCCCTGGGGAATACAAACCAGTATTTGGGTCTGCAGTAAAGCTAAAAGTTGGTGCAGATGCACTACCTAATGCACCAGTGATTGGTTGAACTAGATTATCAATTAACTGAGCTTTGGTTTGCGACATCTCAAAGAACTATTTCAGTTCTTTTATTTTAATGTCAGTTTCCTAAAAGCCTTTCAAGGGAATGCGCTTGGTTTTGCTGGTAGTAACCAAGACGTTCTTGAATTAGATGGGTGTAATTAATAGCGGCATCAACCATCTCGGTTGCATCCATAGATGCAGCAAGGTTTTTATTTGCCAGCATCCCTGCCGTTAACGCTGTCACTTGCCACTCAAGCTTTGTGCCAATCAATGCGGGAAGAGGTGTCCCTGCCTGAGTGAAACCCGCCAGTAAATCAACCAGCTTACTTTCATCAGACATGGGGCACCTCTTATATTTACTTATTGTATGGCAACTTATTTATCACCACGCGCCAGGTAGTACCAGTAGGCACGAGCTGCATTCTGGTGGAAGCGCTTACCAAGCAAAAGCTTAAGTTTCTTTTGCTCAAGCTCATCGACCTTATCGTTGTGGTAAGGCACTGGCTCGTCACCGTCACAAAGCATGGACATCTCCAATTCATTCATCTGGATCTGGAGATTGAAGTCATCAACACTATGGTTGTGACATGACATGCGGATGTGTGCGTCCTCGAGATCAGTCGGGGGTTCTAGCTTCTGGTAGAAGTTCTCCGAGATGTTCGGATGCCTCCAGATCCACTGACTTGTTTGAGAAGATGCGCTGGGAACGGACCGAGTATTCTTGGACAACTTTGACTCCGTGTGGTAGGTGCTGACCGGCTTGGTAGGCGTTGCGGATGGCATCGAGGTTTGGGAGAACTTCTTGTTTGGTTCGGGGTTCAGTCCTTTCATCAAGGACTTCTCCTGACATTGAACGTACCACGATTCGTTTGGTTGTGGTTGTTTCTTGCTCAATGCAGAATTTGCTGCGTTCTTCAGTGTCCCAAAACTCTGGGTCTGACGTGATCTCAACAGTTAACTCCTTCTTACGTATGAGGGTGAATTGATAATTGCGCCCACTGATCTTGTTGGAATCAGATGGCAGTGCACGCCGTAACCAATTTAGCAAACCCTTGAGGGATCGCAGTTGGGACTCATGATGACGCTTGGCTTGGGTGATGATATCCCCTTCTTTTTTGATGCGTTCAAGAGCATCCTCATGGGCCGCCATAGCGTAATAGATACGGTCGACCTTCTCTGAACGGAGAGAGGCACAGGCCTCCAGCTCAGCTTGCGCCAGTTCCTGGGACTCAGGAGTGAGGAGAGGAAGACTGCGTTCCAAGGCACCATAGTGCTCGTAGAGTTTGAGTATGTTTAGATCCTTGAGTTTAGCTTGAGTGAGTTGAGTCATGGCTCAGATGTTTTGGAGATGGGATTGAAATTTGTTTAGTGCATAGGCCAGCAGCGCTGCGGCCGCTGTCCAAAGAATATCTTTAAGAACAGGAAGAACAAAGGATGCAATGGCTTCGAGCATGAGTTGGTTGTATAGGTCGTGGTCAGTTTTACGTCATGACCAGGACGATTGATTCCCCTAAGTATTAATCGATATAGCAATCAAGTGCGTTGATTAATGCTTGAATGATAAAGGATTTTTGTCCTTCTTCACCAAGGTTTGTCCAGTATTCAAGATCTGGATCGGCATCATCCCAATCAATGCGGATGATGCAACCACCATCCTCCTCATCAATAACTTTTACATGAAGTTTTTCAACCCAAGCAAGAAAGCTCATTTCTTTTTAATTGCAGATTGCAGTTGAGGTAGTGCAATGCCAGGGAACGGTACGTAACCAGCCTCCATCATATTGAAGAACAGATCCCAGGCATGTTCCTGGTTGAATACCTCCCTTGGTTTGTAGGTACGCCAATGGGTCAAGGGAGCCTGAGCACCAGACTTAGTATGTAGCAGTACAAACTTACCAGCACTGGTGTGATCCTGAGGCGGTGCATACCACCACGCCACGCACTTATCCGGTGTACCACTGGGCAGTGCATTACGCACTTCAGTGCGCTTGCACAGAAGCTCACGGTATTTATGGAACCAAGTCAGGTGGATGCACCAGGGTTTGAATCCTTCAACTTCCTGTTGGAATAACGAAACATTAAGAAGCTGACGCTGAAAGGACCCACATGAGCAGTAAGGTTCAGGAGTGCTGGCCTGAATACCTGAGGCGTTTTCCTCCAGCTCAGACTCCAAGTCAATTGGCCGATTCGGGCTCCGAAGCCCATCCGGCGCAACCAAATGTCCCAGATCCGTCTGCTCATTCTGGAGGAGGGCAACGACTTTGGCAGGGTCTGATAGGTGTATAAATTTGTCGGCCCAGTGCTGTTGAAGTTTTGCATTGGATGTCAGGTGTCCAAGTGCATGAGTATAGTTCCAACCTTTGAACATGACATAAGCATTGTTGTGCCAGACACTTGGCCCCCTGTAGTTGGGGCCAAGATAAGCAAAGAAATCTTTAAGGCGATGCGTATACTGCTGGAAGGCAGCCTTGATCAGCTGCCGGTCATAAGCCTGCTCACTACCATCGCGACGCACCACAATACAATGATCACCTCGCAGATAAATACCAGCGATTTCGGTGTCATCAAAACCTTGGTACGCACGCCCGATGTTGGTGCGTGTGTAGATCGCAGCCTGCGCCGCGTTGAGTTCCTGCTGAGTTTGGTTGGACATGAGTTGAGTTTGAGTTGAGTTTGATCAGACGTGCCAGGAGCTGTCGTCTTCCTGGATGGTAGCACGGTCCTTGGCATCCTGGTACGCCGCCCGCGATACACGGTACGTTCCGTAAGCAAGCGCAGCCCATGCCACAGGAGTGCCCACAAGAGCAAGGACACCCGCACCAAGTAGGCCAAAGGAACCTCCAACTTTTAGAACAGCTTTGTGCTCAGGCTTCATGGCGGTAATCCTTAATACAATCCATTGGTTTCAAATCAGCTTAAATGCAACAAGTAGAATGAACTTAAACAATTTAATCTCATGTTGAAATTCGAATCATCTGCAGAGGATTTGTTTTGGCAAGAGAAGATGTTCAGAACAATAAATGAATGTACATCACTTAGTGAGTTAAAAGAAATTGCCGTGCTGTTAACAAAGATTGCAACAACACGGCAGATAGCTATCAAAGGTTTAGTTAATGATGCCCTTGATTTAATGCAGGAGAATTACTCAAGCAAGATCAAGGACACCACTGATTCCATCAGGCAAGACTAATGTCTTCACCAGTGGTTTCATCACGAGCAGGCAGGGCCTTTACCTCTACCGTATCCATGGTACGAGACACAGGAAGAATCTCGACACCATCCTTGATGCCGTAGGCACCACCAAGCTTCTGTGCATCCTGCTTGGCATGGATGTTGATGTAATCATTGAACAACTCTTGGTACTTCCAAGTAGATTCACGATCTTCATCAGGAATCGACAGGCGATTCAATGATTCGACTGCTTCTTCTTGGGTGCTGTAACCAGGAATGTCAAAAGATTCAATTGCACAGATCTCAACGTTGTTGGCTCCGCGCATTTCGTTGGCAAGTACCGGAGTAAATACGGTAGTTGCATAGAACTTTTCATTGAAGCTCAGGGGTACTTCAGCATCCAGTGCCTTGCTCAGGCACTTGGACATTTCCTTTTCATACAGCTTGACTTTTTCGGAAACATCAGTGCCATTCAATCCCTTCAGGGTCAGCACCATCGGGATCTTATGGGCACGTTTGTTGTCCTGGGTCAGGATGTAAACCAGGTACTTGGTGCGTACGCTGTACTTACGCTTGTAGAGATTGCCTTTGCTACCTTCCAGGTCAGCAGCAATCTTGTCAGCTTCCCACAGTTCCTTGACATCAGGGTTGTCAAAGGTACCAATCGTCTGCCTCATCCCCGTGGTTTCCTCAACCATGAGGGGAGAACGAAGAAGGATTTGAATTCGAGGCTCAACAAAATTGAGCCCTTCTTCCACTGAAGTGTTGGGAGCCATACCAAAAGTTTGCTTGTAGTTCCAGATAACTGAACCTTTAGCAAACTGATCTTCAGTGGCACTCCAGCCGCAAGTGTCCAGGTCTGAGTTCCGCACGAACCAACCTCGTGTCTTGGACTTGTTGAGGGGCTGGATAGTGACGAGGTTCTGGTACCCCGAAACAAATTCTTTGGATTGAAAAAGTTTGAAAGAATCGAGTCCACGTGTTGCAAGCGCAGAAGTTTTCTTAGTAGTCATGGAGGCAATCATGGTTTGTTCAGGGTTTGGACGTGGACGTTTTTAACGCCATCCCGAGGCGGTGACCTACACTAGGTCCTTGCAGGCATCCTTGTCATAAAGCGCAGCTGCCTTTGACAAAGCTTCACGTTCATCTAGGGATTCCTGGAGCGCAGCGTAAACACTGTCTTCTTTGTACCCACAGCCCTTCATAAACATGATGAAGTGCTCAAGGATTTCATCAGTAGTAACACCGGCGCTTTGGAATACGACGGTGTACTCTTCTTCCTCAAGGGTAAACTTCATGCGTTGATCTGATTTAGTCATGATAATCAAAAGGGAACTTCTTCAAGGTCAGGTGCGGAGCCGTACTGACCGGGGAGATCAGGCAGCCCACCACCAGAGCTTTGCGTCCAGGGGTCAGAGCCTTCTTCAGCGGTACGGCCACCCCACAGACTAGTGACATTCTCGCTGGAGGCAACGGTTGTCTGCGGTGCAATTGGCTTCACTTCCCCTTGACCCTTAGGTGCCAGGGTCATGGACACCAGCTGGATCTTGGTGTTAGACCGCTTCTCACCCGTGTTGGCATCCTTCCACGCATCAGTGATCAAACGACCCTGGATCGTAAGACCAGTTCCTTTACGTGTGAAGTTAACCAGTAGTTCTGCATTGTTTAACTTATCTTCTGCCGAGTTCATGGCAAAGAAGTTAAACAGATCTGCCTGATTCCTTCCTGTATTAACAGAAAGAGTTTGGTTGCAGATCATCAAACCATCGGCAGTTGTCTTGAAGGCTCGTGCATCTTCTTGATCAATGTCTTTGACGCAGCGACCGCTGAGGATAACTGTGTTGAAGATCGGGAACTGATCGTTAGCCGGAGCAATAATTCCTCCATGTAACGAAAACGTTCTGGACTCAAGTTCGAAACGTAGCTTGGCGCCGTGAATGTAGATCTGTGCACCCTTGGGTACTCGGGAAAAACGCTCGGCATTCTTACCGTACACATTGAGTTCGATTGGCGTTGGAGCTTTCTTGCCTACGGGAGGCAGCATTACCATGCAACGCATGGCTGTAGAACTTGCGCTGATGAATACCTCACGTGGTACTTCAGTGGTCTGAGCGCAAACAGAAACAAAGTTCATGTGTTCGAGAAGTTAGTTGTTAAGGCAGTTTAACGTCATGCCAAGGACGAGTAAACTAATCTACCAACCAATCGTCTGAGTTGTAACCAGCGATTCTATTTTTACCATTAAAATAAATTGTTTTCTTTTTTGGTATCTCATTCCAAGGAATCAACCATTTGCTATTTTCTCTAACAACAAAAAGCAGGTCAAATTTTTCTGTTTCTTTGTATTCTTTTATTACTTTTCCACTGTTTTGATATCTAGTCCTACCCAAACGAACAAGATAATAACTTAATTTTCCAGACCACATTTGATATGCTGTTTTTACTTGTACACTTTGAAATTGATTGTTTTTGTATACAACTAAATCATATAAATTTTGTTGAACAACAGGAACAAATACTTCGTAATCATTTTTAAGAAACCATGTCTGAGCAATTAGCTCGCTTACCGCTCCTGTTCTGTGCTTGTTGTCCATACCACTCAGTGTGTCATTGCCCAGGTGCAGCCCACCTTAGCATCACCTTCTATAGGACAGCGGAATCCAAAGAATTGTTGCGCTTGCGGGAACGCAGCCAATGCTTGCTCTTTGATCAGCTCAGTGTGCTGTGGAGCACATGCCACTTGAATCTCATCGTGAACAAACAGGAGTTGCTCCCAATCCTTGCCGTGAACCAAGCCAAGGTTCTGTTCAATGTTGTTGTGCGTGGTGACAACAACTTGCTTCATGATTGCTGCACCACTTGCTTGCAACAAAACATTCAATCCTTTAAAAGCGGAACGACAATGTAACGTCCGACGATCAAGGCCGATAAGATAACCGCGTAAGCCAATGGTTTCATCAATAAGTTGTTTGAGTTTCCGGAGTGCAGGCACCCCATCCATGAATGAGTTAATTGCAGTAGCTCCTAGTTTTCTAAGAACTACTTCATCTTTTTCATTCGGATCAATAATTGTACCAGCCTTAAGTGCACCAGCACCATACAAAACCCCATACAGCAAACGCTTGGCAATGTCTCTGGTTTCAACACCAAACATCTTTTGGTTGTACACGTGAATGTCAACCTCAGGGTTTGTAACCATTGCTGAGTATTCACCATCATCCCAGATGGCTAGATACCCAGCAAGACACCTAAGCTCCAAAGCTTTAGCATCGATCCCAATAAGATCCCAACCATCAGGAGCATGGAACAACGAACGACATTCATGACCGTAAGGTGAATAACCTGCTGGCACTTGGGCCATATTGGGATTACGATGACTCGCTCGGCCCGTAATACATCCATTGGTAATGAGATCACCGTGCATACGGCCATCATCATTATTAACAAGCTTTAACCAAGCATTGTTACCATCAGCAATTTGACCAAGACGTTTCTTGACTAACATATATTCAGCTAGTGGTTTTGCTTCTGGGTACGGCAAAGCATCAAGTACATCATCATTAAGAATTGGATTACCTTTTTCAGTGGTGGCTTCGGGCTGCCATCCATATTTTTTTGTGAGGCGTTGTACAATCTGATCGCGAGACCCAGGATTAAACTCCTGATACGTAACTTTAGTGAACGGTTGTCCTTTGACATAACCACGTTTCGAGTTGTTTACCTTTGGAACAAAGATTGATTCAATCTTGGTAGGTGGAAAGATCTCCTTTAGGTGTGCCTCAAGCTCTGCTTCTTTTGCTCTGAGACTATCCACCAAATCAAGACATGCATCCACATCAAAAGGAATGCCTGCTCTAATTTGTTTTTCAATTGCCAGGGCAAGATCATGCTCAAGCTTGAGCGCAGGCTGCGGGTAGTTTTCTTTTGTGATGTGCTGCCAAAGCTTCTTAGTAACAGCAACGTCCTGCTGACAGTATGCCAACATTTCTTCACTGTATTCACTGAAGTCTTTGAAGTTGATCTTGTGATCGGCCAACCTCCATCCCCATGCCTTGAGGGATGCAGACCCCTTGAGTCCCTTCGGAACCTGCGTATATTGTTCATCGTCAAGGGTGTAGAGGATTTCCTTGGGCCAGATGAGCCTGGTGCAGATGAGTGTGTCAATGATTCTTCCGTTGAGTTGTACAGATGGATACAGTTTGTTTAGGACTGGAATGTCATAAAACAAAATGTTGTGGCCAATCAAAACATCAGCGGTTGCCAGATGAGCAAGAGCATCAGCAATGCGATCAGGCCCATAACTAAAAGTTTGTTGGAGTCCAATGTCATGAATGACAATGCAATGGATTACCGTCACATTATCGTAGAGACCATTGGACTCCAAATCGATTATTAGCCAATGTTCATCTTTGGAACCTGGCAACATCTTGAATTGAGAGTTCTTCACCGTTGATGCTGTCGTCATTCTCTTTGATCCAGCTCAAGATTTTCTGTGCACCCGAGCGGTACGGATGACTGAAGACCTTGGATAATGCAGAGTCTGAGTCTAGCGGAATCAGTTCAAATTTATTAGAAGAACTGGAGGCAGTGACGCCGTAAGGTTCATTCCACCTCCAGCAAGCAAGCATGTAAGACATCTGTCAATCAAGAAGACTGACAGATGTTACCTCATCTATTTAGCAACGCAAGGTTCTACAGATTCTTTTTGGAATGTTTTACCATACCCGACAAAGCCCCCAGTCTTCTTGCGTTGTGTAACAGCTTGCATTGCTTCAGATCCAGCACGCTGGCTCCCATGTACCAGTAGTGCAAACGGTTTGTCACCTAAGCAGTGGCTGTCGTCATGATCCACAGCAAGTCCGCGTGCAGCCGCTTCCTCTTCTGTGTACACAACGTATGCCACCCGCTGGAACACATCCGGATACTTGGGAATCAAGTAATCGAGTGTCCCACCGCAAGATGCGGTGAGATAAAAGTTGGACGGGATCTGATCACGCAAGTTGTACCACATACCAAGGGACTTGGTGTATGCATAGAACTTTTGCTTGGGCCGCTGGGCAGCAACCATCAGCCAAGCCCGCATGTAATTCTCAGTCCAGAAGTCACCCGACTCATGGACCCGCACCAGTTCCTTTGGTGCTTGCATACTGAGTGACAAGTCGATCAGGTCACGCAGCAACACAGCCTGGTTCCCATTGCGATGCATAGTCTCGCGGATAAGATCCCAGTTGTGCCAGCGTGCCGCACGAACGGTAGGCCGTACCTCTGCCATGGCAGCAAAGCAACGGAACTCATCTGCTTCTGTGCCCGTGTACTGGGGCAGATCAGTAATGAGTCCGGTGACCCGGTCAGCAAATGTCTTGCACACACCAGCGTGTGGGCATGAGTGACCAGCAGGCAGCGAGAAGATCAGACGGTTCTTGAGCTTGCCGTTGCCGTTGGAAAATTTGAGGAGTTGCATTGGTGTTGAATGTGATTGATTAGTAAAACTAATGTAACCAGTGGATAAGTTTAAGGTCATTCCAGGACCATTGAATCTTACCAGATCCCCTGCGGTGCAAGGGTTTTGGTGCTACGATTCGTTCGTAGTTTTTTCGGAGTCACTAGGCATTCCGTCGCCGGTGGACGGCGGGTAGGTCAGTACGCGAGAGTACTCACCATCCACCACCTCACTCATCAAATCATCTGGAACAAACTCCAAGGCGTTGCGGATGTACAGCATTGCATGTACGTACTCCCGTGTATCTAAACCGCCAAGAGCAAGTGCTTCCCATGATTCAATAGCTATTTGCTTAACGGAGTAATCCATATTCAAATAGGTTGGTACGGTGGCATTAAGTTACCATCCGCATCAATGATCCCGGCATCCATAAGGAACTGCCTAGCTTTCCCTGGTTCTTTGTAGTCTTCAATTAGTTTTTCAATCTGCTGAGAACACAGCCTCTCTTTTGGGTCAGTCATCTTCCAATGGATCGCAATGGTCAAAGTAAAATCCTTGAAGCCGCTGCACAATATCATGTGCAGCAATTAACTGCTGAAAGAATTCATCGCTCACTGCGTAACTTGTACTCCTGTGTTTGCATTCGTAGCATTCATGACGTTTACGTTTAGCACGTTTGTTATACGTCTGCTCTTGCATAACAAGACGCATGATACCGTGGCATTTGGGGCAACGTTGTTCTCCTGGGTTCATTGTTGTTTAATTGCGTTGGATTCTTCTGATAGTTCATTGATTAAAGCATAGTCACCAATGATTGCAAGCGCTGCCTTGTTATAGGCACGTGCTGCATCTAGTTCATCTTCATAGTTGCCAAGGTAATAACGCTTACCTTTGAAAGTCAACACGGCACGATACATACCTTTGTTGCCTTTACTTACGCCACGGTATTTGCTAAATGCATTGACTGGCCGTGGCCTTGATGCCTGGGACAGATAGAAGTCTTTATCAGACATCTTCCTGGTGAGGTAACTGACTTTAGCCATGGGTGTTTTTTAGCTCAGCGGCTGGATGTTTTCTAGTTCAGCGGCGATAACGAGAAACCACTGAGGCCCTTCACCGTTTCCTTCTTCGGAGTAGATCTCAACAGCAGCGCGAAGAGCGGCGGCAACAACCTTTGAAACATCGTTGAGACAGTCATCTGGACCAGGACAGCTAAACGCATCGGCAGCGTCCAGCACCACCTGCGCGGCGGGGGAGAGGTCAGCCATCACTCAGCCTCCTGCTGTGGCACCGGCAGCGCCCAGTGGTGGAAGTTGTTCGGGAATTGAAACTGACTCAAGGATTTCTTTGTTTAGATCAAGAGCAGACCAGATAACATGCATCCTGGCGTCAATTGCGCTGTCATATGTACTAACAATGACAGACATTCTGTAACGCGGTGTGTTCTTTCTGATAGACCTAAGAATTAAGTCAGTCTGTTCCGGCACCGGCTCGATGGCGGGGCGGCCCCAGCGGGTAAGGACAGCGCGGGCAAAGCGGCGGCACTCTTGGAAGTCAGCCTCAGGGCCTTCCTGATCCCACAGGTCGTGCAGCTCTTCATCCGTCGGCCCCTGCGGCTCGGGCTGGGCCAGGGCGGCGCGGGCACGAGCAAGTACTCGCTCAAATAAAGCGTAATCCGGACCGCCATCGGAGTACATCTCTGCAATCTCCAGCAGCTCAGCGCACAGCGCTCGCCAGTCGGTGGGGGTGGGGTCAGTCATCGAGGGCCTCTAGGGCGCGGCGGATGGTGTCAGTGATCTCAGGGATGTAGTGGCCATCGCGCTCAATCGTCCCCAGCATCTGCATCGCAATACTGTTCAAGCTCGGCGACTTGGGGCGGCGGGCGAGGCGAAGCGAATTACCGCACTCTGCGTAATCTTCCACCCACTCGCAGCAAGCCTCCAGCTCCTGGTCGCTACCCCACTGGGCAGCGCGTGTGGCAATATGAAATTCATAAAGCCAGTCGCGTTCGTCGTAGCATTTTTCCGAGGCCCACTGCTCCATAAGTTCGCGAGGTGGGGTGATGGGATGATTAGTCATTGTCATTCTCCAAGTAATGCACAGGTTTGATCCATGAGTTGAGGGAATACTTCAACAGGACAGATGCGACATTGCGCATGTTCCGTTGGTGTCTTGAGGTGATCCCATTGAACACGCAACATCTTCATGGTGCGCTTACTCTTCAATTGCTTGGTGACCACTTCAATTACAGTGCCGTACCGCTGGTTGCGGTACTGAGCAATACGATCCTTAACCTCTTGCCTGATTGCAATCAAGCCATGAGTCTTGGGTCGTTCGGCAACACGGTCGCCAACTTGATAGATGAATTGAGCTTTGGTTGTCATCAGATGTGAGTCCAGACTTTGCGGTTGACAATACGTGAAACATGCCCACGGTTGATGCCGTAGATAACAGAGATTGCAAAATTAGTTTTGCCCTCTCGTTTCAACTTGCGAATGTCCAAGATGTTCTGCTCAGTCAACACAGAGAATCCATTGTTGGATCCTTGTGTATCCGCAAGCTTACCACCCTTCTTGGGACCACGGCGGTAATGTTCATAACGCTCAATAGTACGAAACTTAAAGCCGCAGTCGAGACAGCGGCAGTAGCGTTTACTAAATGTTTCGCTGTGGTCAGTGCAGGTAACACGTGTGTTCTTGCTGTCACATGATTGACATCTCATTGTGTATCAATAGAGCAAGGTGCATTGTCTTGTGGTTCAGCAACCTTATCCAATTGCAATGCATCAAGAATATACAGAGTGTTTTCATCACCTAGTATCTTGAATGCATCAATAATTAAATCACGGTTGCGTTCAGTTGGGTTGTAGTAGTCCAATAGGATTTCTTCTGCTCGATCAAAGTTGTCATAGTCACCAGTAAGTTGTTCAACCACTGCACCAGGCATGGCATCAACTAGGTTTGCTACCAGTGAGTCACGCACTGCAGCCCATGTCCAACTTGGAACACGGGAGACTACTTCATCAACGAGATCAAGATTAATGAGATTAGGTTGGTTCATAGAGAAAGACCCCGACTTGCGCCGGGGTCCGAACATTCCGCATGAATACTAGACGGGTTCAGCGCTGGTGTCTAGTGCATCACCCATCACACCAGAGGATCTTAACTTTTCCAACATGTCGCACATGATGGTGGCATGAGCATGGGTCTGATCCATGAAGTGCTTGGCACGTTCTGCGCTGATGGTGTGGACATTGCCATTGGGCTCCACGTATTTCCAGCTCCCATCAGGCTGAGGATCCCCCTGGAGAGCCAGCCGCTCTGAGTTGTGTACGTAGCGAAGCTCTAGGTTATGGAAGTCTTGCAGGCCATCCTGAGCGGTCCAGGTGGCGCCAATGTTGTAGCGCTTGTCATGATCTGAGTACGCATGGAACTCAGGGACGATGTGCTTGAAGCAGGCAAAGATGTTCATTGTGTTTGAGTTGAATGAAAGGTTGGTACCCGAGGTGAGATTCGAACTCACGCTGTAGCGATTTTAAGTCGCTTGCCTACTACCGCTGGGCTACTCGGGCTCACTTGGACTTACACTCACATCAATTGATGTGTGCTGCCAAGTGTGATCATGTGGCAATGGCTCAGTGCCATAGCTCCATGTGTCGTAGTCATCCTCATTGCGAGGATCCTGCTCATCAATCAATACATAATCAGGTGTGCCATGAGTATGTATGTATTCACCAATGTTGGCGAGTGCTTGTGCTAGGAGTTGGTCGTCGGTGTACTCAGTCATAGATGAATGCCAGCCCTAGTATCGAGGCTACGACTGGCAAGCCTGTGCGCGCTAGACAGACTCTAGCGCATCTGCTTGAAGTTTCAACGCTTTGCCAAAGGCTTCTGTGTAGGAATCCTTCTGCTCTTGCGTCAACCGCTGGTTGGATGTACCAACGATCTGGCTAACGCTCATCATGCCCATCTCAACTTTGAGTTGGACAGTGAACTGAGGTTTGCCGTCAACCATACAGAGCACAATGAAATGTTTCTTCTTGCGTACACCAGTGGCATACTCACTGGCATTGCCGACGCAATTACGTACGGCCTGGCCCCATGCTGACAATTGATGTGTGTCATGAGGCTGGAAGAATGACCAGCGTTCATCACCCACTTCAACCTTGACAGGTGAGGGGAATAGATCCTGGGGCAGGCTAGCGTTTGGATGCTTGATCTTCCATGCTTCTGCTTGCACATGATCATGGAACTCAGTCAGGCGCCAACGCCTTGGCGGATCAATGGTCATGTCATTGTTGAGCACATCATCAAGCATTGATAGTGAGTCATTCCATTCAGTTAAATAGAATGTAAGCTTGCCTATCTCAGTGCTTGTGTAGTAAGACAAGCTACTGGATTTATCATTGATCTGATCTTCGTAGTTTTTCTTGAGGATATGAAAGAAGGAAGCTGGTTGCATATGTGTGCACAACCAAGTCTTTGCCTTTTCACCTACGTAACGATCAAGTCGTGTGCCAATTAGATATTCAATATGGTTCTGATAGAAATCAACAGGGCAGTCCGGCCAAATATTATTAACGTAATCAATAGCCTGCACTAGTTTTTCAATACGATTCCAAGGTTGAGTTATCTTGCAGAATAGATTGTTCTCAGGGTTATTAAACATTGCAATGGCTTCATCGCATTGCGATTGAATCCACTTGCGGAAGAATGGTGTACCAACTATATGCAGTACGCGATGAGCAATGCAATATACTTGGCTGTGATAATCATTATTATCCTTCTTGTATGTATCAGCTATTCCGTAAAACAAATCTGCAGATGGAATTGCATCACGCATAGCTTGCTCTGGATCTGCAAAAGTATTCCAATACTTACTGCAACGTTTTAATCCAAGAATTGTAGCCCAATTATTGGTGACAATACGATCAAAGAATTTACGTGAGTCATCCCACTTGGGAATGGTTTGGCTAAGTGCAGATTCAAATGCGGATATAGCTGTCCTGATATTACCGCCTTTGCCGTATGATACGTAGCAAGGGCACCACCAATGAGTTGTATTGCCGTTGGCAATATCTTCCTTGGTTAAGTTCTGGCGTACAACACAGAACTCACTGCGTCCGTACTTAACATATTCAACTGGAGTTGTACTATTGTTTTGAAGCAACGAACTTGGAATAGATTTGCGTACTGAATCAAGATTCTTGTATGCATATGCATAGCCATATACATAATCATTCTCTTGTCCTTTGGGTGGTAGCCATGCTGCATACCACACCTTCTCATAGTGATAGATGATGGCATAGGTAATAGTGCGTGCTCTTGGTGTAGCAATATCTGTTACCTTGGTAAACTGAGTATGGCGATGTGCTACACCCCTGGCATTGAGATCTGTTATTACTTGCTCAAGCTTTGTAGGTGTAACAACATCAGCAGGTATCAGATCAAAGACTGCACCAAGTGGAAACTTAGCTTTAGCTTTGGTTGATATAGGATTCTGCTCACGTTGAAGCTGCTTGAGCTTGGGATCGTAAGCCAGGAGTTCTGTTTGAAGGTTCGAGGGTAATTGAAACTGCATGATAAGTTCGGAGTAGGTTCGGAGTGAGTGGACAGTTTAGCGTCATGTCCAGGACGTGTGATGTCAGTCGTTATCTACTGGGAGTAATTCCCAGTCAGGGTTGAGCAAAGCAAGATAATCGCAGAAGCCATCTTCGTCAAGAGGGATTTGTTCTCCCTCATCCAGTTCGAAGCTTGTTCTGCATAGTGCAGGAGCGTACTCATCAGGGTCGAGGTAAGTCGACTTGCGAATGAGACGCATTTCGTCAACCACTGCTGTAACTGTGACATCGTTGCCGTCAATGAATGTGTCTTCGATTGCTAGGACTTGCATGGGTTACACCTGTGTGAGTTGTTTGGCTTGGGCAAACTGACCTTGAGGTCCATACTTCTGGACAAGATCAGGGAATGCATCAAGCAAACGCTGCCGATTCTTTGGATCAGCAAAGCGTAGTGCTTGTGCTATTGAGGATACGAATGAGCCGCCATAGCTGTCCATGCGGGCAATCATGGCGTGGAGTTCGGTCGAGTTCATGAGATGAGGTTGAGTTGGACTGGATGAGTTTAAGGACATCCCAGGTCCTTGGATCAGAGCAAACGTATGTTTCGTTTGCTCAAGCCTGTGCCAGGCAATGAAATAGATCCACGTACACCAGATTCTCTAGCGTTAAGTGTAATCTGGAACGGACCAAGTTGAATTGATTTGGTGAATGATTTAATACCATGCTCGGTTATGTTAAACCCAGCGATGGTCTTATCAAAGTTGATGGGTGATTTGTCAGTCATTCAGGTAACGCCTCGAGTGCGCGGCGGATGAGATTAACTTGATCTGTGTCAAACACAATAAGTTCTTTAGCATCTTCAGGTTCTTCTTCAAGTACTGCTAACGCCTGTTCCTTCAGGCTAAGAGGCCTGGGACGACGGTCAGTACGAAGATTTAAAAGACATGCGCCAGATGCCGAAAGCCATTGGTGTGCTACAAGCCACTCACAACAGGCTTCTAGCTCCGTGTCGGCACCCCATTGTGCTGCGCTGTCAATGAGATAGTCGTACACACTGGTACTTGGCGCCTCATCAAGCCACTTGTTGCGTAGATCTTGTGGCGGAATAATGGGATGTTGTTGGTTAGTCATCGTAAGAATCTGCGTGATGGAGTACAAACTTCAAGTCAAAATACTCAGAGGTAAGTTCGTCCTTGGGATGGTAAGTGGCTACAAAACCACCACTGCTAACTTGTGTTTCATTAAAGGATTCACGTAACAAAGTACGTGCCATTGCTTTGAGTTTGGTTAGTGTTGGTATTGCATATCCATTACCTGCTGTGGTTGCCCATTGCCAGTCAAGTGCTGTCATAGCAATGTGCACTCGTTCAAAGTTGAATTTGTCAATGATCTCATCGATCATTGCTTTGTGTTTATCCATAAATCAAATAGTTAAGTAACAAGGAAAAGCAAACAAGAATTCCAAATAGAATCAAGAATTCAATGGTTGTCATTTCAAATTGTCAGGTAGTAATGCTTGGGTATCTTCATCATCCATATTTGTCATGATGAATTTCTCTCCATTGGGGGCAATGAAGCCCCCAATGAAACCAACCCCATGTTTATCAGCTGATTCTTTCATCTTGGCTACAAGCTGCATAGCTTGTAGACGCTGAAGATCAATTGAGTCTGGGATGCGAATGCTGTCGGACATGGTGTGGTGTCAAGTGAGATCTGAGTGTGGTCACGGCAAGTCTACCAGGTGGCAGCAAGCCATGACCAGTGGTCTTAATGATTCCTTAATGTTGCGGTAGGGCTGTTAGCTATGCAGTTCCTGGTGCTGACGCCATGCTGCAGTGTGCATTTCATCAGCAGTCAGGGGCGGTTCACCATCACAGCTAAGGTCTGCATCTGATGGTTCCCATTCCAGTTCATTCTCAAGTATGGGAATGATCTCGTTATCCAGTAGAGCAAGCATGGATGGAGTCAGGTGTTGATCTATTTCATGCCTCTTGCTCTCACGTTGAGACATTGCTTGTAGTTCTTCAAGAATATCTGTGAGTTTGTGGTACTCATTAAGTTTGGGTTGACGGTAGGTAGGTGTCATGTCTTGGGTTGGTAAGTGAATGAATGGTGTGTAGTACAGAGGTATTCCCTAATAGATTAAGGGTGCACCTCTGGTACTTCTTGCAGGGGTGCAGGGGGTAGGCCAGTAGTTATCTGGCAATACCCTTGATGAGTTTAAAAACAGTTGTGAGGCGTACCTAGTTCTTTGATCAATCGCTCAAAGGAACAATTGACTTTCGTGCCGTTAACAATTGCATAGATGTTATCGCTGCCATAAGTTGTACGCAGTTCAGTTATCTTATCTTCTGGTATAGCTAGAAGATAAGGTCTGCCATCTGAAGTAACTTCAGTGGTTTTGAAAACAAAAATTCTTTGTGGCATTGTGTTAATCGCTTTGAGTTTAGATAGGTAGGCCAGTAGTTATCTGGCAATACCCTGGTACTTACTGTTCGCTATTCGCGAATAGCGCATGTCAGCATAACGCTAGTGTTATGTGATGTAGGTTAGATCAAGCCGAGAATCCTAAGCCAGCTGTCGGAATGATCGGGTTCGACTTCGTCTCCACAGGGAGTGAGGCAGCAGCTGTCGAATGTGTACTCCTCGATCTCTTCGTTGGTTGGGACGTCGTACCATCCTTCGAGATCTTCTTTGTCCTGGGCTGAGTAGTTGCCACCGGTTGGGATCCAGTAGCAACGGAGGGTTCCACGCTTGTTTCGGTAGACGTTACCAGTGCAGGCGATGGCGCCTTTGGGTGCGTCTTGGAAGTCTGCGTAGGCTTGGTACTGTTCTGAAGCTTCGTCTGGACCACAGGGTTCGTAGCCGAAAGCGTCTGCGATGAGCAGTTGTTCAGGTTGAAGAGACATGAGATGAGATCTCCTATGAGTGTGATTGAGATTGAGATGAGTGTGATGAAGAGAATGATTGGGTCTTCATCCCACACTTCAGTGCGTTGAATTGATTTGGCCATGGTTAGTCACCTTGGTAAGTAAGTGGATGTTCAACTAGAATCCATTCTTCTTGATTGGATTCAAACATGGCTTGCTCCTGCTCGTAGGCAATGTCTGCCATAGCATCAAGCAAGTCAGCGTTGTAGTTCTGATCAAGTTCAATCATGGTCTGAGTTGAGATGGAACGGTGAGCAGTTTAACGTCTTACTCAGGACGTGAGTAGGATCACCCCATTGTGGGGTGATTGATAATACTTATGTACTACCTCATGAGTCTGTTAGCAAAGCGTGGGATAAATACATCATCTTTGCAGGGTTCCTTATAGGTCCTGTAGCTGACGATTGCATAGATGGCCTCTGGTGTCATGTCGTAAGCCCTGGCAATAAACCCAATGGGTTCCTTGTACTTGGCACGGTTACGAATGTCATTTACCTGGGCATCACTTAGGAAGCCACGGTAACGGCCACGTTTGATTGGGTCTTCCTTGACGGGAGGACGTTGCCTTACCCGTCGGAGTACCTGTGTCATAGATACTGGGCTGCAGTTGACAATGCTAGCGATCAAGTCGTAGCGATATCCTTTGCAACGCAGTGCCCAGATCTGGTCTTCTTTAAGGACAGAGATGCGTGATTTCATTGGAGTGTTGGGGTGAGTTCAGTTACTTGGAATCCTAATAACCGTTGTTTATCAAGAAAACAACTAAGGCCTTACCTCCTTAACAGCCTTTATCTGTGGTGCTGGCTGTTGTAGAGGGGGCCGGGGGGTTGTGTTAAAGATGTTGTTGCTAGACCCATGGGGAATACCAATAGTTACATCTGTCCCATCCTTGCGGATGGAGATAATAACCTTGCCATCCCTGGTAATCACTGAGACGTGATCAGGGTTAGCAACATCAAATTGATTGAGGAGTTCCATGGAGTTGGGTTGGTGCTGAGTTAGGTTACATGCTGGTTGCTAGCTATGCAACAACGCATGTAGTGTGATGCGAGGGTGGTACGCTACCTGTGGTGTGACTACAGGTAGAGGTACGCTCCAGCCCAGTCTGCTTTTTCTAGGCACCTAGCAAATGATCCGTCATCTAGTAGCTGGTACCTGGCATGTTTCGCTGGTGCTTTCCATGAGGCAGGCTTGTATACAGTCCCTGTTTGCCTTGCGACAAATGCATGGACTGACCTGCCTTCACGTTCACAGCCAGGGTTGCAGACGTGGATGATCTTGTAGTACTTAACGCCTCGCACAATTTCATATGTGCAGACACGTTGGTACTGTTTGTAAAAGTGATCTTGTAGTGCATCACAGAGTTCCTGGATGCGATCTTCGATAAGTTTGATGTTAGCGCTGAGTGTTGTCATGGTGTTGAGTAGGAGTTGGGTTTGTGATATCCATGCCGATCACTGCACCTGCAGTGAGTGCGGCAATGGTTAGTGTCAGGGCTACCACGCAGATCTTACTAAGGCGTGTCTCATGAGACGCATAGTAAGAATCAAGGTGGATAAATCGCCCTGGTTCCAAACGAACTGTGTGTTTCATGTGGTGTTGAGCTACAAGTTTGATGCAGGATATTGAGTCCTGCAGTAAAGGGCCGAAGCCCCTTAGTGCAAGAGTCAGAGTGTGCGCTTATCTAAGCAATAGTATGCATCGCCTAGAAAGCTACGCATGTATATGAGTTGATGCCCTGGCTTTGCTGGGCATGTCTTGACGTAGTGCTTGTTGAGTAGTTGCTGTGCTCCAGCAGATAGCAGCATGCCTGCTCCTGCGCCCATAACGAGGGCAAGCACAGCGTTTGTGAAGTAGTTGTTGTTCATGTCAGTAAGGTTGAACGATGCTTTGGTAGTAATCAGACATTGCAGCTAGTAGTTCCTTGGTGCCACAAGGCATTCCTCCCATGAATGTCTGAGATTCACGCTCGATCCAATCAGGATCTCCCTTGTAGTCATCTACTTGCACCTGGTAGTGAAGCATGGTTGATTCCCCACCATGCCAAGTGATGCGTTCGGTGGCACCTTCGTGTGGATAGTAGCAGAGCATTGAGTTGAGCTCGGTAGGTTTGATGACAGGATGTTGAGTCCTGCAGAAAAGGCCCATAGGCCCTTAGTGCAGGAGTCAGGCTTCAGTCTTAGGTGTGATAACGAATGCCATGTCGTTCGGCATCATAAGTGCCGCAGCCCGAGTTCTATACTCGTTCAGCTTTTCGCCAATATCTTCCTTGTTGGGAACCTTGGCTTGCTCAATAAAAGATGCTGTGCTCAATAGAGACTGAGCAGTGCTCAATAGGAACTGAGCAGTGTTCTTACGTAGGTTGAGTGCAGTCATGTTGAGTTGAGTTATAGCCACCTTCAGTGGATGGCAATACTGAGTAGGGGATTCGATCCCCTGGCATCACACCTGGTACTCAGTTGGTTGAATAATTGTTAGCCGCACACCAATCCATGTGGATGTCGTGTGCTTGCTTGGGCCAGTCGTGATTAGCACATTGCTGTGCAGTTGCTTGATCTAGTTGGTGCATCATTACTTGCGTGCCGATGCCGATGATGATTGCTGCAACACAGACGGATGTGGCCCAGTTCTTGAATGAGGTCATGTTGTTGAGTTAGTAAAGAGTCAATGCTACGTTTAACGTCCAGCTTGACGTTTTAATCCCGACCTTTCACGTCGGGATATGCACATAATATCCGGTGGACATTAGCCAACTGTTCTATATGAACACAGGTGTGCTAAGATGCCGGCGCCCCATATGCGCGATGAAATAGTACGGAATTGTGTTGATTTACACACATTGAGGGCTATATAAACCCCTGGTTGCCCAGGGGAAGATGTAACCGTCAACCAATGCAGGTTGCTTGTACAACGAAGCTATAATCTTCAGGCTTTCGTGTAATCATTACTCGCCACTGTCGTGGCTCGATATACTCACACGCGACGCCATACTCACTCTGGATCATCTCTAGCTCTTGGCAATACAAGGTCTGGAGTAATTGATCCATTAGTTGCTTCGGTGTAATTCCACTCGCGCGGAATAAACCTGCTCTTAGCTTGACTCGCTTACCTTCAAATAGCGCAAATGCTGCTTGCTCGATGCGATAATCAAGCTCTTGCTCGCTGATTGTTGCAATAACACTAGCCATTGAATTGAATGCGGTGGTATCCTGCGTGGTACGGATGCGCAGCCCCCGATATACTTATCTACCTACCCGCCATTCTTTTTTTTCTTCCCACATTTCACTTAGGTTGGGTGTTGTGAGAAGCGTCAGGAAATTTTGTTTCCTATTTTGACCTATATAGGGGCCTTACTTTGAAGTAAACTTTGATTTGTGTACGTAAAATACCCGTCTACCCCAAATTTTTACACAAAAAAGCCGGGGTGTTTAGCCCCGGTGATTTCAAAGTTTTAAAAAATTTCTAATTCCCTTTTTGCCGCTTATATGCCAGCGTTGCGTTCATCGCTTTTGTGAAGGCTTTCTCGTCGGGAAGCTCATATGCAAGCTCTTTTTTGGCTTCGGTTACAAAATCACGTACCTCGAAAGAGTCGCGGCCTTCACGTGCAAGTGACAAGGCCTTATCTTTGATGGCTTCGAGACCTTCAACTCGTTTTTGCCGTTTACCAGCGTCCATCCCTGGTGCGAATTAAAGTTATTCTTTAAATATAGCGTCACTACGTCCGAGATTTGTAAACAATAGAATGACAAAAGATAAAAGACACAAGTAATAACAGCTCATGGCACTTTCCCCAGCTGATTTTTACGCATACAGCCGTGCCACTGGAGCCCCAGTCCCAGAAGATCCCAGGGAACGGGCCGAAATGGCCCCTGAAGTACTTGAATTCCGCCGTAATCAGCTCAAAGCTCCCCAACAGGAGCAAGAAGGTGGGTTTAACCTCACCAATTTGCTAGGTATTGGTGCCGCCGCAGCCGGTCTCGCCGGTGGTGCGTACGGACTTACCCGTGCTTTACGGAAAGCGCCCGCAAAAACAGCTGTAGCCCCCTCACCTAAAGAATATGGAGGCCCTGCGCAGCGTTTGGTGCGTGATTTAGGGCGTTCCGAAGATGTGCCTGCACCCTCCAAGCCGCCTGCACCTCAAACACCAACGCAAGCACCTGCTGCCCCCCAGTTCACGCCCCGTTCCTTCCTGGAAAGCAAAGGTGCTGTATTACCAGCCGAAGACTTAACTTCTGTGCAAGTTGAGCAGCGCCCTTCGGTTGTTAAGCAGCAGGTTGAAGCAACAGACCCAGGCCTGGATCAAGTTGTTAATAGAGGCGTTGTTATTCCAGAGCAACGTGACGTTAACGCTAATGACTTTGCTAGTTTTAGTCGCGATGCAGATCGCGTTGAAAGAATCGATGCTGTTGTCAAACAGGTTAAAAACTTTCCTCAAGAAACAACACGTGCAGCAGTCACGGGTAACGTATGGGAACTGGAAGAACAGCTTGAGGAGATGGGCCGTCAAGCCCAGCAGTACTACGGTGCTCGTTATGAAAGAGGCGGACGTAGTGTTTCAGACTTAACCGGTGAGCTGGAACTGTCCCCACAACAAGCCCGTGCAATGCGTGGCGCCAAAATTGGCACTGTTTCAACTAAAGCAGGTTTAAGTGCAGGCCGTGCTTTAGATCTGAGCACGGTCTCTGATTCTGCTACGCCTCGTGGTCGTTTTACTCCTCAAGAAGTTCTTGAGCGTACGATGGCAGCTGCATCTTATCCACGGGAGATCCGTGATCAGATCTTGAATCCTGCTGTACCCCGCGAGCAGATTCGTGAGTTTCTTGGGACTACACCTAAGATTCGTGGCGGCGCTGTCAGCAGTAACCCGACGATGGAGATTGCCGGTGGCGCACGCGCTTCTATGACGGAAGCCCCCATGGAAGAACTACAAACCGCTGGTGTTGGTGGAAGAGGGCTGACTTATGCAGAAACGGCTGATCTCAAACAACTAGGTCAAAAAGAAAAACTTGAACAAGCTGGTTTTACTTATGACCCCAACACAGGTAATTACTATCAAGAAATCGACGATTACGATATCGACCCAACCGAGGTAATGACTGCCAATCGCGAGATGGGCACTGATTATGGCGATACAGAAGGCGTTGGGAATCTATTGATTGAAACTGAATCCTTCCGTGAACGCACCAATAAAGGAACAACGCAGATTCCAGGTGTAATCCAACAAGCAACGGGGGCTGCCCCTGGATCCGAGCGTCAGTTACGTTCGGCTGACGTTGTGTTACCCCTGCGCCGCACTGCAGAAGGCATTCAGACCACAGGCCTCAACGTTGCTTCTCCAGACCCCACCAAATCTTTTGGCCAACTTTTACGCATGCAAGATGTTGGCTACAAAGGTGGAATGGGGATCGAAACGGCTGATATTAATGTCGGCACTAATAAATTGATTGGTGGTTTTGAAACTGCCGTAGATGTTGTACCTGACAAAATTACAACTCAACCCGTTGCCAATTGGTCGCCATCCGTGATATATGGTGAGACCATCCGTGGAACTAACATCCGTCGTCCTTATAAACCAACGACAGCACGCATTATCACCGGAGAGGCGCCATTAATCGGCATCAGGCGTACCCCCCTGGCACAAAATGATCAACAAGTTGGTTGGACTACACTCAAAAGTTCACAACCAGAGCCTGTATCTTTGGATCGTGCCACGATTCAAAATGTTGCAGCACAAGCACAATCAGATTATTTCAATAACCCAAGCGCCAAGGCCGCTTACTTACGCGAAAAAAATCCCGATGCATTAAAAATTGGTCTGGCGCAAGGTAAAACCTTGGCCGATATTGGTGAATCTTATGACTACCAAGGCTTCATCATTAAATCTGTTGATGATTATCTAATGAATCAAGAAGGGATTGATCTTCCCCTTCTCAAGCCGCAAGTCAGCCAAACCACTGGTAATACTTATTACCCGACAGAGGCCAATGCTTTTGTAATGGGCTTGCTTAAAACAGAGAAAGACACTCCCATTTACGGCGAACCCATCAAGTTGTCACCCGAAGGTAAAAAAGTTGTTAAAGGTTTCAATAAAGGGGGTTATCCCATTTACGAAACCGAAGGCACCTCTGGCCCTATCCCCGGACGTTACCAAGTTCGTGGCGAAGGCGGCATCGACCCCATGACCATTAGCGATGACTATGACGGTGAAAACGTTGCATACTACGCGCCTCGCATTGATACTGCCTCTCAGCGTAAAGTTATGCAAGAAGGCATGCGCAGTGGTGTTGCACCAGAGGCAATGCTTGGTATGAGTAGCACCCCTACGGGTGCTCAGATGTCTGCCTTACGTTCTCAAATGTCTACACCCCAATCTGGTGTAGGTATGCGTGCCGTTCCTGTTCGCAATCCGTTGACAGGACAAAAGGTAGGCACCGAGCGTGTTTCTACTATGAACATCGGTTCTTTTGCGCGTACGCAAAATCCTTACACTGGTCCAGCCGCCCCTGCAATGGGTCCCGTAAATCGTGTTCTATCTGGTAACTACCAATATTCTCCGGAGCAGCTAGAGGTAAACTTACCCTCTGCCACGTCTCCGGTCAATGTAGAAACGGTAGAATACTACGAACCAGAGGTATCTAATCTTGGAGCAGTAATGCAACAATTACAAGCTCAAGCAGGACGCCGCCGTGGAAGCCGTAAAAACTAATCATGACTAAAGAAAAAAAGAAAGATAAAAAGTGGATCCAAGGTGCCGACATCAAGGAAGGCGCCTTTACAGCTAAGGCAAAGAAGAAGGGCATCTCCTCCGCCCAGCTACAAGAGAACGTACTTTCCAACCCTGATAAGTACGACGAGAAAACAGTGAAGCAAGCAAACTTACGCAAGACCCTTGTAGGCTTACATAACAAAAAGAAAACAAAAGCAGCTAACGATTGATGGCGCAAGATCCTCGCCTTGACCTTGGACGGTACATCCAAAACCCTTTCAACAGACAGGGGCAGATCACAAAGCGTCTTGATTTTGATGAGCTGTTCCGCTCTAAACCGGAGACAGGTGACTATCCCTGGAACCCATCGAGATTTGAGTCTGCTGACTTGCTCAAGCGCGGGATGACCCGCAAACAAACCCTTAACCCATCACTGAACTTCGTAGGCAATGCGCCGTTCTTCGATGCAAATGAAGAGGTAACACCTGAGTACGAATTATTTGAAGGACTTGGTCGTTTCAACCGTCCCAATGATTACGACTTTGAAGAAGGGAGGGCGCGTACCTCTCAACGTCCACAAGATCAACCCGACTTCAAGCCAGAGTGGATCGAAGCATACAAGCTCAGCCCCACACTGAATCCTGGTAAGATCGCTAAGAATCCCATGCCTCGCATGAGGAATCCGGATCCCAATGGCTACATCATGGCCATGGCTGAAAAGCGTGCGGAAAATGAAGTGGAAGACAAGCCGTCCATTGCACAGCTCCTGGATCGCAAAGGTGTAGTCAAGTCAATGCCCGTAAAGAAAGAAGAAGAGGAAGGAGAAACTACAGCAAATGAAAATAGTGTTGAAACAAATGCTTCCCCTGGTAAAACAGAAGGAAAACCACGAGTAACATAGAACAATAGGCGCAAGAGCAATGTTAGGTGCATTAGGTAAACTAATAACAAGTCAAACGTCTCGCCAGGCGGCTAAGGCAGCTCTCCCTGGGGCGGCACTTAACTTTGGTGTCGGCACACTGACGCAAGGTCCTGTGGCCGGTCTTGCATACGCCGCAGGGGATTTCCTGCTTAACTATCCGGTTGTTGGTGCAGCACGGAAGATGTTCCCTGGTACTCCAGCGGGCACTGCAACTATCGTCACCAAGGGGGGTAAGACAATCACCAAGGAACTGCCCTACATGCCTTCTGGGCCAGAGTCAGCCTTGAACCTTGGCGCATCCTTGGCATCGATGCCACTCGTTGATGTAGCCACCGGAGGTGCGCTGTACAACAATCAAAATCCCGTGGAACCGACAAACATATCTCAAGAACAGCAAATTTATCAGCAGGCTACCCAACGCCAGGATATTAACCGCCTCCAACAACAGGCTTTATCTCCTGGCACCCAATTCCAAATGCAAGGTTTAGAGCATACGTTCCATTACCCAGGCGTAACGCTTCCCCCTGAAACTCTTGCAATGTTACAGAGCGCAGGCTAATGGCTACCCTTCCTTCTTACATCGGACAAAAAGGCGGCCCTTCCCTGAACGTTAAGGGTTTCAAGGGTGGTTTAGATGTTGGCCTCGAGGTCATGCGTCAAACGGCCATGGAAGGCGGTAAGTACGCTCCTAGCACGTTAAGAGATAAACAATTCAAGCAGAGCCTCAAAGAGACTGGTATTTCAGCTAGGGAAACACCCGGTGCTTTTCTTGGTGCATACACTGCACGTGTAGCAGGAGATATCATCAACCAGGAAACAAGAAACCTATGGTGGGCTGTAAACCATCCCATTGCAATGGCTGATAAAGCAGCCGCCAAAATAATTGATCCCAAACGTGAATTGCCGCGTTACACATCAGCAGCCATTATTGGTTCCGTTGTAACTCCTGCTTTTGCTTTGAGCGGTGCATACGACCCCACCAATATTGCAGAGCTGGGGCGGCCAAAAGGCTACAAGCAAAATCGGCCAGATCCAGAGGATCCAACGCAATCGTTAGATCCAGCCACAGAAGTTTTTGAGCGTTTCATGCAGGGCCGGCAGGGTCGTCCCCTTGCATACGAAAAAGCAAAAGAAGAAATCCCAAGCCTTACCAAGGGGCGTTATGCAAACTACCTGAATTTCTTGTATAACGAACCAGCCCTCCTTGGATCCGTCAAGGCGACAAGTGAGAACTTAGAGGGTGTTCCCGAGGCACGTGTCTTTGGTTATCCCGTAAGCATTCCAACGGTAACAACGTTGGCTGGTGGCATCGCTGGGGCACGTATTGGTTTAGCTACTGCACCACGGCCCCCACAGGCGCAACAACTGAACCTAATCCCTGGAGCCAAAGCCACTGATATTGACACTGCAATCCAACCTAAACAGCAAGGTCGCCGTGGTGTTATCGGTGGCTTGGCAGGTGCGTCAGGTGGAGCCATCCTTGGCGTGTTAACAAACCAGGCATTAGCAGCAAAACAGTTAGATACACAGCTGCCAATGTCTTAAACTAAGGTACTGATAGAATTTAAAAATAAAGGTAAATATAGTAATGGCCACTGAAGCATTGGGGTACACGGTAGATCCAGCTACAGGAAAACGTGTTCCAATTGACTACACGGTAGACCCTGCTACTGGTCAACGTGTTTTAAAATTTGCGCAAACGCAAGCTCAACAAGCTCCGCAATTTACACCCCAAACTGCTGAACCTGATGCCTTTCAGGCTCATATGGCAAGCCTTAAGGAAAAAGGAAAAGATCTTTTAGGCAGGGCTGGCCAAACTGCGCAGTCTGCGAGGGAAGAACTGTTGAAGCCTGGTGGTATGTTCAAGAACCAGGCAGGTGCTTATCGTGGCGCAGCCGGTGGTAAATCGGGCGCGGCTCTTGGTGCAGTAGGTACGCTGCTTTCCGGTGATCCCCTTGGCGCTGCGGTCAGTGCTCCTGTTGGCGTGCTTGCAGGCATGGGTGCAAACGCAGCAACCACTGCGTTAACAAAAGGTTTGATGGCTGGCCCTCCCGCAGCAAAAGCAGCTGGTCTCGCTGCTCGCTTCTTAATTCCTGGCCTGGTTGGTGGTGCAGCTCAACAAGCAACAGCAGGTGCAGTTAAAGCAGCAACGGGCAAAGTAGAAGCAGGTGCTAATGCTCCTGTAGGCGGCACGCCGATGTACGTCCCTGGTACAAGTATTGCCTTGAACCAGGCTGGTCTTGAGCAAAACCAATTTGAACGCGATCTTGCCAACCGTCTGAAAGAAGCACAGACGATGGGTAATTACGATATCGCCAAAACGAAAGAGATTACGGATTACGCTCTTAACAAGCAAATTGAATTACAAAAGGGTCTTCTGCCCATCGCTGATCACGAACGTCGCCAGAACTTAATTGCTGCTCAGCAGCTTCAAGCAAGTCAAGGTGCAATCTACCAAAACCTTGGTCGTCAAGCAGGCATGTTCAAGTTAGCTGGTGGTGCACAAGCAGAAGCGGGTGCCACCCTGCGTACCATGATTGCAAATAATCCGTATGCAAACGCAACTCTCTCCGCTCCGTCCATCAGCTTTGGTTGATCATGGCACTAACAGTTCCTCCTAATATCACGAAGGGCGCCGCCAAGTTTGGCTGGGACAAGGGAGTAGATCTTTCAAGCCCTGGTATTAATATGGCATTTACGCCAGGTAGTGGAGCCACTCCAGGGGGCTTCCCTGCTCCCGAGGGCCCTCAGTCAGACCTAGCAACACTTACAAACTATCTGACCCAGGCACGAAGAGAAGACAGAGCAGCCAACACGTTAGAACGAGCCGAAGAAGAAGCCCGTCAGTTGCGCCAAGCAAAGGAAAGGCAGCTGCTAGGCAAAGAAAGCCTGGGCATTGCTTCCATGTACAATCAAATTAACAAGCTGCCAGATAAAATTGCCAGTGCATTTGGCGGCGCCGGGGACCTGCAATTAATGCTTGGTACTTACGGAAACATTCCTGCAATTGTTTCCGAGACCTATCGCACGTTCCCTCAACGTACCATTCAACCAGTTGGCAGTGCTGCACCTAGCACCCAATATTTTGGGCGTGGCTGAATACCTGTATTAAAATAAAAACAATAATAGGTCGAACGTATGGCTGCATCAGATTTTTGGTCAGGGGCTGGCGGACCTCTTGCGTCGGCCGGCCTAGGGCTTATTGGCCTTCCTTTTCAGATCGCTGGTCAGCGTCGGCAGCAAGACATTATGCGCTCTGGGCTTGAAGCCCAGCTTCGTGCACAGAACTCTGCACTGGAAACCAATGCAATGCTCAGCAGGGAGGGCATGTACGGTCAGCTGGGCGAAAGCTTGGGTGCCAGGGTATTTGGACAGACTGCTGAAGATCTGGCGTTTGGTCGTCAAAAAGAAGCACGTGAATCCGAGCTTGGTGGCCGACTGGCTGACCTGGCCTTTGGCTATGGTTCAGAGGCTTCAAGGCGAGAAAGATCTGCTGCTATCAGCCCGGAAAGGCAACAGGCCCAACGGTTTGAAAATCTTTTAGCTATGAAGAGAGGGCAAGCGCTGGCAGAAGCGCCAATGGCTGCAATGTTTGGGCGTAAAGCTCCGACAAATGTTAGCTCTATGGTTATTTAATCAGGGTACTGAACTATGGGTGGCGGACGCGGAACTAACGTAAATTATCAACCTCCTCAAGTCCAGAAGGATGATACTTTTGCGAATTATTTAAAGTATCAGCAGGAGCGTGAATCGGCAGCTGAACAGCGTGCGGCAGCTGAAAGAGCTGAGGCTAAACGCGAGGCCGATGCACGTAAAGCGGCAGGTGCTGCAGGTTATGCGGGCTTAAAGGCTGGAGCTGAATCCGAGCTTAGGTCTGGCCTGCTTAGTTATCAAGACGCTGCATCTCGCCTAAGGGATTACGCTGCTAAATACGACTTAACGCCGCCTGAAGCGGATGTTTCTTCACTGTCGGACATCTACCAGAAAGAGGTGCGTCCCGGCCAACTACAGACCGGTATTGGCGCCACCTATGAAGAACTTCTTGGCCGCCAAGCTACAGAAGAAGAGAAAAGCACTGCTTTATCACGGTTCAACCAAGGTTATTACCGTGATATCAATGATCTTAAGGAGTCTGTTCAAAAAGGTTCCGAGTATCAAAAGAAGTTCAACCAGAGTTACTTAGATAATTACTACGACACTATGTTCGGTAAGCAAACTACCGACGAAAAAGGTGAGCGTACCGGCAAGCGTGCATTTACTTTTGCACAGAACTTGCTGCCTAAATACGGCGGTGATTTAGCTGGCCGTACCAAGGTAACAACCCCTGACTTCGGCAGTAGCTTCACTGGAACACCCGCCGAAATTGAAGAACAGCAGCAAAATCTCAGGGATACTCGCCAGTACCTGTATAGTGCTGGCCTAACCAACCTTCAGGGTGAGATTGATAAAGAAACCCAGACCCTTAAAAATGAAGGCACTAAGCAGTTAGCGAAGATTAGCGCACAGGGCGACATTTACAAACAATTGGTTGGTGCATTTAATTTCTCGTAAATGTATCGGGTATAATTAAAACAGTTAATGATTTAAATGTATGGCTTCTACTCCTACTGGTCAAGCCGACTCTGACGACTACTTTGATATTAATAAGTTCGAGCAGCTGCTCCAGCGCTTAGAGGGTTCCAAGGGTCGTCAACAGCGTCAAAAATCTCTGGAAAGCCGTCGGGATATTTATGCCCAAGGTCTTGCCAGTATGATGAGCAACTTCTGATTTTTTCTCGTAGACTTTATAAGCCATGACCAGCAGCTTTGCCGATGTTCCGGTTGGCCAGTCAAGTGAAGACGACTGGTTTGATCTAGATAAATATCGTCAAGCTGCTGGCGTTGCTTACGAATTCTCTAAGAAAAAAATGGAGACTGCTGGTGAACAAGAACGTGAAACAATCGGTAAAGGCGCAACCGAGCAGCGCACTTCCGCCGAACAAGGTCAGCAGTTCAAGCAGAGGGACGAAGAGCGAGACTACAACCAGGCCCAGCGAGCTTATCGATATTGAGATATTTGACGCTTGGGTAGATAACTTAGACGCTTCTACTCAAGAATCATTTCTCTCTTTTGCATCCGATAACTACTCAACAATTGAAATCTATCTGTATTCAAGATTCCTTGGATACAAAGGTAGTGCAATTCCGTGTGAGCTCTGGATTAAGGACCGTTACGTCAAGCCAGACCACCGTAAAAAACTCTTGTACGAAATCGATGAGATGCAAGAGGATATGCGTAAGTTACGCGAAGATGTAGAGCAGGGTCTCGTCAAGCGTGATGCAGGCGTGGCACGTCTTGCATCCATGCAAAAAGAATTACGTGGCACAATTGCACAAGTAGAAACTTATACCTCCAATAAAGATCGCAAGGGCCTCTTGATGGCTGGTGCAGATCGTGCTATTCGAGAACTCCTCTCGATTTTCAAAGATGATCCAATTGAGATCCCCCTGGAAGAAGCGTCAATGAGCGTGTGGTCTCGCATGCAACTAGAAGAATAGTCCGTACTAAGATAGGTTTAAATCCAGTTACCAGGCATGGGCGCAAACGCAAATAATACCCAGCTTGCCGGCAGGGCTCGCCAACAGCAGCAGATGGCTAGCGAAGGTGTCAGCCGTCGTCGTCAGGCACTGTCAACGGCTCCTGCACCCATGGGTAGCCCCATGACGGAAGAAGGGGATATCTCCGGTAGCGCAGCAGTATCAGAAGGCTTAACCCGTGGAACACCACCGGGAATTTCTTTTGGTCCCGGCCGCGCAATGCGTACTCTTGAAGGAGAAGCTGAAGGATCTCCTGCCTACCAGCAGATGATTGCTCGTATTCGTCAAGGTATGCGCTGATGGCAAAAGGTAAGATGCCTCCTCAGTTTCTTGAATACCTCAAGAAAAAAGAAGCAAAGAACCAAGATGGGTCTGAGATGTCAGACAAGGAAAAACGCAAGGCTGCTTTAGATAAAGCGCGTAAGTACCAGGACGAAAAGCGAAAGCAGAAAGAAAAAAAATAGGGTAGTATTTAAAGATACGTTAAATACTAGTCGTGCCTTCGTATCTTCACTTAACACACAGGCGAAACGCAAAGGCAGCAGCTAAGAACCAACAACTTAGAAAACCAAAAAACGAAGATTCTCTTGCGTTAGCGCGAGAAGATTTCAGCTTTTTTTGTGAGTATGTAGCCGATAAACCTCCTGCGAAGCACCATAAGGAATGGCATCGTCATTTCGTTACAGGGGAAGATAGTAACTGCCTGATTAAAGTTGCTGGCCCCAATATTGACTTATTGGCGCCCAGGGGTAGCGCCAAGTCCACAAGCTTGGGGTTGTTCACTGCATGGGCAATTGGCGTGCATACCACAGCCAAGATGCCCCTTCAGATTCTTTATCTGTCGTATACGGTTGACATTGCTCGTTCTAAGTCGGCAACAATCAAACGTATCATTGAGAGCAAGCGTTACCAAGAAGTATTTCCAAAGGTACGTCTTCTCAAGAACGTAACCAGTAATGAGTACTGGTCAATTGACCATCGCTTTGCTGGTATTGAGACCACGGGTGACGAACAGTTCACGCTCTGCGCTGCAGGCCTCAAAGGTTCGGTGACCTCCAAGCGTAGTCATCTGGTTTGCATTGATGACGCCATTAAAAGTTCGGCGGATATCGCAAACCCTGACATCAGAAAAATGATGCAGGAGAACTGGAACGCAGTGATTGCACCAACCATGTTTGAAGGTGGACGGGCCATCTGCCTTGGAACTCGCTTCCGACATGATGACATTCACGCAACCACATTCAACGAACAAAACAACTGGACGCAGATTGTTCTCTCTGCAATTCAAAATGATCCCGTCACCGGAGACGAAGAGTCCTATTGGCCTGAGATGTGGTCCCTTGATTACCTAAAGGAAAAGAAAAGGCAGGCGCCAATTGCCTTTTCGTTCCAATACATGAATCAAGTTATTAGACAGAACGAGCTCTCCCTGGCACCAGAGCTAATTGTTAAAGCTGAAATCTCAACTGAATTTGACGCTCTTGGCATTGGTGTCGACCTATCCGCAGGCATCAAGGAAAAGAATGACTACACCGTAATGGTGCTAGGTGGTCGTGTTGATGATCGTATACACATCATTGATTATCGCCGCATTCGCGTAATGGGCAACCTGGAAAAACTTGACGCAATGAAAGAGCTACTCAATGATTGGTCTATTCTTGGTCGCGATGATAACGGGAATTACTTTCCGACTTATTCAACTTGCGACATTTGGTCGGAAGCAGTCCAGTACCAAGCGTCCCTGGAGGCGGACTTCAAGAGAGTCTGCCTAAGCAACGAAGGTCTTTACAACTTACTGTGGCATCCAGTTAAGGGATTTAGAGCAGATAAATTGGCTCGTTTCCGTGGCATTATTGGCATGTTCGAGGATCGTAAGATTATCTTCAATCGTTACCGTAACTTCACAAACATGTTTGAAGAACTGACAAACTTTGGTGTCAGTAGTCACGATGACACGGTCGACGCGTTAGTATGGTTAGTCAATGGCCTCGCCCGCAAAGGCCAACTACACCTTGATTATTAATGGAACGTGTCAATCCTGAAACAAATAAACCCTGGAAGTATGGTGAAGTCGGTCTTGACGGACGGATTTTTTTGGGATATAGACGTAAATCAAGAATCAATAAAGACGGAACATTTCAGATGAATTGGCTCAGTCCGGAGGCATGGGCAAAAAGAGAGACTAGCTGTCGCGATGCCGCAAAAAGAGCACAAAAACGTAATGCAAAAATTATTAAAAATGAAAAATTAAAACGTGGTTGCGAAAAATGTGGATACAAGGATCATCATGCTGCCCTTGATTTTGATCATTTAGACCCTGTTACCAAATCACGCGATATCGCCAAAATGCATACAACCAATATTGAGGCATTAAAAGAAGAAATAAAAAAATGCCAAGTATTATGCGCCAATTGCCATCGCATAAAAACGTACGAGCAACGCTTAAATAAAGTTGGTTTGGCTTGTTAACGGACTTGCACGCAAGGGGCAGCTTCATCTTGATTACTAAGAATTAGAATCAATAAAAAAGCATTTGCAGTCGTGGGACCAGAGTACTTAGCCCTTGGTTTGACAGCGGTAATTTCCGCACTTACAGGGGGGTCTTGGGTCGCAAATAAAATATTAGGCCGCTCGTATGAGCGCATGAAACAATTACATGACATGTTGATAACACAAGAGAATAAAGTGACTTCTCTTGAAAATCAAGTCAATCGCATGCCGCTTGAATACGTTTTAAAAGTGGACTTCCTCAGGGAGATCCAAGAAATGCATGACAACTTTAAGCAGATCAATATTAAGCTTGATAAGCTTATGGAAAAGCTTTTGGCAAAATGAGCTACATCCTTGAAGTTCAAGAAGATGAGAACGGAGATATTTTCATTTCGTTTCCGGAGGAGATAACAGAAGAACTTGGCTGGGAAGAGGGTGATATTCTCGAGTGGAATTTAAAAGGAAATGGAATTGTATTGAGTAGACTGAATGACATAGCAGGCTACGAAGTACTGGAGGATTAAATGATTCGTTACTATAATGGCGATTACGGTTTTCCCGCAGGCAATATGGCCGGGGTTGGGAATGCAAACGATTTGGTCGCTGGTTCCCCCAGCTTTGACATCAATAAGGGCGCAGGTGCATTAGGTGGCCGTTCTGGCGAACAGCTCAAGCGTCTTTACGAGGGCGGCACGCAACAAAATCAACAGCTAAACGAAGAACTCAAGCGGCGTGGCATCATGCCTGGTGCAGGCCCCCAACTTCCACTTGCCATGGGTGGGTTCCAAGGGGGTGTCCCCATGGGTAATGCTGCCTTCTTCCCTGGTGGGCAGCTCCCCCAAGGTTTTATTGGCAAGACAGTTGTCTGATTTATTGTTAGTATTAACAGAACAAGGGGTAAATAGTTAATGGCCGTAGACGCTAAATCACGCCTTAAAGAAATTGTCGACTCGTATCTCGATAAAGACGGCGGCGCGTCTATTGATACGGGCATCGTAGCGTCACACCTTGCACAGATGAAGCTCTTTGGCATCCGCCAAGGTGTTGAGTTTTTCCCTGCACAAGATAACTTCGGTAATCAACGCAAAGACTTTATTGATCGCGTAGTCAAATACAATCAAATTGACACACGCCTGGATTCAATCTGGGACTATTTCATGTGTGATGGCCAGGGTATCTTTTATATCCGGCCCACGCAAAACAACTATCGCCTCTATTATTTCAGGCGTCACGAATATCGTTCTTTCTACAACATTGACGGCGAGCTTGACGAAGTTGTAATCATCTATAGCTACAAGGTCCGCCAGGGTCTTGGCTTCCAGCAGGATATTGCCAGCAACAACCTGACAGGCCCTGCTTATATGGGACAAGGCGGAGCAAAACGCTACATTCGCCTTTCAATCAAACGTCGAACAATTGAGGAGACTCATTCGGAAGGCGAACTTTCTTTTGATACTGTTTATCAAGCGAATCCAGGTAAAACTAAAACGTTTAAAAATACGCTTGGATTTATTCCCTGCGTTGAAATCTTCAATAATCCCAAAGGCTTCTCGACTGAAGGTGTTGGTGAGTTTGAAGCGTTAGCCAACCACATCTGCACGCATGATGAGATGGTCCGCACCATGCGGAAGAACGTGCAGTTCTTTGGTAACCCAACCCTTCTTTCGTCTCGTCCCAAGACGGACCTGATGGAAGCTGGTGGGGATGTATCTGTACAGCGTCCTTCTATCGCAGCCAACTCAGGCTTTGCTGGCATGGGTGCAATGAGCCAGTCTCGGTTCAAGGCAGATCCTATCTCCCGTGGTGTTGACGGTCAGATCCGTGTGCCAAGGGTGATTGCAAACTTGGAACCCAATGACCGAGTTGGTTACATTGTCCCAGATGCCATCACTGGTGACCAGAATTCTTTTGCGCGTCAGTATCGAGAAGAAATACGCACTGCCTTAGGTGGCGTTGACGAGCTTTCTATTTCTGCAGGTGTTACCGCAACAGAGTACAAGTCCTTGTTTGGACGTGTTTCCGCAACATCGAAGAAAAAAGCAAACGCCATTTACACCTATGGTGTGTGCCGTTGCCTGGAACTCATTATTTACCAGGAAGAACGCTTGTTCCGAGAGACGTTGGCGGCAGCGGCAGGACTAGAGAAACCCCTGGAACTACCTGAAACTGCATCTGACGCAGACATTGCTGCTTACAACGATGCAATGAGTGCATTCGAGGATCAGGTCAAGCAATTGATGATGGCTTGCTTGAAGACTCAGCAGATCCCCCCTGGTGTACTTGGGTTGATTCCAGATGGTGATGTCACAATGCAGTGGCGTTGGTTGGGACCTGTATATGAAGATTCCACGCAAGATGTACTGAACAACTCCATTGTTGTTCGAAATCTGCAAGAATTAGGTGTTGATAGCATTGAAGCACTGAAGTACCTCTTCCCGTCTAAGACGGATGAAGAAAGGGCCGGGATGCTATCAGGTTTCCCGTTCAGGATGGTGAATGAATTGCAGGGTGCTTACTCTCAATTTGCTCGCCTGGTGGGTGGAATGATGCAGACCCCCCATCCGCAATCACCGGACTTACCGATGGCTGCAGATCCACGATTGGATTTAACTCCATATCTGTATCGCACTTTAGAAGCTCTACAAAAGGAGATGAGTTATGCAGGACGCTACCGTCCAATCGATCCCACAGACGAGCCAAGCACCAGCGGCCGTCGCTCCGAGCAGTTACGTGATGGCAGCTCCGGCTCCTCAGGCAACTCCGGCCAGCTACCAGGCGGCTCCAGTGGCTTATCAGGTGGGTACCAGCTACCCCCAAGCGGTACCTCAGGCGATCCCCAGCTACCAATCAGCCCCTACGCAGTACGCCCCCCAATCCCAACCGGCGGAATCGACGGGGAACCCATGGGAATCGGCGTTCAACAAGGTGGTGAACCTGCTGAGCGCTCCAGTTCAATCCCCGTTCCAGGGAGCACCCTCGCAGGCGCCGACAGCGTATACCCCAGCCAATTACGGCCAGATCAGCGGCCCCAATACGCAACAATCGGTAGCGCCGACCTCGTATCTCAGCCAGGAATCCTCGCCCAACTATTCCCAAACCTCCTCCAGTCCGTCCTTGGCGGAGATCGCGGATTACCTGGGGCTGAGCCAGGAAAGCCGGATGGTAATCGACGCGTACGGGGTGGAAGCTCCGGCTCTGCTGAACAACTACGCCCTGAATCTGGAAGGGATGCTGGACAGCGCCGTCGCGTGGGGAAACCGCGCCGCTGATGCACTGACCGGTTACGCTAACTTTGCGGTCAACGAGCACCAGGAAAACCTGGCGTACAACGAGATCCTGACCAACCCCGATGTGCTCAGCGATTACACGCTGAAGTTTTTTGGTCCCGAAGGTCCGTATCCTGTGTACGAAAACGAAGCTCAATTAGAGACTCGTGGGTATCCGACCCAGGCCCTGGAACAACCCCAACTTGGTCAGTTCCCTGCACCTCCTGCTGCTGCCGCTCCCCAAGCTCCTGAAAACTTCTGGGGTTCTTTCGGTGAGCAAATGGCCCGTGATCCCCAGAATGCTTGGCGTCTCCTGAACCAGGCTCAGCCTCAAGTTGTTGCAAACAAACTGTTTGTGATGGAGTGAGGCGATGCGTCCACTCCTTAAATTAGGTGTACCTGCTGCAGCTGGCTTAGCCACGGGTGGGTACGCCCTTTCTCAAGGCGAAGATCCCGGCACTACTGCTCTTGCTGCTGGTGCCGGCGCATTGGGTGGGGCGGCTGGTTTACTCGGAGCACGTGCCCTCGCTGGTAAATACAATCCAGCTTTGGTTGCTGCAGCACAAAAGCAAACAACTAAACTAGGCAATAAACTTGGCGATGTTGCACGTGATCTTCCGGAAAAAGGATTGCGTCGTGGAGCAGCTAATGTTGCTGCTGATGTCGTAGATGCAGTAGACACGCGTCTTTTTGGTAATCCTGTCGCTGGGATGTCAGCTGCACTTCCTTTCCCCACCCAGAACGTACAACGGAATATTAGTGGTGGCCTTGCTGCCGGTCTAGTTCCTGCTGGTGGGGCCATTGCTGGTTTAGGTGGTGTTGCACTTGGTGCCATCCCTGCATCTATGGGTGTACCCGGTTTCCAGCAAAGCGGGCCAGTTGATCCTGAGTCCTATGGTTCCAGCAATTCCGCTGGTGCGCGTTACAAAACGCCTACAATGCAGTACATGTAATTTTTTTAAATTACCAACTGCTAAAATTTGTGTTAGATAAGACACACTGATGTCTGAATCTTTTACCCGATAAAACACTTCCTGCGATATTGGAGGATAAAACAAAGTGTTTCTTGATACCGACTTTCCAAAGATCCTTGGTGCGGAACTTTACCGTCCCCACCCTGCCTACATTGCCGAGATGGCAGTGGAGCCTGTGGTTGTCCACGACTTCACCCGCCAACCCGGTCAAACCGTTCAGTTAGACCGCTATAAGTTCTGGGGTACCCCTGGTACTAAGGACAGCCGTGAGCGTATTGCCGACCAAACCATCGGTACCGCTAACAGCCGTAACATCACCAAGGAGAAAGTCCTGGTGGTGCTTAAGGAATACACCGGTCCTGCAGACCCGGGTGATCCTACCCAGCCTTCGACCTTCAAGATTGCCCGTGAGACCCTGGTCACTGCTCAGCGCCTGCTGCTGGACACTGGCAACCTCAACATGTTCCACCAGTCCATCGGTAGCCTGACGCTGCTGGATGACTACCGTCGTTGGCGCGACCGCGTGTTCATTGATGAACTCGCCAAAGCTGAAGCTAACGGTGCTGCTGGCACTACCCAAGGTGGTTACTACTTCCCCGGTGGCAAGGTCAAGGACGCTTCTGGCCGTATTGCCTACACCTCTACCGAGTACGACAACGAAGTTCAACAGTTCCAGGTGCGTACCGACCTGCTGACCGTTGTTAAGGACCTGCGCAAGCGCAACGTTCCTACTTACGCTGATGGTCTGTATCGCTGCATCTGCGATCCTACCTTCATGATGCACCTGCGTCGTGATCCCGACTTCCGTGAGATCGCTCGTTACGCTGGTAATCCTGGCCAAGGCATGTACATGGGCAACCCCATGATGCCTAACAACGCCAGCTTCTTCCAAGGTCCCCAGGCTGGTCAAGCTTACTTCCTGGCCGGTGAACCTGTCATGCCTACCGGCGTGCAGTTTGAAGGTGTCAAGTTCTTCGAGTCGACCAACTTCCCGACCAAGAGCATCAACACTTCTTTCAACGGCACCGGTGGTACCTACGCTTCCAAGGAAGTGGCCCAGGGTTATTTCTTCGGTCCTCAAGCCATTGGCGTGGGTATCGGTGGCCCGAACGCTCAGGTGCTCATCAACAACAACGATGACTTCAGCCGTTTTATTATCTTAATTTGGCAACTGTACGCCGGTTTCGAAATCCTGAACAAGGACTTTGTGACCACCGCGTTCAGCTATGTGCAAGATGACGGCACCATCTGATCAATAAACAATAACTAAACTACAGGAAAAATAAATGACCTATTTGTCCGCTAAGAAAATCTATCCCGGCAACTGGGCTGAGCCCCTGAACGGCTGGTATAAGAACATTGACGCCGATTATTCTGGCAGCGTTGATGGCTCGAATGGTGGCCCCACTTCGGTGCTGGCTCTCCCTGGCTACCGCTACTTCCAGCAACGTGGTTATGTAGCAGTTACTGCTACCTCTGGCTCTGGTCCTGTTGCTTCGGCAAGCGTGATCGTTCCTTCCCCCTACCGGAATGACGACACCCGTACCGACATCACCGGCATGGTGATCTCTGGTAACAGCACCCTGCCTGCTTACGTGTACCGTACTGCTATCTCCGTGGCCTCTGGCTGGGGTGATGGCCGCGTGGCCTCTGGTGTGTATGCCGCTACCGGTAACGTGATCTCGTTCGGTCGCGTGAGCTCCAACAACCCCACCGCCGCTTCTGGCGTGGGCGAAGGTGTTATTCAGGCCAACCTGACCTCCACCGTTTCCGGCACCCAGGCTGGCGAAATCTACTTCGCTGGTGGCACCGCTGGTTATGGCACCAACCCCTTCCTGACCATCACCGGCGCCACTGGCGTTGCTCCTGGTACTGTTAACTACGCTGCTACTGCTGCTACCACCCTTCGGGTGTTTGCTAAGGAAACCGCCAACAGCACCACCACTTCCGGTGGCTTCTACATCTCCAGTGGTGATGCAAGCGCAGGCCGCACCGGTTACCTGGTTGTGGAAGTGTGCTACATCCAGCCCGATGAAGCCCCTGGTTACGAAGACATCGACGGCTACCTGACCGGTCGCACTGTCAGCTGATTAGGGTAAACTAGGACCAGAGATTAACTCCCTGGTCCTTATGTTGTATCAGCACAGAAAAACAGGCGCTCGCGTCAAAGTTGTAAGTGAGTTCGATAATGGTGATTGGTTCATGGTTGAAGACCAGGACGGACGCCTTTACACCGCCTACAAAAGCGAGTTGCTGCCTGATGAGACAGCCACTAAAACGGTACAAACTCTTCAGGTAAAAGATAAAGCCGCAAAAGAAGAGCCCCGTGCTTTTCCTCCTGATAATCGTTTGAATATTAATTCCGCTACCGCCCAAATGATCGCTGATCATATCAAGGGTATCGGTCTTAAAACTGCCCGAGAAATCAAGGATCTACAGATGTCTTTATCGGGTGAGCGATTCAATAACTTGGAGCAACTCAAACAGATTAAAAGAGTGGACTGGGGAGCAGTTCTTGCGGCTGATCTGATTCGAGTTTGATAAACAAAGTAGGCCCCTGGGAAACCAGGGGTTTTTATTTTAAAATGAATACAATGCTTAGTTGATATGGGCCAAAAATATTACTTTGGAACAATTGGTTCCACTGGGACCTCGACTGGTCCCCATGGGCACTTCTATGTCAAAGACTTGGCATCTAACAAGTACATTGACCCTGGCACCATCAAGAGTCGCTTGACAGGATTTCGTGTAGGCGAAAAAGAAATCCCTTTAATCACTGCAAATCAACAAGGACAATTAGATTTAAATCCCGCTGCTGGTTTGACGCTCACCTCCAAGTATGGACCAAGGGCTCAGCCAACGGCAGGGGCATCTACTTTTCACCAAGGTTGGGATCTTGCTGGACCTGAGGGGACACAGCTTAAGTACGTCTCTGATGGCGGAACGTATGCACCCAAGCAGAACCAAGGGGGCTACGGCAATCTCGGTACTTTTATTACGCCTGATCAACGGTACGAGATTGGTGTTGGTCATTTAAAAGACCTGGGACAACAAGCTGCAGGTGCACGTTCTACCGCACCCAAGCCAACGGCAAGCACACCCTCCAGTGATGCGGCGCTTGAGATGCTTAAATCTTTATTTTCAGTGGAGCAGAAACCTGAAGAAAAGAAACAGAATCTTGCTGAGCAATTACTAGGACAGACACTAGGTGACCTCCTCACTGGCGCCACCAAACGCAAAGCAAGCACGTTTGATCCATATGAAGGTTACACAATTGATGCAAGCATCTTAGATCAGTTTGCGTGATTGTATGCATTTATAATTGAAGAACAAAGGGAAGTAGAAGTGCAATTATCGGATTTCGATAAAAGCAAAGTCAGGTACCATTTGGGGTATTTCACCGTATCTGTTCCGGCGGGTGACTACGCTCGTCTGGAAGAGGCGATGAACACCATTCCGGACTCTTACTTCTACGATAAAATTTCTATTCAACTTGGTCGTTGCGACACAGCTGAAAAGAAAACAGAAGTAGCAACTTCGCCCTCTACACGTCTCGAAAGTATTGCGGGTGACGTGGATCGTACGATTCGCTCCAGCAATGCCAAAGAAGCGTTAAAGGTTTGGGATGAGATCTATCTCTACGAAACCAATAGGTTGGCGCAGATTCTTTATGTGCCCAACTATAAAGATCCGTTCCAGGCTCGTTATCGCTACGAACGCTCTGGCGCAGAATTTATCCAGGCTTTACCTGGACCTGCCGATGTTTCCGTAGGCACCCGTATTTATTTACATGAGGTTTGGCGTTAATGTCTGATCTACTTAATCGGTTTTTTCCTGCACCTTTGACAAACCCATTGCTTGCAGGCTTGGGGAATGAAATGCGTTACGCAGGTGGTCAGCTGTTAAAAGGGCGCCTTCCTTATACGGAGCCTTCTCAGCAAGCGCAGAAAACTGGCATGTATGGTCGCTACGTTCCCGGCAGTGCCCAGAAGCCAATTCCTAGTGCAGGCATTAATCCTGCTGCAGAGCGTGCGTATCAGCAAGAAGCATCTCGCGTTGCCCAGCTGACCGCACAAGACCCAGAACTTCAGCGTTACGAAAAGGCTCGCAAAGAAGCAGTTGCTGCTGGCCCTGGTTCTGCCGCTGAGCAATCTGCAGAAGATATGGGGATGCAGATGTGGGCAAAAGCCAATCCCAAACTTGCAGCAAAAGTTAAGCCTGGCCAAGCCGGTTACGATGCAATCCAACGCACTCTTGGGGTGGGTCAAATGGGCTCTCCCATGAACTTCCCATTTGATAACAGCTCCCCCCTTGGTACGACACCTCCCGTTTCCCCAGAATCGTATGGTGTTGCAAAGGTTGCCCAAGGTTTAGGTCTCTCACCTTTACCTGCAAATTCTTTTGCAGGTGCTTCTGCAGCACCTTATGCAGGGTTTAATCAAGGCCAAACTTTACAGAGTGCTCCCCTCGGCATGCCCACTGATATGCCAAGTGCTTCTTATGCTGGTGCAACGGGCCTACAGCCTGTAGGGTCTGAGCTTCCGAAGTTTGATCCCAAGGGTGCAGAAGCCCAAAAGCTTCTTGAAATGTTTAAAGACTCGATCTTTTCTACTCAAAAGTAATTCTCTGGCATTGCAAGGCATGTAAGCCCAGCCAACTGGACATAGATCTTTGATCTACGGGGGCCAGTGTTGTTGCTTTAAAACCATGATTCTCTGCCCTAAGTTTGTTAAACGTACTTTGACCTATTTGGCTACGGCCCTTTCGCTGCAAACCGTATTCATTCCTGGTCTCAAAGCAAGTTCAAACTGGGTAGGAGAATAAGAGCATCATTATGAACGAACGCCAGCTACTGGAACAAAAAGTCAAAAGTCCAAGCGTGCAGAATGCACTGCGAGTTCTTCGCTTTGCAGAAGGCACCGAAAGGGGTGGTCCCGATTCTTATCGGGTCATGTTTGGCGGTGGCTTGGCACCAGACCTAAAGCGTCATCCCGACAGGGTAATTAACACCGGTGGGTACGCAAGCTCTGCTGCTGGTGCTTATCAGTTCTTGACACCAAGCTGGCAGTCACATGCCAGTGCTTTAGGGCTTCAAGACTTCAGTGCTGCTAACCAAGACATCGCGGCAACACGTGCGATGCGTAATCGCCTGATGCCAATTGGTGGCTTGGCTACCCTTGAAAAAGAAGGGTTTAGTCCTCGTGTATCAGCAGCCCTGGCTCCAGAGTGGGCATCTCTTCCAACGGAAACGGGTAGAAGCTATTACGGGCAGCCTGTCAAAAAGCTTTCTGAACTACAGAAAGTTTATGGTCAGGATGTACAACCAACCGCACCTGCTTCAACTCCATCACCGGAAACTGCAAAAGCAGTAGAGAAAGGCAATTCACTTGCCGATGCGTTGCTTGGGTATGTTCTCAAGAACAGTCTCAGTGCAGGCGTCACGAATGCAACGATGTCTCCGGAAGATCTCCTAAAGGCGTCAAATCCATATAATTTGACTCCACTTGATGCCATGAGGATGTTTGAATAATGACAAGTCTCAAAAACCGACAAACTTATCTAGGTTCAGATTACACCCCTGGGGAAGTATCTGAGCTGCTTAAGGGAGAACGCTACACATCCTTTGGCGATCTCCCCTATTCTTTCGGTGACCTGAGCGGCAAGGATCAGCCAACATACACAAGTGTTGGCTTTGATCGCTTGAGTAAATTCAAGTCGGAACAGAAAGATCCTGGGAGCATGTTCCAGCGTTTCCTTGCGTTGCAAAATAATCCCACATCTTTAGTTGAAAGCAAAATGCGCTTGCCGACAGGTTTCAACCAGGCTTACAACTTGGCTGCATCGGCAAGTTCTTGACTGTAGCACTTAAAAGTTGCTTGAGCTAGAATTCTGTTAACAAGGATTTTCAAGGCTGAAGGAGTAGGTAATTGAGCTCGACTTCCACGAACAAGCAGCCCTTGCTTGTTGATCGCCCTTTATTTGATACCGTGCGAGTCACGACTCAAACGGTAGGTAGTGCTGCAACCAATACTTTGTTTGTGCAAGGTGGTCAGGCACCGTCTATCCTCGTAGACATGGACGCCGAATTAAGCGAAGATAATAACAGTGGCGGTGTCGTTGATTCAATCACCATTACACGTAACGATTTCTACCGTTCTCCTGATTACACAGTAAACGCAACTACCTCTGGCACTCCCATCTCACTTGTCAGTGGACAGCTTGTTTTAATTACAGCAACTGGCTCCTTGACCGGTGGTGGCGCACCCTTCAGTGGCTATGGGTATTACACCTACACAGGAGCAGCCACTCTCACTGGAATCAACACTGCACTTAACTATTCCGGTGGCACTGCATCGGGCTTCGCTTACAACGGTGTTGCTTACGGTTATCAGCAAGCTGCAACCTTTGTGTTTTACCAGACGCGTGGAACCACGACTCCAATCCCGGGCTCTGGTGATTACAGGATTATTTTTGCAAAGACTCTTCCGGCAGGCAGCGGCACGATTGATTGTTCTGATGTGATGCCTCAGCTTGCAGTACCGAATGTAAGCGCTGGTAACACCAATGGCTTAGGCACTACAGCTCCTCTGCGCAACAAGGGCATCTACCTGGAGCGGGGCGACCGTCTGTACGTTGGTGTATTCCCGGATGGCCCCAATAGCTCTGGCTATATTCCCGGTGTGCATGTTATTGCACAGGGTGGCTTCTTCTAGCGCATGTCTCCCAGAGCAGGTGATAACTTTGGATCTTTTTCGGCTAGTGCTGATAAAGATCCTTTTAGAATTAAACCGATTACTACTGAGTTTTCTGAGGGTGGCATCCCTGATTCCATTACTACAATGGACAGGGAATCTTCATGGGTGCGTTGGCGCCGTGGATATGAGCTTGCCACTGCTTCGGTAACGGATACATCATACGAATACCCTTTTCTTTATCAGGTTCCACTGCCACAAGGCGTACAACAAACAGGAGGAAACTCTCCTATCCTTCCAGGTATTTTTAAAGGTTTCCCAACTGTAAACAAAGAATTTGGAATGCATTGGGCCGGTATTCGCGTTGCCGGAAGCCTTAGATTTGACAACATAAGAAACACAAGAGTCAGTAACCCGTTCTATTGGAGCGGGATGCAGTTCAATAACTATGAAAACATTGGTCAGTGGTTTGATCCTTACTTCTTCATTACAAATAAAGTTGCGTCTATCAAGTCTGTAACAGAAGATGACGAGTATTGGTATGTCCAGCTAGAAGGAGACTGGAGCACGGCAAACCCACTTCCTCCTCCTCTATATGTTCCTATTCCAGGGGTGCCTGGCGGCTTAAAAGCAATCAATGGCGAAATTTTAGAAGATCGCATTGTTGAGCAAAACGGTATACCTGTTACGCGAGATACTATTAATCCAGTAACACAAACACGCTATGGATACGTTCAAGCAGTTCTTGTTGCAACTGATCCGTTCAACGGGATCCTGACTTTACGCAAGCGTGGTTCTGTAGAGGCAACACCTGATCGCACACTTGTGACGCCAGCAACCAGGCCACCTGCTATCGGTAGGTTCTTCATGACAGGTACTAGATATTGCTGTTCATGTCAAGATTTCACGCGTAGAAGCTATGCGTTTATGATGAATTTAAAAAATTCAAATCAACGTTGTTTCCCAAGAAATAGTATCGGCACAGTCAAGCCAGGCCGCAAAGAAATCATAATGCTCGACGGTCTAGTCAATAACAATGCAATGACGCCAGGAAATGTTAACAGAATGATGGAGATTGTTTCACCGTCTGCTGAATACAACATCCCCCCTACTGTGACTCCAAATTCAAAAACAGTGTTGGGTACAACAAGAGATAGTCCTGGTGTTTTTACAGATTTTGGTTCTGTTTACTTACGTGGAAATGATCCAGCCCTCCCTGGGGCGGTCTCTGATGGCCCTGTTACATATGCTGATTACTCTACAGTAGGCAATGAGCTGACATCGCTCACAGATACATGGACACCTGTTTTGGACGAGTTTCGTTATTGCAAACATATATATGCAATGCGCTTTAAAGAGGGCGTGTTTCCTCCAGAGCCTTCTGATGTTCCTTTTGGGAACGGAGGCATTGTTGAATGGGAGCAAGAGTTGGTTGACAAGAATAAAAAAAACCAAGAAAAAGTTAGTGTAGAACTAGCGAGAAATGCTTTGTCACTGATGGATGTTCCACCATATAACTGCCAAGCACCCATGATGATGCCAATGATGCAGAAATTGTTTAATGTTCCGTCTACTTTTGTGCTGATGGAAGGCTTTAAAATGTTTGACAAAAACGGTTCAATCTACATTCCATCTTTGGGGCAGATGCCCGCAATTTGATACATTGAATTAAAATAAAAGTATTGCATCCACGCATCTGTGTTACTGCTGACTTCTACATTTGATGCTTTGCAGGTGATTACCAGTGCAGCTGGTAACATTGAAGTGCATGCGTCTTATGCAGATAACAATAACGGGGTTGTTACCGCTGGCCGCCTTGATTCCGTTATTGCTTTAGCAACCACTACAACTATTGTCCCTCCTCCTTCCGCAAACACAACACAAAGAAATGTAAGAACTGTTTTTATTAAAAACGATGTAACTACAGGAAGTAACACGTTAACAATTAACCATACGGATGGAACGCGTTTTACTACCCTATGGAAAGGTTCCCTGGCACAGGGGGAATCTTTAGTTTTCAATGAAAATGCTGATTGGGTTGTATATGACATAGGTGGTCTAGCAAAAGTTTATACAATGATTGGCGCCACTGGTCCGCAAGGGGATCCTGGTGGGCCAACCGGGGTCACAGGTCCCGCTGGTGCTACGGGCGTCGGTATTACTGGTGCGACAGGTGCCACAGGTGTAGGCATTACTGGTGCAACGGGAATAGGCATTACAGGTGCAACAGGTCCACAAGGTGCCACAGGTGTAGGCATTACTGGTGCAACGGGAATAGGTATTACTGGCGCCACAGGTCTACAGGGCGCTACAGGAGTAGGTGTTACCGGCGCTACTGGTGTCACGGGTTCACAAGGTGCCACAGGTGTAGGTATTACAGGTGCAACAGGTATTGATGGTCCTACTGGCGCAACAGGAGTAGGTATTACGGGGGCTACTGGACCTATTGGTGCCACAGGTGTAGGTGTTACCGGCGCGACAGGTGCTACGGGAATAGGCATTACAGGGGCTACTGGTGCTACTGGTGTTGGTGTTACTGGTGCAACAGGGCCTATTGGCGCCACAGGTCCAGCAGGTGGCGGCGGTAGTTCAGCTGGTGCCAACCTGTTCCTTAACATTACTTGTATTTAAATTATGGCTGCATCACCCGCCTTTATCTCAACACCGCGCATCGGGCGCCTGTCGCTGAGCACAGCGAACACCGCCACCGATGGCACCGGCACGATCAGCGACCTGCTTGTTGGCGCATCTGCCGGCACTCGGATCCTTAGCGTGAACGTCCAAGGCACCGCGACCACGGTGGCGGCACTGGTCAACCTGTTTTTGTTCGATGGGACGCAGTGGGACCTGTTCGATCAAGTAACCATTAGCGCTTTGACGGGTAGCAACACCACCAAGGGCTACCGCCTGGTGACGGCCTACACCGATCTGGTGCTACCAAGCGCGACATGGAAGCTGGGCGCCACGATCACGGTTGCACCGACGACCGGCACGGTGCGGGTTGCAGCGTTCGGGGGTGACCTGACATGAACCTGAATCCTATCGGCTGGCCATCTGCGGTGCTGCGTCTACTGGCGCGGCTAGACAGTGATGGCGTCAACAGCACCACACCAGTCACCGAGATCAACGGTGGCACGATCAGCGCAACCAACGCGGACATCGCCTTGGTCGCCAAGGGCACAGGCGCAACGCTGGCGCAGGTGCCGGATGGGACGGTGGCGGGTGGCAATAAGCGGGGCGCTGGGGCCACGGATTGGCAGAAGTCACGCAACAGTTCCGACCACGTAGCAAGCGCACCATCGTCAACCATTGGCGGCGGTGAGCGAAACCGCGCTAGTGGCAGCTGGGGCACCGTTGGAGGAGGTTTTTTAAATGTCGCTTCTGGCGATTACTCTGGAGTTGCTACAGGCAGAGACAATTTTGCCAATAGCGGTCACGGCTTCGTAGGTGGCGGCCAAACCAACGGCGCCACCGCCGGCCACGCAACGGTGTGTGGGGGGCAAAACAACATTGCAAGTGGCGGCTATTCGGTCGTTGGAGGAGGTGTTAGCAACACCGCCAGTGACTCAAGTGCTACTGTTGCTGGCGGAGAGTCCAATACAGCAAACTCAGCTTATTCCTTTATTGCCGGTGGACGCCGCGGTACCACACGAAGTATCATTGGCAATCACGTATTGCCCGCGTGCAATTCGCCAGTCGCATCGATTTCAGGCGCCAGTCAAACTGCCTTGCTAATCCTTGGCCGTCAAACTACCGACGCCACCGCCACAGTCCTCGCCAGCAACAGCAGCGCAGCCAACTTCAGCAACCAAGTCACCCTGCCCAATAACAGCGCCTACAGCTTCTCTGGTGAAGTGATTGCTGGCGTGACCGGCGGCGGCAACACAGCCCGCTGGACCATCAACGGCGCCATCAAGCGTGGTGCTAACGCCGCATCCACAGTGATGGTCGGCACGCCTACGGTCACCATGACGCATTTCGATGCTGGCGCTGCTACGTGGGTTGTCGCCGTCACAGCAAATACCGCCATCGGCTGCATCACCATCACCGTCACTGGTGCAGCGGCCACCACGATCAGGTGGGTCTGCCGCATCGACACCACTGAGATGACCTTCTAATGGCCCTGTCTATTTCGCTCAACGAAACCAACATCGGCATCCCGCTGCCCGATACCTACGCCTGCATCACCCTGCTGCGGTGTGACAAGGAGCATATGCTCATGCAGGTGTCGCATTACGCCAGCGCTGAGGCACGGCACGCCAATGCTCAGCCGGTCTATGACCGCACCTTCACGGCGCCCACCGCTGAACTGCAGCCCGGCACCAATCCCCTAGCCATCGCCTACGTCTGGCTCAAGGCGCAGCCCGAATACGCTGCCGCGGTGGATAGCTAAGCACAAAACAACCAAATGCAGCTTTAAGGTCTAACGCTATACTTGGTTGACCGATTAGCAACCTATGCGTCTTCACTTGGTTGGTATTTTCCATACCCAAGCAACAGCTGCATTTTCTCATTGTGCTTTTACAGGTAAGGCTTTACGTTTTCCTCGTATGATGCAGGCGCAAGGTTATGAAGTAATTGAATACAGCAATGAAGGAAGTGAAGCAGGCGCCACAGAGCACGTACCCATCCTGACCTTGGATGAATTTAGCGAGCTTTATGGAAGCCGTAAGGATACTGACTTTCATGGTGATGACGCCACAGTAGGAAGCAAGGGACACCAACTATTTGAAGAACGTCTTATCGTCGAGCTGCGTAAACGTTTACAAAAAGAAGACATAATTTGCCATCCGTTTGGACATGCCCATCAAGTATTGATGGACAAGTTTCCTTTGCATCAACACGTAGAAACAGGCATTGGTTATCCTACATTGATGCCAAATAGTTTTCGAATCTTTGAAAGCTACGCTTGGATGCACTACCATCAAGGTCAAGAAAAACGTCAAGGCAAGAACTACGAATGGGTTATTCCTAACTACTTTGACCTAGATGAGTGGCAACCATCCTACAAACCAGGAAAATACCTTGCTTTCTTGGGACGTATTTGTTCAGCCAAGGGGATGGATACAATTAAAGAAATTGCAAACTACAGTCCTTGGCCTATTGTCCTTCATGGGCAAGGTGATCCAACTCCCTGGGAGCACCCTAATATTGAATATCGTGGACCTATTACTGGCAAAGCACGTTCTGATTTTTTACGCAACGCAAGAGCTGCATTGATGCCGACAAACTTTACCGAGCCATTTGCAGGTAGCGGAGTAGAGGCAATGATGTGTGGAACTCCGCTAATTGCTGTTGATTATGGAGCATTTACTGAAACCATTGTCGATGGCGTCACTGGTTTTCGTTGTCACACATTACAAGACTGGATTGATGCTATCCATAATGCAGGAAATCTTAATAGAGTTACAGTCGCTAACACTGCAAGGATGCGCTACAGCTTAGAGACATGTGGCAAAAAGTACGACAAAATATTCAAAGACATCAACAACCTTAACAAGAAAGGTTGGTACCAGTTACGTGAAACAGATGTGATTAACTACACGCATTTACACTATGAAGAACTTCCTTTTGCCAAGCGTTTAACAAAATGGATTGCCGATAATCTACGCCCAACAAAACTTTTGGATATTGGCTGCGGTCCAGGTACTTACGTCAATTGCTTCCAGGATCTTGGGGTCAATGCAATAGGTTATGACTCGGACACTCGTGTTAATGGAAGTCCAAATCTTATTTGTCAAAGTTTGTTTGATGTAAAAGATACTGGTGATGTTGTTCTTTGCATGGAGGTAGCAGAGCATATTGACAGTAGTAGCAATCAGCAAATTGTAGAAGCAATGACAAGCTTTTTGGAACCTGGCGGCATATTGATATGGACAGCGGCTTCACCGGGACAGGGAGGCGTCGGTCACATTAATTGCCAAACAAAAAACTATTGGGATAATCTTTTTAGCAGCACAGGCTTGACGAGGGAGTTCAACATAGAAAACACTCTTTTAGAATACATTAAGAACGGGTATCACATGGGTTGGTTCACTCAAAATCTTTTGATATACAAAAAAGATGACTGATACAAACATTAACTTTGGCGACGTTGTTGACTCAACTAAACCAGCTTCGCAAGCTGAGCTAGATCGTCGCCAGTATGGATTTAGTGAAGTGTCTTACGAAGGGTCCCCTACCGTTTACAAGACAGGTGATGTTGTTTATTTGCCTTACCAAATAACCGAACTGTCTTCAATGGAAGCCGTAGGACTCGCCTGGGAGGCATACTCACAAGATTTGTTGCCACAATAAAAGCCCCCTCGGGGGCTTGTTATCATTGGTTTGCTTAGCTTGCAATGACAAGGGCTTTTGTTTTTGTTAACTGCTTGCGAACAGCGGTAACGTTCCAGCGATAGCTATCCCTAGAGCGTGTCTCAGGAAAAGCAGCGTAGTGTGTACCAAGCTTCAGAGTGCCGTCGTCGCGGTACTGGAAGAGGGTCTTGCGGTCAATACCGAGGAGTTCTTCCACACGTTGCGCGGAGACCCATCCAGGGTGCTTAGCCATGGCTTGAGAAGCTGTCTACGTCACAAGCTTATCAGCCGTCAAGAGGGCGTCAACAGGTTTAATAAAGTTTTTATCTCTTTATTTTCTCTTCGAAAAGTGAGGTGAAATTAAAATAGGTTAACAGTACACAAGAGCATGTTCAATTGCGAACAGGAACCCCTCGCCCTGCTCATTGAATTAACTCCGAAGCTAGCAAAAAAACGTTACCGCCAATCTATATACGATGCCTGGGATTCAAGATGTGCTTATTGCGAAGAAGTTGCCACTTCCCTGGACCACATAATCCCAAGGTTTAAGTCTGGGTCTAGCAATAGAAATAATCTTGTGCCTGCATGTCGCAGGTGCAATACTTCCAAGGCTAGTACCAAGGTGAATGAGTGGTTTGAAAAACAAGAATTTTTTACACAAGCTAAGATGGATAGAATCAACTCCTGGATGAAACAAGAACCTATTGATGTTTTTGTTTATCAGGTAGACACGTTATCGGCAGCTGTTTGACATGGGACTCTCGTATGACCCCTCCAGAAAAAAGTGGGATTTAGTACCTGAAAAAGCCGATTATCAAACTAATCGGCCCATGACAAATACTGTTTCCATTACAAGAGATGTTTGGACATATGAGAGAAGTCAAACACCATACACAATCAAAGGACAGACTTACTACGCCATGGTGCCTGTCCAGGTAAAAAAAACGGCAACAGTTAATGTAGATGGCGGATATTGGGATGTAATCAATGCTCTTAATGCAGCAGGCATACCTAATCCGCAGCCTTGGGAGGCGGAGAATGCATTAAAACAAGCGCAGGAGGGAGCTCGTCAAACCAACCAATACAACCAATCTTTAAATCAACAAGGTGCTGAATTTAACGCAGCCGCTCAGAAAAAAAATAATGCGTACAACTCTGTTGTCTCCTTGGCTAGCACAACAAGAGGCGGTGACTACGTTCAAATGCGTGATCAAATTCGCAAGTTAGATTTAGATGCAACAACAAAAAATAACCTGGAGAATTACTACAAAGCTTTTTATCAAATAGAAAAACTACAACAATGGAATCCAGCACTTGGAGCCAAGCCCCAATATGGTGAATTTGACCCTAAGTACTACAAGCAACAAAACCCAGCAGTTGCAGCTGCCTGGCAAGCTGCAGTAGCAAATGACGATATTGATATCACGCAACGATATGGCGAGAATGGTTATTACCTGCAGCACTACACTTCTCAAGGCAAAGCATCGGGATTAAGGGGTAATGCTCCAGAGCAAACATCTGCTGCTCTTGCGTATACAGAAAAGAAACCTACGGATGCGGATTTACAGCAGGTAAGAAATCTTCAATTGGGCGTGGACACAACTTCACAAACTCAACGCCTGCTTAATATTCCAGCAATTGCAACTGAGTGGGAGAAGGCTAAAAACGGAGATCCATATTGGGCGCAACAGGCAAAAGAAAAATATCTAAACCCAGATAAGCCCGATGAATTTACAGCGTTATTTAGGTTGTCTGAGCGTCCAGAAGACAAGCAAGTAAGTTTGCAATACAACGTAAATGCTGGTTATGGCGTAACGGAATTAGAGGACGCAATCAATCAAGCTGTTGGCGAAAAAGCAACAGTTGATGTCAAGCGGTTTGGGGCGTTGACGCAAGACGCATTAAAAACAACCATTGAGGAAATGAAGAAAGCAAAAGGCAAAGAGCAAATGCTCAGTCTTTTGGGAGGATTTGGTGGCTTTAGTGAGGTCATGGACATCAACAAGGAGCTTACTAACAGCATCATGGGCGACTCTGGGGTTGGTGGCATGCTTTCTTTTATGTCAGGAGGCAAAGCCGAGGAGTCCCTGGAGAAAAGCCTGCAAAATATCACAGGCGTAAAGAACAACGTTACGTACAACTGGCAACAATGGTTCGACGAAACACTTAAGAAAAAATATGAACAAGATGTGGAGCTTGGTTACACAGCAGGAGAAGCCAAGGAAAACGTAAAGATACAAGCAGATTTTGCTCGTAATTTTATTGATAAATACTTGACGCCGCGGTTCAACACCTCGCGTTCAATGGACGAGTTTGTTGAATACTTGGACGTGCGTCAAGAAGAGCAAAACCCATTCCAGACGCAGGACATCTTAAACGCAACAAATCAAGTTGCAAACTTAAGAGCGCAGATGTACTTGGACCAGTTAAAGGCATCTTCTGATCGTTACTTCAACTCAGACTTTTACTTCAATCCAACGGGAGACAAGGCAAGGACTTCCAACTACACAGAACAAGCGGCAACCGTAGCCTCTGACTGGGAGTCTGCCAAGAAGGGCGATGCGTACTGGGCGCAGCAGGCATATCGTTTTGGCGTGGACCTTAACAACAAGGACGCCTTTGCACGTATGCATTTCCAAGTCAAGGGCCAGGGACGTGGTTACGACGGGGCAGAAGACATTCTCAACGCTGGCAAGGTACAAGATGAGATCTACTCAAAAATTCTTCCGGCTCTTAAAGAAGAAGCTTTGAAACAAGGCACTGTTTTTGGTCAGTTTGTGACCCCAGAAGAGTTTACCGACGAATTACTGAAGGGCCTGGATCCAGCAGACAAAGAGTCTTGGGATGAGGTTCTTCAACGATACGGTATTACCGACTTCAAGGGCACAATTGATGAGCTTAAAGAGTACGTAACGGAGACACTGCGCACTGGATCCGCACAAAAAATTAGGGAAGAACTAAAGTACTTAAATGAAAAGCGCAAGAAACCGACACAAGAAATACTTGGCTTGACTTACATTGAGCGCCCTGAAGACTATAAAGATCAGCAGGCAAAACCATCTACCGAGCTGTATAAAACATTTCAGTCTGCTGGTTACCAGGGCACAGAGGATGAATTTTACGAAAAGTTTTTCCCTGATCTAGACCGCTCTGAGCAAACGTTACTAACAAAAGCAGGCTCTGATTCAGCACTCAAGATACAAGGATTAGACATGAGCGATCCCTTCGCCTCCCTTGGAACTATTGAAAGCTTCTTTGGTGAAGATTCCTCATCTGAAGAAGGAACCAAGACAACGCGAGATACCGATATGGATAGTTATTTTAAACTGGGATTAGATGACGACGAAGATGAAGACTACAAGTCCAAAACAGGTAGTCAGATTCTCGGTGAGTTCACATCCATGTTTAAGGGTCTCTAATGTCAGACAAGCGTAAAAAGGCAGCCTCCGCCTCTAAGTTACATAAAGATTCAATGGCCTGCAATAAGCCTCGTCGCGATATTCAAGGCGGTAAAAAATCTGTTGTAAAGGCGTGCGAAAATGGGCAAGAAAAAATTGTACGTTTTGGCGATGCCAATATGGAAATTAAACGAGACAATCCAGAGCGACGTAAAAATTTTCGCGCAAGACACAACTGTGACGAGCCCAAGAGCAAGTTGACAGCTGGTTACTGGTCGTGCAAAGCCTGGTGATACGCGCTAAGCTTTCAATGCCTCACTCAAATCCAAGTGGCAAAACCCAAGTCCAGCCTAGCTCTCAAGCCTGAGTCCAAACCCAAGAAAACTCGCCAAGGTCAGGGGCAGAACTCACTGCCTAGCCATGGACGCAAAAAGATGCGCGGGCAAGGTAAGTAAATTGTGTATGATTGGGAGTAACAATAGTTGCTCCCATGTCAGATCTTTCTCGTGCGATTAACTTAATCCGCAAGTACGAGGGCTTTAACGAAAAAGCCTACCCAGATCCGATTACGGGCGCAGAACCTTACACAATTGGATACGGAACTCAATTCTACCCAGATGGATCTGCCGTTAGACGTGGGCAGTTCTGTACCATGGAAAAAGCACTGGAATATCTATTCAATGAAGTCAGTATTATTGAAACGCAGTTAGATAAATTAAACCTTGGCCTTGACAGCGTGATGCGTCAGGCATTGATTTCGTTCATTCATTCGATTGGCTGGGAGCCTTTCCTTTACAGTCACGTAATTGACTGCGTTGAAAACGAAGACTTCTGTGCGGCAACAGAAGAGATGGGCCAATGGATTTTTGATGCCGACCATCACGTCGTTGGCAACCTCCTGGACCGACGCAGGGAAGAAATCAATTTGTTCCTGGAAGACCTGGATGAACACCCTTGGCCCTCTAGTGAAATCCTCCTTGGCGCTTTTAGGAATTATTCAGCTTCTCAGCATGAAATCAACGCGATTCGGAAGCTGGAAGAACGGATCAGTCCTTATATCCTTTCTGAATTTGCTAATGAGTTTTGCAGTGGCAGCAACCAATGGTTAGACAATCCTGCAAAGGACTACGATTCTGTCTTTAGCAGCTAGGCTTAGAATAAATGAAAGAAAGCATGAACAGCCGAATGGAGCGTTCAGTTGAACCACGGGAATTTGAACTTCCCTTAGAGCTTCAGTTCTCCATGCGCAAAGCTGAGCTTGCTGCTCAAGAAATGACATGGGATGATCTGTACGCAGCCCTGTTGAACCTCTACCATCAACGCCTGATGGAGTGGTATGCGGTCAAAGAGATCATGGCGTCTGAAAATATTGAGATTGATTTTGATATCCCAACAGACCTGGAGCTAGCAGAACTCGCCGCCGCATGTATATACGACGACGAGGACGAGGAAGAAGACGATCTTCAGCCTTTCTGAGTTTCGTCAAGTTGAATAAGGCGGTCCAGGTACCACTGGGCTTTCTTCAGTGATTCTGTACCGCCTTTGTGGCGTTCGCGCCAGGTGTACTTTAAATTGTTGCCTTTGCAGTAACCACGAAATTCTTCGGCAGTCAAAGCTGCTTCAATGGCATCGATGCATTCAATTCCACCATCAGTGTAGTGTGAAGGATGATTCACCAGATCCTCCTGGACCACAGGAGCAGTTTCTTTTGTTGCCCAGGGAACTGGGCAAACACCATCCTTACACTCAGTCAAGTCGCTAATTATCGGCGCAAACCACGGCGAAGACGAGACTGTTCCATCAGCTCCTCGTTCGGCTTCCCCAGATCCAGCACTAATGCTTTGGGTTTCGGTGATGCTCCCATCTCCAGACCCTGTTCCATTGTTGGAATATAGCCCGTTGCTCCAGGCCGTCCCCCCTCGAGTGCCAAGTTTGTCCGTTCCCTTCCGTCCTGACATAAGGTTAACCCTCTGTTGTACATATCCATTAAGGGTACATCATTTTCTTCGTTGGCGAGAGGTGCGCCAAAATCATCTTCATCAAGACAACGACACTGCAGTTCGTCTTGAACAAAGCTATCTAAAAAACCAGCGGCTCCATGCATGGTAGTATCTGGGCTTGATTTATTCCTACTACAATCATACTATGGCAGATTTATTTAACTCTAATTACGACCCTCGCCAGCTATCAGGAACTTCTGGGGCTGAGGTATCAGACTTGCGTCCTGAGCAAGCTTATGACACTGACCTCAGGCGTGTAGACGAAAGTGAAAGGGGTTCAGCAGAATCCTTAAACGACAATCAAAATCGTGTTGCCAAGTACATGCGTGCTGCCAAAAGCGCAGGCAAGTTTCGGCAAAGTGCTGGTATTGATGAGCCGAGCATCCGAGGTAAAACGCCACGGTCGGAAGCGTCTATCAACGGGACAGTGCTGCCGAGCCTAGGAGATTCGGGTGGGCGCTCCGGAAGTACCGGATACGCCCGTAAGCCTAAGCCACAGTTCGGCAAACCGTTTGTTTAGACCTGGCTGTACACAACCTCATAGGGCTGGTTCTGGTACTTACCCTTGCGATCTTGATAACTTGTCTCGCAGGGCTCGCCACGATAAAACAAAAGCTGCGTAATGCCTTCGTTGGCGTAGATGCGGTTGAACAAACCGGTGCAGTTGCTGATCTCAAGTGTCAGGTGACCCTGCCAAGCAGCTTCTGCAGGCGTAATATTTACCAAGATACCCGATCGTGCATACGTAGATTTGCCAACGGCTACTACGGTCACGTCGCGAGGCAGCTTAATGTGCTCCATTGCCACGCCCAAGCAATAGCCGTAAGGAGGGAGAAGGAAATACTCTCCCTTCTCATCTTCTAGTAGCTCGGCGGGCTTCAAGATGCTTTCATCAAAATCCTTGGGATCACAGTCACCGGCTTGGATCTTACCGAAAATTAAGCATTGCTTAGGTGAAAGCCGGATGTCGTAACCGTAAGAGCTGAGGCCATAGCTCAAAAGCTTACGGCCATCTTCCTTGCTGATTAGGCGATCAACAAAAGGTGAAATCATTTCATGCTCTTCAGCAAGTTGTTTGATTTCCCAGTCAGCAAGGACGCTCATGATGGTCAGCAATCGTTCTTCAGTATACGGAACCTAGGAAAGGATATGACCTTTTTCGGCGTATAAGTCAATAAACTTTTCTACGGCAGCACCAGAGCTGTCCACTGGAGGCAAGTACACAACAAGTGAAGTGCACGTGGATTGTTGTTTAACTTCGTCACCAACGACCTTTAGCAGCTTTGGAGCAGTCCGCAAGATACATATAGGAAAACTAAAGATTCGTGGGTCGTAACGAATCATGTCAGGGCAGTTGGTAAAATACAGGCCCTGCTTGATTTCTTTACTGAGCCAGGCGTTGTACATGCGTTTGAACCAAACAGCATGTGAAGACCTAAGAGTAGGAGAAGACCCTCGCGTAAACTTCCAGCGTTCATTTGGTTTGTCCCAGTAATACGTGCCGTTGGGAGGGAATAGATATGCATTCCCATGCCATTGCTGGGCATTTAGTCCGTCGTCGCTAGGGGTGAAAAATTGTGTCGCCTGTACATGCTCATTTGCGATCTTGGAGCTTGCTACATCAAGATCAATGCCACCCATCAGGGCATGTGCTGATGCCACCAGGTCTGGGCTTGTGATCAGCTCATTGTTTTCTGTGTAGCCAGGGCGGAATGTTTTCCCCATCAGCTCTCTGCAGTTTTCTGGTAATCAACTTCAAAGTAACGCATGCCGTCCTTGTCGTTAATGATGTAACCAGCTTTTTCTAATGGGTTAATTTTTTGTGCAGCTGCGAGAATGCGTCTAAAGCTTTCGGCCATGTCGCCATCATGTTCACGTTCGCACTCCTCTTGGGCAGAGTGAATTTCCTTGAGGGTCAAAAAGAACATAGAACGGGATTTGTCCTGGGGCTGGAACACCATTACGCCAGGACCCTCGGTATCCCAAAATTTGCAATACTGTTGTCCTAAGTCACCAAGAATTAACTTGATGGTGGCATCAAGCATCTTGGCCTTTGTATTGTCAGCTTCCAGGCCAATGACTGAAGCAATTAATTTTTCACGGCGATTCATGGTTTAATCAATCCTTGGCGAGAAAGTGCATCAATAAGCTTGGGCAAAGGCTTGTAAATTACGACAAGCTTTCCAAGGATGCCACGTTTTTTTACCAGCTTACCCCGTTCGTCACGTAATTTGTCAAATTCTCCTGAACGGATAAGGTATTCAGCCACACAACGAAGCCTGCGTTTCAAAGGCAGTTCAGCCAGTGGAAATTTACCGCAAATTGTATCTGGAGCCATGTCCCTAAATGCCATGCGCAAGCGATTGGCAAGGGTCATGTTTGAATTCTCATCTTCTTCTTCATAGTTTTTTAAGATCTCCAGGTACCTTCTTAGACACTTGTCATCGAATGAGCCCTCGGGAGGCAAGAAGATTGCAACCTGATTAACCAAAGATTCGGGCAAAACCTCTACATGGTTTGCAACCGTAACTTTCTTGATGTCAACATTGGCAAAGCGGTGGGCCATCACTGAAACTCCTTAAAGCGTTCAGGGATCTGGTACAAGCGTGCGTCTTTGCGTAGATCCAAAATGTCGATTTTTTTATTCTTTGCAAACGCCTGGATCAGATGGTTCCAAGGAATCCGGATTACCGGTTTTTTCATGTCGCCAGGAGCGATGTTTATATAATGAATGCCCTCTTCCCACCCTTTATCCACATTTTTCTTGCCAACGGTAATCCAGTTCCTAATCGTTTGATCAGATACGTTTAGGCGCCTTGCACACTCCTCTGTAGAAATGTATTCATCAGCGTATGCCTCTGGATTCAACATGTCTGTTTCTCCAGTGGAATAGCGACTGTGCCATAGGGACGCAAGGATATTTCGAATCCCTTTCAGTTCCCACGCAATGTCTTCAAGGCCTTTTCTAATACCGTGGGTCATACGTCAATAATCTTTAAGTAGATGCTAGTGTGTGGGGAAAGCATTTGCATCATGGAAGAGCAGGTAACTCCCAGTCAGCAACCGATTCCCAGTCAGGTTACTGCCGAGCAATTGGCAGAGATGAAGACAAGGGCTCGTGACTTGGCGATCCAGCAAACCCTGGCACAACAAGCTGCTATTCCCCAGCAAAGGCCGCAGGTTGTTTATGTGCGACGCAACTTGACGGTGGCAGAGCTGCTGTTGGTATTCCTCATCTCGTGCGGTATTGTTACCGGAGTCCAGGCCACATGGAACTTTGCCTCAACTTTCTTACCACGCCTTGAGATCAAGGTTAAGTAATTTACTAGGCTCAGAGAAACTATAATTGATTTAGGAGTACCTGTGCGTATACAGTGGCAAATCGTCGTATTACAGAACTTCCAGCTTTAGCTGGAGCTGATGTAGCTGAGCAGGATCTGCTGACGATGGTCCACATTGCGGAGGTGGACCCCGCACTTAAAAACAAGAAAATTACAATTTCTGGTTTTAGGGATTACCTTACAACCAAATATATAACAACCACTGGTGGCACTGTTACAGGGAATGTCTCGATACTAGGGAATTTAACTGTAACAGGCGCTACCGTTGTTAATACAATTGCAGGTGGTGGCCTTGCGACCTTTAGTGGCGTTATTGTTCAAAACAATTTAACCACAAGTGGCACGATCAGCGGGCAAACAATTACTGGTCAGGCAATTCAATCCACAACAATCAATTCGGTAACAGGTACATTCACCACGGTTACCGGTGCCACTTCAAATTTTGTAAGCGGTAACTTCAGCACCAGTCTTTCGGGTGCAACGATTACTGGTAATACGTTACAGGCAACATCTGGACAGTTTAGTTTTTTAAGCGGCGCCACGATTACAGGTGGTTTGGTCGAAGGTATCAGTGGTATTTTCGGAACGCTTGTAACTCCCGTCCTGAACGTAAACGGTAACCTGTCCGTTGCAAGTGGCTTGACCGTTACCGGTCTTGCTCAATTTGCATCTGGCGTACAAGTCACCGGAACATTATCAGGAACAACTGTTACTGGGACCACGGCACAATTTACAACTGTTACTGGTGTAACGGGTGTTTTTACAAGTACGTTATCAGGTGCATCCATTACTGGATCAACTGTTAACGCCACATCAATTACTGGTGTTTCTGGGACTTTTACAACTCGAGTATCGGGTGCAACCGTTACAGGTAACGTAGGTTCTTTTGGTTCTGTTAGTGGTATTTCCGGTGTATTTTCACAGGTTTTATCAGGTGCTGTAATTACTGGAGACGCGGGTCGTTTTGCAGTAATTACTGGCGTATCCGGTGTTTACACCAACTTGTCAGGGACTACCGTAACTGGTGACACTGTATTAGCTACCAGTGTCACAGGTGTTTCCGGTGTATTTACCAGCCGCATATCGGGTACAACCGTTACGGGTACCAATGCAGCGTTTACGAATATTACCGGTGTCTCTGGTGTATTCACTGCACAAGTTTCAGGCACGACAATCACAGGCGCCAGTGGGGCATTTACCTCTTTAACGGGTGTAACCGTTGTTGGTACCACGCTTGTTAGTGGCTTAACGGTTAGCGGCAATACAGTTGCGGCAACTATTGGTACATTTATTTCGCTGACGGGTAACACCTTTACCTCTACTACCGGCAACTTCACCACAATTACTGGAGCCACTGGTTTATTTCAGACTTTAACTGGTGTGAGCGGAGCGTTTACTTCTGGCCTTACTTTTAGTGGTCAAACAGTTGCAACGCAACCATATGCAGACAATGCTGCGATTGTGTTTGCCATTGCCCTAGGTTGAAGACCTTATAATTAAGAAAACTGTACTGATAACTGCAAATAAATGGCTCGTTTTATTTCTGTTGTTAGATCCAATATTGCTAGTGGAGTTGCGTCTCCAACTGTAATTATTTCTGGCACGTCAAACGCAAGTGGTGTACCCGCTGGCACCTATGGCGTTATCTTGAGCATCTTGGCTTCCAACACTACGGCCAACTCTCAGAACGTTACTGTACAGTTAATTAAGTCAGGCGGTACCCCCACGGGATCGCTCGTTACCTCTGGCACTGTACCAAACCAGTCTTCTCTTGAATTCATGACCGGTAATAAGGTTATCATTCAATCAGAAGACGTGATCCGAGCTTATGCTGGCACTGGTAGCGCCATTGACGTTACTGTTTCGTACATGTTGAACCCTCAAGATAATACGATCTGATCATGCCATACATTGGTAATACAACTAGCTCTTTTGATGTCAATACCAACAACATCAATAATGGTGCAGTAACAACAGAAAAGTTAGCGTCGCCAATTGCTCCGACAGTTAGCAGCATCAACGGCGGGCCGCTTGCTGGTGCCCGTAATCGCATTATCAACGGTGATATGCGGATTGATCAAAGGAACGCTGGGGCGAGTGTAACCGTAGGTGTAGGGAATGGTAGTCTCTACTTTCTTGATAGGTTTTTTGCTCAGAACATAGGTGGTTCATCAGCATTCACAGCACAGAGATCAGCGCTATCCCCCGCTCTATTTACAAATTCAACGCTTATTACCACTACAACAAGCTCCGCCCCTTCAGCAGCAGACTCCAAGTTTTTTAGTCAATACATTGAAGGATTTAATGTAGCCGATTTTGGTTGGGGCACGGCTTCTGCGCAGACAGTTACGTTGTCATTCTGGGTTAGGAGTTCCCTGACTGGATCTTTTGGCGTTGGCCTTGCTAATAATGCTGCCTCAAGGTCTTATGCGGCCCCTTACTCTATTGCTGCCGCAAACACGTGGGAGTACAAGACGATTGTTATCCCAGGAGATATCACTGGGACATGGGCGACTGACAACACTACTGGACTCCGCCTGACATTTAACATTGGATCTGGCTCTGACTGGCATCAGTCCACTAATGCATGGGGTGCTAGTGGAGGTGGACGAGGTGCTTTCAGTGGTGTTACTTCACTGTTGGCAACCAACGGCGCCACCTTCTACATCACCGGCGTGCAACTCGAAGCGGGCACAGTAGCCACTCCTTTTGAGCGCAGGAGCTACGGGCAGGAGCTGGCGTTGTGTCAGAGATATTACGAAACTAATTCCGGCGTGAATCAAACTGTTGCTAACGGCGGTAGCTACGCCCATGTACCGTTTAAGGTCACAAAACGTGCGTCGGCAACAGTTTCGCTAACGCTAACACTTGGAACATTTACGGATTTACAAAGTGGTTCGTTTGGGTTTTACGCCAGTTTCACGAATACCAATGCTTTCTTTTTTGCCGCCTCCGCCGAGCTGTAACCCATGACCTACCAACTCACCACTTCCGACTGCATCCTCCGCCTCACCGACAACGCCTTCATCCCACCCGACCCTGCCAACACCGACTACCAGGCCTATCTGGAGTGGGTCGAGGCTGGTAATATGCCCGAGCCTGCCCCTGAGCCTGCACCGGCTCCCGTGCTAACCACCGAGCAGAAACTTGAAGCTGCTGGGCTGACTGTGGCAGAACTTAAAGAATTGTTTGGGCTTGCTTAAACCCCCCTTGAGCTGATAATTAATCTATAATTTGATCAGCTTATTTATTGACCATGGCCTCGATTCAAGAAAAGATTGATACCCTCTACAAGGAACTGGAAGAAGTTGTGGAACAACACAACCAAGCACTTCAGGTCCAGAATGCAGCCAAGGAGAAAGCCCTTTCTCTTCAAGGTGCACTCAATGCTTTGAAGCAACTGCAAGAAGAGGAAGCCGAGGCTAAGTCTGAATGATCTAAAATAGAAACAAGCGCGTAGGGTAAAGTTGAGCTACATTGGTCAACAACCTGTAGTTGGTCGTTATATTAAAATCGACCAAATCTCTGGTGGTTTTAACGGAACAGCCAGTGGCTTTACCCTGGCAGCAGGTGGACAAGGTGTTTTACCTGGTACGGCACGCAACTTAATGCTGTCCTTGGGTGGTGTTATCCAAGAACCAGAGGTTGATTTTACAATCTCTGGCTCTGGGATTACATTCACCACCCCGCCAATTACTGGTACTACCTTCTTCTGTGTCGTCTTTGGCGACATGCAAGCTATTGGGCGCCCCAGTGATGGCACCATCATCCCTGCTTCTATCGCTACCAGTGGTGTCTTCACCTTTCCTGATAGCGTTAACGTCAATGGCTCTGGTTTCTTAAAAGTTCCTGTTGGCACTACTGCCCAACGACCTTCTCCTGTTGCAACTGGTTATATTCGTTACAACACCACTAATCTTCAATACGAAGGTTACGGTCAAGGTACTTGGAGTCAACTAGGCGGTGGTGCTACGGGTGGTGGCTCAGACCGTTGGGCAGTAGAGCACGACAATACCATTACTCAGAGTTATACCATCAGCACCGGGAAGAACGTTATTTCAGCGGGCCCCCTCACTATTCAAGCAGGCGCTGTTGTCACAGTTCCCGCTGGCTCAACTTGGAGCATTGTTTGACATGGCACCTCTTTACATCAACGGTACATCTGGCATCTCCGGTGTAGACGGTTCAGCTGCTACACCAGCTCTGCAGGGTACAGATACCAACACCGGCATCAGCTTTGGGAGTGATGTCATTATCGCTAGTACGGGTGGTACAGAGAGATGGCGGACGGATGCCAGTGGCAGGCTCTTAGTTGGCACGTCTACTAGCGTTAACAACCTCCTAGACGGTGCGTTGCAGATTGTTGGCACTTCAGCGGATTCTTATATCACTGCTACAAGATACTCCTCTGTCGCTGGCGACCCGGCTGGCATCGTCCTAGGCCGGTCCAAGTCTGCAACGAAAGGAACGAACACAATTGTTGCCAGCGGAGATGCACTTGGAGCTATTTCTTTTAGTGGCGCCAATGGCACGAGCTTTGATCAAGCAGCAAGCATTGTTGCTTTTGTAGACGGCACCCCTGGCGCATCTGGTGACATGCCAGGCCGCCTAGTGTTCTCCACTACTGCAGACGGCGCGGCTAGTCCGACGGAGCGGATGAGGTTGACTAGCACCGGTGCGCTGCTTATTGGAGGCACAAATATCAGCACTGGCAAGTTGTTTGTTTCCGCAAATATACCTGCTGAAACATCACAGCGAATAGCTTTGTTCTCTGGAAGCGGAGCCGGCGATGCCATTCTTGAAGGAATTGCTATATCTAAGTTTGACAACAACTCCACAACTGCGCAGATCTTCCAGCGTTTCTACATCAACAACGGCACTGGTGGCAGCGGGCAAATTAACGCGAATGGTAGTGGCGCCGCCGCATTTGGAAGTTTTTCAGATGCCAGGTTGAAAGAAAATATCGTCGACATCCCTTCACAACTACAAAATATCTGCAGCTTAAGGCCAGTTGAATTTGATTACAAAGATGGTAGTGGTCATCAAATTGGTTTTATTGCGCAGGAGATGGAGCAGGTATATCCAGACGCTGTTGCCCAGGGTACCGACGACATGCTTACCGTTACTGGTTGGAGCAAAACAGAGGCACGGTTGGTGAAAGCGCTCCAAGAAGCCATCGCCAAGATCGAAACCATCGAAGCCAAAGTTGCAGCCCTTGAGGGCGTGTAGTCCTGCTTGCTAAGGCGGGCAACCGGTCATTTCAAACTGGTTGCCTTTTTCTATTTAAGCAATTGATTATGTCTAACCGTAAAACTCTTAACGGCAAACCAGTAAAACTGCCACCAAAACCTAAGCAAACCAGTCAAGGTAAAAGTAAAAACAGTAAGTTTAAGATGGGTAAAAAGGTTTATCGCGGTCAAGGTAAATGAAAATTATTGCTCCCAAGCGTCTAATGGAGAGCGTGTTTCCTACCGTCAGAAATGGCGGTATTTTTAATACCTCTTCTTTAGACCTTCAATTTGCCCGTACAAAAACTCTTGATCCTCGCATCACCTTCACCCGCGCCAGCAGCGGTACGTTCGTGGGCAGCGACGGGCTGATCAAGACGGCGACGACGAACGAGCCCCGCTTCGATCACAACCCCACGACCGGCGAAAGCCTGGGCCTGCTGGTGGTGACACTACAATTACTGCCAATGGTTCAACTGCGTTTAGCATCCAAAACGTACCTTTTCGAGCTGTTCGAGGTCGTTTGGTAACTATTACTGGCGGTACCCCATCTGTTGAATTTGTGTTTTCTCGTTCTGACTGCTCTAGCTGAGTAAAAACGTAAAAAACTTTAAATTCTATTTGCAGCCCTTGGAGTAATCTTTGGGCTGTTTTTGTTGTTATGTTTTTAAAGAGTTATTTACTTTAGCTATGCCGTTTAAATCTGAAAAGCAGATGCGTTATATGTACTCTCAAGAGCCTGTAATTGCTAAGCGGTGGTCTAAGGAGGCTAAAGCTGCTGGTAAACCGCAAATCCAAAAGGGTGGCAAAATGAAAAAAGGTTACAAAACCAAGTAAGACTATGCCAATCAAACGCGGCGGTAAGACTCGCAGTAACGCTGGTCGCTTTGCTCCTGAAGGTAAAGGAGCTACTCAACGAGGTCGAGGTCTAAAAACCCCTAGTGGTCGTGAAAGGCCTATGCAAACGGCTCGACTGCCTAGGGCCTCTATGCCTGGCACTGTGACCCCTTCAGGAGCTGCTAGGACCTCTAGTGTTGGTCGTGGCGGTGGTGGGGGAGCTATGTCGCGTTTGTCTGTTCCTTTGGCTATCGCTGCTGAAGTTATGAAACCTCGCCCTACGGCTAAGGCTGAACTGACTCCAGAAATGAAGAAGCGGTTTTATGAAGAGAACAAAGGTCGTCGTCAATTGGAACTTCGTGATCAGCAAATGAAAGCTGACAAAGGTTCTTTTGATGATGCGTTCTCTATGGCCCGTAAAACTGGTCGTGAAGAATTTAGTTGGCGTGGTCGTAAGTACAACACCAAAATGAAGTGAGCACGACTATGCCTAAACAAAAACGTAAAAGCTTGCTTGAAATTTTCTCTTCACCTGCTAGAGAAGATCGACTGTATTCCGATGTACCGCGTAAAAACCGTACTTTTTTAGACGCCAAATTAAACGAACTTCCTCGTGACGTTTCTCCCGCTCAACATAATTGGCACGGAGGTCGCCACTGGAATACGCCAGAAAATCGTCGTGGTTTTGGCCCAGGTACAAAAGATAAAATGCCTGGAGCTGATAATAGAAAACCAAAAAGTTACAAACTTCGTGGAGTTACCTAATGGCTAAAGGACCCTGCTGGAAAGGTTACGAAATGGTTGGTACCAAAAAGAAGGGTACTAAAACAGTTCCCAATTGCGTACCTAAAAAATGAAAAGTAAATCTGGTTACGGGATGAAGAAACGGGACACCAAAGTTGCTGGTGGTCCTAGCTTTTTGATTGGTCCCGTTGACGACGAACCAAATCTGTCACCTGAGGAAAGGGCAGCTGATCTTAAAAAGCTTAACAACGCCTTGAAAACTACGCCTCGTGGTCAAGAGATTATTAAAAATGCCAGGAAACTTAGAGCCACGTTAAGGGGCGTTTGATTATGGAACCTTCCTTCATCCTGTCCACTTTTCTTGGTCTTGCTAGCCTTGCTGGCGGTACTTTTGCTTGGTCTCACAAACGGCATTCAGAGTTGGACCGTCGTATTGATCAAGTGGAGATGACGATTCACAAAGAGTTTGTTAGAAAGGACGAGCTAATGCCGATGATGGACCGTATTGACCAACGGATCCAACACATCGACGAAAAACTAGATCGGATCCTACTAAATGACAGACGTATCTCTTCGTGACGTAGTTAAGTATTACAACAACCAAGAACATCAAAACTTTGCTTTGGACTTCCTGCAGGATCAGATTCCTCCAGGGACCATTGCAAAGTTTTCTGATTTGTGGCGGTCTGGTCCTAAGAACAGCATTCCTAGCACTGGGTCTTGGGACGGTGTAGAGCAGCTAGCGCGGGAAGCGGGGGCTAAGTATCCAGAGCTAGTAGCAGCTCAGTGGGCCTTGGAAAGTAACTGGGGTAAACACACATCGGGGACTCATAATTACTTTGGACTTAAAGGCTCTGGTAAGTCCGTAGAAACAACGGAGTATGTAAATGGAGTACCTATTTCTGTTAGGGACGGGTTTCTTAATTTCTCTTCTCTTAAAGAGTGCGTTACATACCTCGTTGAGCGGTGGTACAAAGATTACAAAAGTTATAAAGGTGTCAACAACGCCTCCAGTGCAACAGAAGCAGCTAAACAACTAGCTAAACAGGGATACGCAACAGATCCTGCTTATACTGACAAACTTATTAATCTTGTTAGTCGTAATCCTAATAAATCAAAAGTATTAGCAAAACAAGTAATACTAAAGGTACCTTACGAGTACCAAAACGACAACAAAAGTGGCACTGGGTATCGAGAGTGTTTCTCTAGTAGCTGTGCAATGGTGGCTGAGTTTTACGGCAAGGTAAAAACAGACGATGAATATAACGCCATTAGGAAGCGGTATGGCGATTCAACAGACGCTCAAGCACAAATCAAAACTCTTAAGCATTTAGGGCTTGATGCGAGCTTCACTCAGAGAGGCACCCAGGAGCTTCTACAAGGCGAGTTAGACGCTGGTAGGCCCGTAGTAGCTGGATGGCTCCACAAGGGCCCTGTAGGCGATCCTGGTGGCTCTGGGCACTATTCTGTAGTAATTGGGTACACAGAAGGTGCTTGGATTCAGAACGATCCAAACGGTGAAGCAAATATGGTCAACGGTGGTTACATCAACCACACAGGAGGAAAAGGTGTTGCGTATTCCAAAAAGAACTGGAACAAAAGGTGGTTAGTAGAAGGCCCAGGATCTGGCTGGGCTATTTTGATTAAGAAACCTGGGTAAATGTTATGGACTTTTCTGATCCTCAAGTTCAAGCTGCTTTGTGGCTTGCTGCGTTTGCAGCTTCTGAAATCATTGGTGTGTCTAAGTTGAAGCAAAACAGCCTCGTACAATTGGGGTTGAAACTATTTCGTGTTGCTTATGGCAGCCTCGCCAAAAAAGTCTCTAAATAAGACTGAAGGTCTAGCTTCGGATGATGATCTGTTTAGTCTTCACCGCTTGGTGGCTACTAAACTGATCGATCAGCTGAATCGTGACGACGTAAAAGCTTCTGACCTTGCTAACGCTATTAAGTTCCTGAAGGACCAAGGTATTACTGCTCTTAACGGTGGTGATGTCTCTGCTATTTCTGAAATGATTTCTGCGCTTCCAGATGTCGATATCAAGAAGGTTCGCAGTTATATTGGTGCTTAGGAACTAAAACTTCCTATATGTACCAAGCAGAGCCCCCGGTATGGTGACTAGATCGCCTGCTGGGGGTTTTGTCTATTTAAGCCCTGACGATGTTATGGCTAACCTTCAAGCGTTGCAGCGTAAAGAAGCCGTTCGTCAATGGAGACAGTCAATCAAAGAAGCGTTTAGCAACCGGTGTGCTTACTGCGGTGAGCATCACGAAGAACTCACTCTTGATCACGTTCAACCCAAGACCCGTGGAGGTCAAGACGTATCAACAAACGTAGTTCCTGCTTGTCAGCGTTGTAACCACAACAAAGGCTCAGAGCACTGGATGATGTGGTATCAGCGCAAACCTTACTACTGTGAGGAGCGTAAGCAGACCATCCTCCAATGGATCAATTCGACGAGATTTACCAATCCTTACCCAATAGCGGTGTAGATCTACCGCCTTGGCCAAAGGTAGAACTGACGCTTGAACAGCAGTTTCGTGTGGCTGCTATTGAGCGTGACCTACCTACCGTAAGCAAAGAAACCCTTCAAGACCTTTTGATTGCTTACGTAAAGATGAACCTGTTGCTGCAGAATAACTTGAGCCAAGTTTTTAAGTGGGCTCATAGCAATGGCACGGCAAAGCAAACAGACTGAACAGATTATTCAGGAAGCGGTAGAAAGTTTTCCAATCTTTGCTACTCACCTTTGGCATTACCTACGGCTTCCTAGCCCAACACCGGTCCAATACCAAGTAGCTGACTTTCTACAAAGCGGTCCTAGCCGTCGCATCATCATGGCTTACCGAGGCTGTGGTAAGTCGTTTTTGACAGCTGGTTACGTACTTTGGAGACTCCGTAGGGATCCAAACTGTAAGGTCTTGGTGATCTCTGCAGCTCAAGACCGTGCTGATGCGTTCTCCGTGTTTTGCCATGACTTGTTACGCAACTGGTTTATGGTCAAAGACCTTTTCCCTAGCGACACGCAACGGTTTAGTAAGGTTGCTTTTGACGTTTACGGCGCAAAACCAGACCAGTCTCCTTCGGTACGTTCCAGCGGTATCTTTGGTCAAATTACTGGCTCCCGTGCTGACCTCATCGTTGCTGACGACGTTGAGACACCCCAGTCCTGTGAAACTCAACTGATTCGAGACAAGCTCCGGGAGTCCATTAAAGAGTTTGACTCTGTGATCAAGCCTGGTGGTGAGATCGTGTTTCTTGGTACGCCTCACACCCAAGACAGTGTTTACGCAAAGCTTGAGGTCTCTGGTTACAACGTAAGGATCTGGCCTGCTCTGTATCCAACCGGTAAAAAGCTTAAAAGCTATTACGGTGACCGTCTAGCACCCAAGATCCAAGCCGATCTAGAAGCTGATAAAGGCCTCGCTGGACACCCTGTAGACCCTGAACGTTTTGACTGGGCTGAACTGGAAGCTCGTCAGCTCTCTATCGGTCGTTCAACGTTCAACCTGCAGTTCCTGTTGGACATCAGCCTGAGTGATGAGGAGCGGTTTCCTCTCAAGCTCAGAGACCTTTGTGTGTTCCGTTTAAACCGTGAAAACGGCCCTAATAAAGTCGTGTGGCTTGCTAACGGCGATAAAGCCCTTGACCTACCCTCAGTCGGTCTTCATGGTGATCTGTTTTACAAACCGGCCCAAATAGGGGATGAATTTCTTGAATACACCGGGGTGGTCATGGCCGTTGACCCTTCTGGACGCGGCAGTGACGAGCTTGGCTACGCAGTAGTGGCTTACTTGAACGGTAATTTGTTCCTCCTCTCCAGTGGTGGCCTTAGGGGTGGTTACAGCGAACCGAACCTCAAAAAGCTGGCCCTCATCGCTAAAGAGTTCAAGGTCAAGCAAATACTTGTTGAAAGTAACCTCGGCCTCGGTATGTTCTCCGAGCTTCTTAAGCGATACCTCGGAACGATTTACCCCTGCACTGTTGAAGAGGTTCGACACACAAAGCAAAAGGAACTCCGCATTATCGACACCCTTGAGCCTGTCCTTAACCAACACCGGCTCATGGTTGACACTGACGTAATCACTAACGACATTGCCTCCACAGAGTGCTACCCAGGCGAAGTCAGAAGCCAATATCAACTGTTTTTCCAGCTGACAAGGATTACCAAAGAGAAAAACAGCATCAGGCATGACGACCGCTTAGACGCCTTAGCAATGGCTGTTCAGTATTTTACTGAGTCGATGGCTGTTACAGAACAAAAAGCTATCGCTGCTAGGGAAGCAGAACAGTGGGAACTGGAACGAAAGTTTGTCCAAGGTGACGGTGGTCTCTCTATTGATGCTCTTGGATACGCCAGATCCCTTGAAGACCTTCAAAAAGCCCTCTACGCCACCTCAGGAGCCTCTAATTGGCTAGAGGACCTCTAGAAGACTCTAGGAGGCTTTAAAAGGCCCTTTGGCTACCCTGACACCTAAAACGGCTTAAAGGGGCCTTAGAGAGTCTTCTGGGGGCCTCTCAGAAGGGTTTACGGTAAAAGCCCCTCTAGGTGATACGCAAAGAGACCCCCCTTTAAGAGATACGCTCTTGGAGAGGGGTACTTGACAGCGTAGTTAGACTCCTTTTAAAGGTATTTAAAGAGGTACTTAAAGAGTCTTCTTTAAAAGAGGTCTTTAGCTGTTACCTCTTTAAGACCTCTTTCTTAAAGACCTTTTAAAAAGACCCATTTAAGACCAGTTAGACAGCCTTTAAACAGCTGCTTAAAGCCCTAAGCTGCTTAAGCCAGTTACAAGGGCTTTAACGATGGACAGGGTAAAGCTGATCACAGTCACACCTGATGCAGAAGACCTAGTGGTCTATATGGCTAGGGTCAGTAACCCCAGTAATCAAAGTAATAACCAAGGATCAGAAAAACTTATTAAATACTTGATCAACCATAAGCATTGGTCACCCTTTGAAATGGTTCATATGGTCCTGGAGATAAACACCACTAGATCTATCTCTGCTCAAATACTTCGACATAGGTCTTTCAGCTTTCAAGAATTTAGTCAGCGATACGCAGATACAGAAGCTATTGGTTATGCCAAAGCTCCTCACCTCAGAAGACAAGACCTGACAAACAGGCAGAACAGTATTGATGATCTAGATACAGCTAAAACTCAGATCTATTACAGGCGTATTGGTCAGCTGTTTGAAGAGGCTCAAGATCTGTACCGAGAGATGGTATCCAGTGGTGTAGCTAAAGAGTGTGCTCGTGAAGTTCTTCCCCTAGCTACTCCAACCAGGATGTATATGGCTGGTTCAATCAGAAGCTGGATCCACTACATTGATCTACGGTCTCAAAATGGGACTCAACTAGAACACTTGCAACTAGCTAACGAAGCTAAACAAATCTTTTGTAAAGAGTTGCCTACTATTGGTAAAGCTCTTGACTGGTTATGACAAAGCGTAACTACCGTAAGGAATACGACAATTACCACTCCAAACCAGAACAAAGAGAAAACAGATCAAGCCGTAACAAAGCTCGACGTAAAGCTGTAAAAGCTGGTTACAACGTTAACGGTAAAGACGTAGATCACAAAGACGGTAACCCCCGTAATAACAGCTCTAAAAACCTTCAAGTGGTCAGTAAGAGCTACAACAGGTCGAAGAAGTAATTAGAGGGCTTTTTAGGGGCTCCTAAAGGGCTCTCAGAAGGGTTTATAGTTGTGTTGGCCTTAGGGTTCGGTTCAGGAGGCGTCCGATAACGTCTCCCCGATTTTAAGTTGAAGGTAGATAAAAGGTTTAAGGGGGTCCTAAAGGGCTCCTTTTTTATTTTTGATGGGGTGAAAGGGTTTTGCTTCAGATTTTTGAGCCCTAGTTAGCGTATCGCCCCGGCCCCAAACCCCCCTTGGGGGCCTTTAAAGGGCCTATAAACACATGCCGATGCCGTTATAGGGGGGCATAACGATGGCAATTGATAAGGCAATTAGAGGGTTTTAAGGGGATTGATAAGTTTGGCTAATCACATGTACACGCGCGCGCTTGGCCACATCTAGGTGCCCTCTGAGAGCCCTCTGAGAGCCTTCAGACAGCCTTCAGACAGCCTTCAGACAGCCTTCAGACAGCCTTCACTACCATCCCCACTTAAAGCTTCTGCAGGCCTGCTGCAGGACCTTCCAGAGGCCTCTGAACTGACTGTTACGGATTACAACAGGATCAGTAGCCTCTAGCCCTACCTGGCACTGATCAGGGTCTATAGTTCCGTCAAGCGAGCCGAGAGGGCTTGCTGCTTTCCCTTTTCCTTTCAAACCTTGAAACCAATTACTTTTAAACTTGAGAGCCACTACGGCCTTACGAGAGCCTATCCAGTAAGTCAGGAAGCCATCCTCCTGCTTCGCTTGACAGGCACTAAAACATTGATTCCTAGCGCTCTAGGCACCATTGCAGCTTTAGGTTTCCTTTGTGTTGATACAGAGGGCAACGAGATCACCGTTAGCCAGTTGTACTGATGAAAGAATTTATCCTGTCTACCCTCGCTGTTTGTGCTCTGGTCTTTATGGCAATCGATGAGGCAAGCGATAGCTCAGTAACTCACAGTGGTACTCAACGTGTTGTTCTAATTAGGTGAACAACCCAGCGTTCTATTTGTTCAACTCCTGGTGTGAAGACCAACTATCACGCTGGGAGCTTGAATACGATTCCGACTCCCTCTTTCCTTTCACTGAATCCGATGATGACGACGACAATGATGAGCCCTGCAACCTTTGATCGTTTTGACATCGTGTCTGCTCACCATTTGTTCTGGAGTGAGCATCACGACGGACAATTTAGCAGGGGCTACGAAAGGCTTTCCAAGATATCCGCAATGAGGTTTGATCCTGGTGCTTTGTTCACTGGATGGAACTCCCTTAGTGACAACGCCAAAGAAATCTACCGAAACCTCTGCATCACTGAAGATGAGCAGTGTGAGTACGACACTCTCAAGTTCATTGTTGATGATGCGTTTGATTGGGTAAACGATAGCTGTGTCGAGTGGTTCATTGATCGCTACAACGACGCTCCTGAAGCTCTTTCTAATTACGATCGTTCTGATTTCGTAAATATTGATATGTGCTATATCAAAGATCTTCTTAACTTCTACGAATGCAATACTGATTGTGTCCTTCACTGGGTTGATGAGGCTTGCTCAGCTTATGGCTACACCTCACGTCTTCAACTAGTGGAAGGTCAAACAATAGAAGATCCTGACGACTTTGCTACTGCTCTCGTCAACGCTGGTATGACCTACCTGGGGATAACTCTCTGGCAAACAGTGGAGGAGCGCAGAGGTTGAGATGTATCAGCTCCCTAAGTTTCTCGGGTATTGTTTACTCTTCTGTCTCCCTATTATCATCACTGTTTTAGGCTATTTAAGAGCTAATTAAGAGTTATATAGGGGCCTTATCTAGGGCCCCTTTAACTTTACTTACGATATAACGTTATCGTTATATGCCGATATTGTGAGAGATCAGGTTTATTGAGAATGAGTCGCAACAGCAATAGGACTACTTGAGAATGATTCTCAGTATCAAGAGGAGAGGGGAGAGTAGTACAGATGTTCGGGTCTAACTACTATCACGGCCACGGGTCACGCCACGGGGCAGGGGCTAAATTGTTGGAAGACCTCTTTAACAGCCCGTGACACAACCCACTATGTCTGGAAGGGAGAAGTTCTACGCGCCGCTTAAGCAAGTGGCAAAGCAGTATATACCCCTTTTGATGGCACGTATGCAGGTGCTTCAATCACGCGCCAATCAGTGTTTGGAGTATCTGGAAATGAATAGCGAAGCGGGTGAGGAGGAAGAAGAGGAGTCTGAGACTTTAGAGCAAGTTGTACTGGCACAAACGACGCTTCATAAATCAGTGTTAGAAGCAGCGTTGTGCCAATCGTTAGTCGGTTCATTTGCTGACCTGTTGGAGGGTGACTACCAAAGGATCAAGAACAGCGAGTGTTACTTCTTGAATGAAGAAGGAGATTTCGAGTCTCTGTACGAAGAAGGAAACGACGGTGGCCTTGACCCTTAGGTAACTACCTAGGTTACCAGAACCTCCTCAGAGGCCTCTCTAAGCCTCTTGGCGGTGTCTGAATAGCACAGCAGGTCACACCACTCAGCGAGTACGTCAAAGGCCGCTTGCATCCGCTCTGGGGCGTCAATTAGAGAGTTGGAAAAGCGCTCGTTGTCCCAGTACGCTTCAACACAAGCTGCCACGGGGCAGTTGAGGTCAGTCATTGAGGGCCTCCAGCTCTTCAGCGATGGCGAGGAGCGCATCGCGGGTCCAATTGATGCCGAGACTGTGCGCTGTATCGGGTTCTATTCGTCCTTCCCACTGAGCAGCTAATACCTGATCGGCAGCAGCGCGGAGAGCGGCAGCGAGACCGGCTTGGTAGCCAAAGCCATCGGCGTTGAAGTATGCGTCTTCGATCGCCTGCGCGGCGGGGGAAAGCGTACTGTTCAAACCGTAAAAACCCTGCGATTTGTTACACATTGCCACCCTCCAGCTCGGCGGCGATGGTCATCAAGATGCGTCGTTCGCGTGTGCAGTACACAGCAGCAGCTCGCAGGGCGGCAGAGGCAATCTCATCGGCAGGCGCAGGGCAGATTTCGCGCACGGCATCCAGAATCGCCTGAGCGGCGGGGGAGGGGTCAGTCATTGCTCAGCCTCCTGCTGCGGCACCGGCTCGATGGCGGGGCGGCCCCATTTGGCAAGGACGGCGCGGGCAAAGCGGCGGCACTCTTGGAAGTCAGCCTCAGGGCCTTCCTGATCCCACAGGTCGTGCAGCTCTTCATCCGTCGGCCCCTGCGGCTCGGGCTGGGCCAGGGCGGCGCGGGCTTCAGCCGCCAACGCATGAGTTTCACGGCGATCATCCATCAGGAGCTGGCGGTAACGATCTAGCTCGTCAGCCATGCGGGCGCACAGGGCGCGGTAGTCAGTCATTGAGTTGCTCCAGTGCGCGGCGGATGGTGTCAGTGATCTCAGGGATGTAGTGGCCATCGCGCTCAATCGTTCCCAGCATCTGCATCGCAATGCTGTTCAGCGTCTGGGGTTGTGGACGGCGGGCGGCGCGGAGTTCTGCGACATCCTCTGGCTCCCATTGGGCGCAGCGCACCAGATACTCACAGCACGCCTCCAGCTCCTGGTCGCTACCCCACTGGGCAGCGCGGGTGGCGACACATTGTTCCAAATCCGCAGGGTATGCGCCGATGCAGTCGTGAGACCTTGTTTCCTCAATCCACTGCTCCACCAGCTCCGGCGGTGGGGTGATGGGGTGGTTCATCGGTGAGATACCTCAGGAAGAACAGCTTCAATACCGGCTAGATAGCCATCCCAATAATCACGATCTCGATCACCAACAGCTCGTTTGTACTCATCACGAGCGTGTTGATACTCTTCAATAATCTCTTCAACAGACAGGGAAGCGTTGTTCACTTAACTTCCTCTTCAATCACAACACTGTCGGAATCTTCATGGGTGTTATCAATGTCTTCCCAGAAGGTTTCCAAGAACTTATCAAGTTCTTCATCAGTCATACGCTTGTGACTGGAAGTGTTGGATGTCATTAGTAAGGACCTCTTTAAGTGGTACTAAAGTATCTCTAAGAAAGAGGTCTTAAAGAGGTACAGCAGAAGAGCCTCTTTAAAACCCTCTTTAAAAGAGCTATCTAAAGGTAATTAGAGAGGACCTCTCCTGCCACCCCTTTAAGGCCACTTTGAGAGCTGTCCCAAGAGCCCTCTCCAAGGCGTAAGTTCTGGGGGTACCTTCTGTGGGTCCTTTCGCGTTAAAGCGCAAATGCAGGTCCAAGGAAAGCTGACCGGTTGGATCCCCGACTTCTACAAGACTCCGACCTACAACGGTGAGCCCTGTGACTTCCGTCTAAAGATCTTGGTAACCGATGGTGGTAGCTGTGGTGCTACTGCTGAGGAGCTGCTTGAGGAGCTTGGTGAGGAGTACGACAAAGCTTGTGCTTGGTGGCGTGATGCCACGGGTCGTAAAGCTTTCTTCGATGCCCCGTTTGAGGCCAATGAGGATGGCTCACTGCTGGTCAAACTGACCGCCAAGCTGGCCTATGAGGAGTTCCCTCTGCCTGTGATCGACACTGAGCTACAACCCATTGCTCGTGATCTGAAGCTGTGTGAGGGCTCTGAAGTGTTGGTTGCTGTGAAACCCACCTACATTCCCCGCAAGAGCCCCAAGGGAGGCCTTCGGCTTTGCCCTAAGGGCATTCAAGTGCTTGAGGCGGTAACTATCACGGGTAGCGACCGTGGTGACTTTGACGTAACCAAAGCTTTCAAAAAGCAAGCTGGGTTCAAGCAAAGCAAACCAAACCTCAAAGAACTTGCTACTGTTAGCGGCGACGCTGACTTCTGAGTTCAATGGCCCGACGATTCCATAAGTACGGCAAGCGCCAAGCAGACGGATTTCGTTCGGGCTTTGAGGGTCGAGTAGCCAGTTACCTGACCGGGGAAATCAATTGGAGTTATGAGGGCCGAAGCTTTGACCTCCTAATTCCCCGGAGTTACACGCCTGACTTCTTCCTCGAAAACGGAGTCGTGCTGGAGGTAAAGGGCTACTTCGATGCGGAGGACAGGAGGCTCATCAAGCTGTTCCGAGAGCAGCACCCTGATGTAGACCTCCGAATGGTCCTACAGAAGCCGCATCAGAAGCTCACCAAGACCGGCAAGATGACTTATGCCACTTGGTGTGACAAGCACAACGTCCCTTGGTGTGAGGGTCCTACAGTCCCGACCGGTTGGCTGCTATAGTCAGTTCGGACAAGGATGAAAGGACACCGGACCTCCAGGGGGCAACTAACCTTTGGAGGTCTTTTAATGTCTCGCGTTGTCGGCAGACTCAGCTGTCCGAAATGTGGATCACGCGACAACGTAGCCCTTTACGACGACGGTGGGCAACACTGCTACACCCCTAGTTGTAATTACCACCTTTCCGGTTCTTTCCCTATGTCCTCTTCTGTTAAGCAACAGAACCAATCAGTTAGCTATGAAATCGAGCCAATCCTTGGAACGTACAAAGGAATTGCTAGCCGTGGCATTTCAGAAACCACGTGCAAGCAATTCGGGTATTTTAAGGGGGTCTACGGCGACAGTGAGGCTTACTACTGGCCCATCTACGACAAGGAGCGTCGTCTCACTGGTTACAAAATTCGTAAACCAAACAAACAGTTTGTCCAACACGGCTCCAATCCTGACAATACGTTTCTCGGGCAAGAGAAGTGGGGAAGTGGTGGCAAGCTGCTGGTTATCTTTGAAGGTGAGTACGACTGCTTGGCCTACGCAGAGACCCGCCGCAGTTGGCCCTGTGTGTCGCTACCTAATGGTGCTGACTCTGCGGAAAAGTCGATCAGGAACAATCTCGATTGGCTTCTGAAGTTTGAAGAAGTCATTCTGTGTTTTGATAACGATGAGCACGGCCAGAAAGCCGTCAAAAAGGCCATCCAGCTGCTTCCACCCCGCCGAGGGAAGATCGGTAAGGTAGAGGGCTTTAAAGACGCCTCAGAGGCCCTCACGGCGGGCAACAGCAAAGCCATCATGCAGATGGTGTGGACTGCTGCTGAGTACGAGCCAGACGGCATTGTGAGCGGTAGCAAGCTGCTTCAGATGGTCCTCGAGGATCCGAAGGTCAGCAGTGCTGAGTATCCCTATGAGTTCCTTAACGAGAAGCTACACGGCTTGCGTAAAGGCGAGCTAATAACTATCACGGCTGGTTCTGGAATCGGGAAAAGCACGTTCGTCAGTGAGATTGCTTATGACCTTTTGGTACGCCAAGGCGAAACAGTTGGTTATGTCGCCCTGGAAGAGAACATCCGACGCACTGCTAGGCGGTTCGTTGGTATGGAGCTTAATTACCCTGTCCACATTGATCGCGGCCACTTCACCGATGACCAAATCGAACAAGCCTTTGACAGAACTCTTGGAACGGGGCGGCTATTTCTGTACGACCATTTTGGCTCTCTCGACCCTACCGTTCTGCTTAACCGTATACGTCATTTGGTTTCTGGCTGCGGGTGTAGTTGGATCGTGTTTGACCACCTATCGATTCTTGTTAGCGGTCTTGACCAGGGGGACGAGCGCAGGGCAATCGACCAAACAATGACTAAACTCCGCAGTTTTGTTGAAGAGACTGGCTGCGGAATGCTTCTTGTGTCACACTTACGCCGTCCTACAGGAGACAAGGGTCACGAAAATGGAGCACAAACGGCTCTTTCTCAACTGCGTGGCAGTGCTGCAATTGGTCAACTTAGCGATATTTGCATCGGCCTTGAGCGAAATCAGCAGTCTGAAAATGACGATGAAGGCACAGTTGTCCGCGTACTCAAGAATCGATTCACGGGATGGTGTGGCGTATCCGGGACCGTGAAATATGACAAAGCAACAGGCAGAATGTTGGAGTTTAAAAACAGCGGAAAGATCAAGTCCGCACAATTCGATGATTCTTTTGAAACCGACTTTTGACGTTCATCTGTCTGAGATGAATCCGCTAAAGGTTACGGCCCTTGCTGCAACCGAAACTGCAAAGCGAATCCTTCAGTCCTTTTTCAAGTCCAATGACTCCATCCACCATCTCACCTATGAGCAAGTTGAGGACTTCCTCGACTTCTGCTACAGCAGAAACCTCAAAGTCTTTATCGACGATAACGTTCGATGTGGAGACCAATGCTCTCAAGACTAGAGAGGTTACTAAGATCCACTGTTGTGCAATACACAACGGTCAAGAAACGATCCTCTACAAAGACCCTGAAGAGTGGATTCCGCTTCTTGAGAATGCGGACGTACTGATTGGGCACAACATTATTCAGTACGACGTACCAGCGGTACAGAACGTATACCCAACGTTTAAACCAAAGGGCAAGCTAGTTGACACTCTTATCCTTTGTCGGATGCTGTATCCGAACATCTTGGATATGGACTTCAACAAGAAATGGGAGGGGATGCCGATACAGCTGTACGGTCGTCACAGTCTTGAGGCATATGGCTTTCGTCTTGGCTATAGCAAGCGCCACGCAGGTCTTGAGGATTTCAGTGTACTGACTGAAGAGTTGGCTGAGCGATGCGTTTGTGATGTTGAACTAAATGTTAAGCTTTGGCACAGGTTGCAACCTAAGGCTGACGACATCCCTTGTGCCGTTGACCTAGAGATGCGTTTTGCGCAGCTCATTTCCCTGCAGGAACGATCTGGTTTTGCCTTCAACGTTCAAGGGGCGTTGGAGTTGGAAGCTGAGATCAACCAACAACTGAATACTCTTGACGGACGACTGAGACAACGGTTCCCGTTCGTTGACGGAGGGATCTTTACACCCAAGCGAGATAACGCGACCAGGGGGTACGTAGCCAACGCAGCAATGTGTCGCCTCGTAGATCTCAACTCAAACTCTCGTGATCACATCGCTTGGATACTGCAAAATCATCTGGAGTGGAAGCCAGATGAGTTTACCGATACTGGTAAACCCAAGATCGATGAAACGGTTCTGTCGAAGATTCCTGGAGCTGAGGATTTTGTTTCACACCTCACACTTCAAAAACGTTTAGGACAACTGAGCACTGGTAACAATGCTTGGTTAAAGCTCGTGGAACGCGACAACAGGATTCACGGCAGTGTGATTACTGTTGGGTGCGCCACAGCTCGCTGCAGCCACGTCAACCCCAATATGGCCCAGTGTCCCGCTGTCAGGTCAGTTCTGGGACCGGAGTGTCGAGCTTTGTTTGGACCTGTAACCCTTGGGGGAGGGAAAACTACCAAACAGGTTGGCGTGGACCTCAGTGGGATCGAGGCTCGATGTTTAGCGCACTACCTCTGGCCCTTTGATGACGGCAAGTTTGCCAACGAGGTTTTAAACGGTGACATTCACACAGCTAATCAAAAGGCTGCTGGACTTGCCACAAGAGATCAAGCCAAAACTTTCTTTTACGCCTTGATGTATGGAGCTGGAGCAGAAAAGCTAGGTACTATCACAAATCAAGACGGCGCAAAGCTTAAGAAGAAGTATTTCCGCAATATGCCAGCTTTAGCTGCTCTCACCAAACGTGTAGTAGCCAAGGCAGAAGATGAAGGCTTTGTGAAAGCTTTAGACGGTAGACAGATACAAATCCGGTCCTCACATAGCGCACTGAACTTCCTTTTGCAGAGCGCTGGTGCGATCATAAGCAAGCTTTGGTACAACACTTGCTACGACGAGCTGACTAAAGCTGGTCTTGTCTACGGCACACATTGGTCCTTCCTTGCCCACGTTCACGATGAAATCCAATTCTCAGTCCTTCCAGAGTTCGCCGAACAGCTCGGAGCTATTGCGGTCAGGTCTTCAGGCTTGGCAGGAGATGAACTTGGACTCCGTATTGGAATCGATTCGGAATTCAAAATTGGAACCAACTGGGCCGAGTGTCACTAAGACCTGTAAGGTTTGCGGTCAAACCAAAGACGTAGAACTCTTTGGTCGTAACGGTACCTGGAGGCGTCCTGAGTGCTTGTCCTGTAACGCCCAGATAATGCGAAAGCATTACCACTTACGGAAGCAGCAAAAGACTCCTGAGCTTGGAACGCCCTGTGAGTGCTGCGGTAAGACCAGTGAAAAGCTTCATTGGGATCACTGCCACAACAGCGAGGAGCACCGTGGTTGGTTATGTAACAACTGCAACACAGGCATCGGCAAGCTTGGGGACAATATCGAGGGTGTCCTAAAAGCCCTGGATTACCTAGGCAGGGTCAATAAGCTAGGAACCCACACAGGAGCAACAGGTTGCGACACAGGAGGCGCAGATGACTTGGCTACTGCTTGACGCAGATATGCTGCTGTATCAAACAGTGGCCGCTTGTGAGGTTGAGATTGAGTGGTGTCCAGACATCATCACAACTCATCTTCCAGTCAAGGAAGCTCAGTTGATGTTTAACCAGCTTTTGGACATCAAACGTAATCAGTCACAGTGTGATCGGTTTACGCTTTGCTGGACAGCTGATCAAAACTTCCGAAAGGAAATTGAACCCAGCTACAAAGGCAACAGAGCTGGAAACCACAGGAGAAAACCTGTAGGGTACAAAGCCATCAGACGATGGGCTGAGCAACAGTTTCCTTCAGAGTGCTGGCACAGGCTTGAAGCTGACGACATCCTTGGAATCCTTGGTACTCGTTATCAAAACAGCTGTGTCATCTGGTCTGGGGATAAAGACCTTAAACAAATCCCCGGACTTCATCTCAGTAACGATGGAGACATTGTTCAAATCTTTCAAGTCGAAGCTGATGCCTTTTTCTATCGTCAGATTCTTACCGGTGATTCCACTGATGGCTATCCTGGCTGTCCTGGCATTGGACCAAAAACAGCAGAAAAGCTCATCTCAAGCGACGACTTCGACGAAACCACCGCATGGAGAGTTGTAGTCGAACAGTACAAAAAGAAGGGCCTCAGTGCTTCAGAGGCTCTTAAACAAGCTCGCTTAGCCCGCATCCTTAGAGACACTGAGTACCTCTTTGATGAAATTCAATTATGGACACCACTTTTGATCCAATCAGACCCAGCCACTACGCCTACGACGACGGGGTAATTGAATGTATTGATTACATAGAAAGCCACGCCTTTGATTTTCTTGAAGGCAACGTCATCAAATACGTAACTAGGTACCAACACAAAAATGGTACTGAAGATTTGAAAAAGGCTCGGTGGTATCTTGACCGTCTCATTCAACGTAGTGAGCAATGGGACAAGAAATACACCAAGAACTTGTACAACTCAATCCTTGAATCAACCGATGCTGACTTCGAATGCGGAACTGGTAAAGAGTTGGATGTCCAAAGCGGGCCAGCTAACCAATCTTGATAACGATGAGTGGCTCGAAGCGCAGGAAAAGCAACTCACGTACGTCGAGGAAGAGTTCTACGAACTCATGTACGCGTTTCGTAATGAGACTCGTTCAGCCGTTCTTAAAGAAGCCTGCGACCTACTATGGGTCACTTATGGTTTGCTTCATACCTTGGGTGTGGATCCTGATACTGCTTTCGATAGGATCTACACCTCAAACTGCTCCAAGTTTCCATTTTCCAAAGTCAACGGAAAGGTCCAAAAAGGACCTAACTACAAACCAGCCGAACTTGATGATCTATGACCTCGAACATTCCTGATTACGAAGATTTAATTTCTCAGATTCCTCAAGAAGCTTGGCAGTTTGTATCTGCTGAAGTTGATGAGGATGATGAAACCGGTGAAGCTCTTATCAACTTTCAATGGGATGATGAAGCGCACCCAGAGCTGAAACCACTGACTCAACTTTCTGAAGAGCAGTGGAACGACTTTGTACAAACTGCGCTTCAAAACGCAATTCAAAACATCGACCTTGACGACAATGAAACTGAAGGAGAATCTGAACCCAGCGATCGCAATGACCGGGAGGGTGGAAAGCTGGATTGAGAATCCCACCCGCCGTTATCCCGTTAGTTGTACTGTTTTCGTGGTGGAAGACACCATGGATGAGGATCCTGATGGGTTGGAAGGCTCTTGGCAGTTTGCTAGTAAAGCTCTCCGATACGGTGCAGGGGTGGCTATTCACCTTTCTAAGCTTCGTAGCCGAGGCACCAAAAACAGCCACGGAATGGTTGCTTCAGGTCCTTGTGGGTTCATGGAGATCTACTCCAAGTTCAATGAAATCCTCCGTAGGGGCGGCACATACCGCAACGGTGCGGTGGTTGCTCATCTTGACGCAAACCATCCTGACATTTTGGAGTTTGTTAATTATGACCGCGCTCGTATTCCTTGGATCAAGCGTTGTGTCAATGTCGATCCTGAAGTTATCAACGAGCCAAACAAACTAGGCGCAATCATGACCGCTGCCCGAAAGGGTGATGTCTGGATTGTTAAGAAGCAGTTTGATAAGAACGGTGAACGTATTTACTCCAACGTTTGCCAAGAGATTCTGCTCAAGTCTCGCGACACCTGTCTGCTGTCTCACATCAATTTGGGTCTCACTCAGATTGATGAGATTCCTAAAGCTTTTGTTGATGGGATGAAGTTCCTTTGTGAGCTTTACCAACAGACTGGTGTGGACGACTCTGATATCTACACCCGCAAAGATAACCAAGTTGGTCTTGGTGTCCTTGGGCTTGCCAACCTTCTTGCCATTGAAGGCGTCAAGTATTCGGAACTTGTTGCCGCTATGCGTGACAGGAACCTCGGTGTTGGTATGGCTGACACCAAAGCCGGTCAGATCGCTCAAGCCCTGTTTTTGGGCTTTATGGAGGCCTCTAAGGTGGCTGCTGACTACAAGATGTCACGAGCGTTCACAGTGGCTCCTACAGCCTCTTGTGCGTACCGCTACATGGATCGTGAAGGGTTCACCACAGCACCTGAAATTGCTCCGCCCATCAGTCGCGATGTAGATCGTGATAGTGCCACTCTTGGGGTTCAAAGTTATAAGTTCAATCCCAAATGTGAAACAGCTGAAGAGGTTGGTTGGGATACGTTCTTTGAACTCAACTGTGAGTGGCAACGTCTAATGGATTCCACTGGAATGGCTCACGCTATTTCTATGAATTGGTGGTCCGATATGACGTTCATGGATCGTCAATTTATGGCACGATGGTTGAACTCCCCCTTGAAGAGTTTGTATTACTCTCTTCAAGTAATGTCTGACGTACAAGATAAATCCAATGCTTATGCCGCTTTGAGCGATGTGAACGTTGAGGATTATCTTGCCAATTTGCTGTCGGGAGATTCTGAACCTCAATGCGATTGCGCCGAATGACTCCTTATCAAAAGCTCCTGTCCCGTAAGCGCACCTGGACTCCAATTCAGTCAACAGCTGGCAAACTTAAAGAGGGTTCGGAAGAGGCAATCTTCCGGGCTCTCGCCCTCCGCCACATGGAACTTCCAGTTGGAGAGTTCATCAGTGAAGCTTGCGCTAAAGAAATTCCTGAAGCCTCCCGTGCGCTTCTTGAAAGCAACGTTAAAGACGAAGAACGGCATGATCTTGCGCTGGGATACATTACCAACGCTTTGGGAGTTGACGAGAAAGCCGAAGAGGAAGCCTTCCGACTACGGCAGGCGTGGGTTGAACATCCAGATCATCCGATTCTCAAAGCGATGGTTGCCGAACGTGCAATTTTCTTTGTACTCCTCCCGTTCTTTCGTTTTAACGGTGATGCTGGTTTACGAACCGTAAGCGCCGACATCTCAAGGGACGAACAAGTCCACGTTGCGGCCAACAGTTTGGTATGTCGTGAGCTTGGTCTTACTGTCAGTCCTTCCTTGGATCGTCTCAGGAAAGCTACAGCTGCTTGGGTGATGCAACCCCTGGGTAAGTCTGACAACAAGTACCTGGACAAACAGTTTTGGCTGGACCAAAGCGACAGCTTGATGTATAGCGGAAAAGCTGAGGGACTGATTGAAACCCAACGTGCGCGTATGCCAGCGTTTTTTGAGACCAGCAACTCTGATCTCCCAAGTTACGCTTGAAGTAGCTGAACCGCTAGAGGGCCACAATGCTTAATCAAGATCAGTATTTTGACCAGTGGTGGCCCACTAGCCAGCAATATCAAAGTCTTCAACAGTACAGATCATCAAAAATTTTCACTGGAAAGGGATACAGAAACCCCAACGCTGGTGAAATTGCATCTGTAGAAGCAAGTCTTCGCAACTCAGCTAGGAATGATACAAGGTTTGGATTTAACCAAGCGTGGGAATATTTCAACACTCAGCAAATTGGAATTCAGCAAGCACAACAAGAACAGCAAAGAATTCAAGAAATTGAAGCAAAAGCTAGGGCAGATGCAGCAGCTTTAGCAGCTGAACAAGCTCGACTTCAAGAACAACTTCGTGTTGAACAGGAACAAATTGCTGCAGCACAAAAAGCAGAAGCAGCAGCTATTGAAGCTGAATTAGTAGCAGAACGTGAACGAATTACTGCGGCACAAAAAGCAGAATCAGTTGCTCTACAGACTCAATTAGAAACAGAACGTAAACAAGCAGAAACTGAACAAGCTACTTTAAAGGGTCAATTTGAAGCTGAACGAGTTAAAACAGAAGCTCTTATTGGTAAGCAAAAAGAAGAAACAGCTCGTCAACAATTAATTACTAAACGAGAAACTGCTACTGCTTTAAACATTGGTAAGCAGGCATCTACTGCAAAATTCAGACAGGATCAAGCAGCAGCAACAGTGCGAGCACCAGAACCTCAACGTAAAAAGACAACAATTGGTCAGCCTGGTGTTTCTTCTACTCGAATTTCAGCACGACCCAGCATTGGAGGCTATGGTGGCACAGCAGCTGGTCGCGTTAACCCAACTGGTTTGAACATATGATTCCTTACATTGAGTCTGACATTATTGCTTATTTAGAGCAGCTTTATCCAGATAAGTCTCCCGACCTTAGTATGGAAGAGAAACTAATTTGGTTTGCAGCTGGACAAGTTTCAGTTGTTAGGCATCTTAAAGAGCAACTAAAGCTGCAAGAGGAAACGAAGTATGTCTCTTCTTAAAGGGATTCTTAGCATTGTTGGTGCCGCTGCTGGTGCTTACTCCGCTTATAAAACTGGACAAGCCGCTAGCAAACAAGCTGAGACTTCCCGTCAAGCTGCTCAGCAGCAAGCAGACATTGCACGTAGGTCTCAGGAACAGCAACGTTTGGCTGTTGAGGGGCAACTTACTGCGCTTCGTGAAGGGCTAGCTCAACGTCAACAAGAATTTGAACTAGCTCAGAAAGCGTACCAAGAACAAAGCGCTAGAAGTCGTGAACAACTTAGTTCAAATAAAGCGATAGCAGAGCAACAATTAAATGCTTTACGCGCTTCATCTTTAGAGCAAAGAAATCTGTTGCAAAGTCAAACAGCAGAACAAAGCAAAATTCTTCAAGCGCAAGCAGCGGAACAAAGCAAACTACTGCAAGGTCAAACGGCACAGCAACGTGAAGCCCAGCAACAACAACTTGGGCTTGCTCGTGAGCAGTTGAATCAATATCAAGCTCAAACAAAATCGATGCAAGAGCAAGCTACGTTGGCTCGACAGTCTGCTGAACAGCAAATGTCACAGCAACGCCTAGCTTCTGCTTCGATGTTGCAACAACAAAAACTTAACGCAGCAATTCAACAGCAACAGTCTGCTGGTTCTCCTATTTCTTCTCGTGTTCGCCAAAGAACTGGCACACCAGCTGGACTACGTACTAGTTTGGAAATACAATCTCCCATTTCCGGCGGCGTCGGTATGGGTACACCAAACTCTACGGGTGGTTTGAATGTCTAATGCTCAGGCTCGTTATTCGGCACTAGAGCCCGAAAAGACTATTTACCTTGATCGGGCTATTGAGTGCAGCAAGTACACCTTGCCCACTTTGATTACCGATAACGACAGAAGCACAGGCAAAAACCTTTACACCAAGATCGCTACTACCTACCAAGGTCTAGGTGCTCGTGGCGTAAATAATCTGGCAAGCAAACTTCTTATTGCTTTGCTTCCTCCTAATCAAAGCTTTTTCCGTCTTTCAGTAGACGATATGAAGCTAAAGCGGGAACTAGATAATTACAAAGAACTGCAGTCTGAATTTGACCAGCAGCTTGCTTTGATGGAACGCTCAGTGATGCGTGACATTGAAGAGTCTGGAGATCGCACTGCTTTGTTTGAGGCCCTTAAACACCTCATCATTGGCGGTAACGCTCTTATCTATGTAGCTGACACAGGTACCAGGGTTTATCCACTTAAATCGTTTGTGCTTAATAGAGACCCAGAAGGAAACATTCTTGAAGTTGTAGTTAGGGAAGAGGTAAGTCCTGATGTACTTCCTAAAGGTGTTGCACCTAAAAGCGGCGACGGTAAATTTGTAGACCGTAGTGTTTTCTTGTACACCCATATCACTTGGGATTACCAAAAAGATAAGTGCAACTGGTATCAAGAGGCTTACGGAAAACAAGTTAATAAGACCGGTTCTGTAGCAATTGATAAAAGCCCCTGGATTCCGCTGCGTATGTTCCGTGTGGCTCATGAAGCCTACGGTCGTGGATATTGTGAAGAACTGCTTGGTGATCTGAAAAGCCTTGAGTATCTTTCTAAAGCAATTGTTGAGGGTTCAGCAGCAGCAGCCAAGATCATCTTCCTCTGCAATCCAAACGGTACGACTCGTCCTGACGCTCTTGCTAGGGCTGCCAATGGATCAATTGTTAGCGGCAATCCAAATGATGTGGCTCCTCTGCAAATGCAGAAGCAAGCTGATCTTACGGTTGCTCTGAACACGATTGCTCGTATTGAACAACGACTGAGCTTTTCCTTCCTTCTTAACAGCGCAATTCAAGCTGGTGCTTCTGGTCGGGACCGAGTGACAGCCGAAGAAATCAGAATGGTTGCACAGGAGCTGGAAGCAGGATTGGGGGGCATTTACAGCATCCTGAGTGTTGAACTTCAAGTTCCTCTGGTAAACCGCAAGATGGCCCTTATGGAACGTCAGGGGCGTCTTCCTAAGCTGCCTAAAAACGTTGTCAAACCTCAAATCACAACTGGCTTGGATGCCCTTGGACGAGGTAATGACAAAGCAAAACTTATTGAGTTCTTACAGACGATTGCTGGAACTCTTGGGCCTGAGACTTTGGCTAAGTACGTTAACAGTCGTGAGCTTATTACTCGTCTTGCAGCTTCTGACGGGTTGGATACCTACAAACTCATTAAGAGTGACGAGGATCTCATGGCCGAAGAACAACAGCAAGCTATGATGATGCAGCAACAAATGGCCACGCAAGATCCTAATAACGATCCTGCTAAACAGGCCGCTCTCGTCAAAGCTGAAAATGACTCAATCCGGACAAGCCAAGAAATCGCCGGAGCCGGTGGTGGAGGAGCAGCAGCTCCCTTCTAAGAAGGCAGAACCTAAGTCCAAGATGGAACTTCTCATTGAAGAACTCAAAGAGAAGAAGCCTGAAACATACGAACAATATGCTCAGGCTGCTAAAAACAAGCGTCCTGTTTGGATCTATCCTGATCTGACCATCCGTATTGGTTGATCATGGAAATTATCGCTGATGGTTTTCTGGCTCAGGAGACTGGGCCCTATAGCGAGCAAGATCTTGAAATCCTTCAAGAATCTGAAAAGCAGGAACAGCAAGAGGAACTGATTGCTGGCAAGTTTAAAACACCTGATGAGCTTTTGAAGGCTTATCAAGAACTTGAGAAGAAACTTGGCAACCGTGGTTATGAAGCTACGGAACCAGAAGAAACTGAAGAAACTACTGAAGATCAAGTAGAGGCTGCTTCTCTTTCTGAAGAAGAGGAGACAGTGATCATGGACAGCATTGGAGGTCAAGAAAATTTCCAAGCTGTTCAAGAATGGGCACGGGGAAACCTTAACGCTGAAGAGCTTGAGGCTTACAACCGTGAAGTGAATAGCGGTGATTACTACCGTGCTCGTAACGCTTTGCAAAGTCTTTACTTTGCTTATCAGGATACTGAAGGTTATGAGCCACAACTAATGGGTGGAAAGCTTTCTGGAAACAGTAGCGATGTGTTCCGCTCTAGCCAAGAAGTAATGGCTGCTATGAACGATTCTCGTTATCTTCAAGACCCTGCTTACACACAAGATGTGCAGGATAAGTTGATTCGCAGTGAAGTATTGGGCCCTAGGGGTTAGTATTTCATTAGCGAACGTAGACATTGTTGCCGCTGAGGCGATAACAACTTTGAGATGCGAGCGCACGTAAACTTCTATCTCCAACCTAACGATGCCTGATTTTGCATCTATCGGCCGGTTGGGTGGTCTTAACGGCGTTCAATACAACGCTGGTTCCGCCTCCGGTAACTATGAGCGTGAAAACGCTAATTTCCTGAAAATCTTTTCGGGAGAAGTTCTGACTACCTTCAATCGCGAGACGATTTTTAAAGATCTCACGATGAAGCGCTCGATCTCTTCGGGCAAATCTGCAAGCTTCCCCATTACTGGGCGCTTCTCTAGCCGCTACCACCGCCCCGGTGACTTTATTACCGGTCAAGGTAACAAGGGCATGATCGGCGAAAAGATCATCACCATTGATGACCTGCTGATTGCTGATGCTTCCATCTACGATCTTGATGAAGCCAAACTTCATTGGGATGTTCGGTCGATCTACTCAACCGAATTGGGGCGGGCTCTGGCTCGTGCCTATGACCAGCGCCTTGCTCGTACCCTTCTGGCTGCTTCTGAGTCTGATGGTCGTGTGAAGGATTGGGATTCCAAGCGATTCCAACTGAACGGTGGTACTTACGCTTCTGTGAGCACCAACACGATTACCCTGAGTGCTAACTTCCAAACCGCTGAACTTGGTTTCTGGGCAGTTGGCGAAGTTGTGTACGGTGAGACCTCCGGTGCTTACGGTGTGATCACCACTGCTCCTACCAACGGTGCAGCCACCTTCGTTATCAACCCAATCGGTTCTATCGGTACCGGTACTAACGCTCAGTTCACTGTTGGTGAGCGTCTGTTCGTTCTGAACGCTCTGCCTGGTGGTACTTCCTTCAGTGGTATCGACCTGAACGGTGCTGCTAGCCGTGCTGCTCGTGGCAACCTGATCGTTGAGAACCTCTTCAAGGCCTGCCAAGTGCTGGACGAAAAGGATGCTCCTAAGGATGGTCGCGTGACCGTTCTGAGCCCTGGTGCTTACTACGACGTTCTCAGCTCTGACCGTGCCATCAACACTGATTGGAACGGTGCTGACGGTCGTAACGGTACCATTGCTGGTAACAAGGTTCTGAACGTTGCTGGTTTCCGTCTGGTTACCTCCAACCATCTGGGCATCAACAGCTACACCAACGGTCAGTCCTACGTGGGTCTGAGCAACCAGTCCGCTGTGACCCGTGGTGAGCGTCCTAACTACGTCAACGGCCGTGATGGCTCTGACGGTCAGGCTGCCTCTGGTACTGTTGATTACTTCCAGGATGAGCAGGGTAACACCAGCTCCATCGCTAACTGCTTCGGCCTATGCTTCACCAAGGAAGCTGTGGGTACGGTGTCCCTCAAGGATGTCTCGATGCAGATGACCGGTGCTGAGTACAAGGCTATGACTCAAAGCACCATGATGGTTGCTAGCTATGCCGTGGGTCACGGTGTGCTGCGTCCTGAGTGCTGCGTGAGCCTGCTGTCTGACGGCAACCCCTATTGATTAACTAGCTTCTAGTTAATTACCAATACAATGAGGGGAGGCAAATGCTTCCCCTTTTTTGTTGCAATAATGGCGACTACAAAACTCAGTGCAGTTAATACGTTGCTTGCCATTATTGGCGAAGCACCAGTGAATAGTCTTAACGCCCCTCTAACAGGCGATGTAAGCCTTGCAGAGCGTACGCTGGATGAAGTTAGTCGAGAGGTACAAGGTGCAGGTTGGTGTTGGAACACAGCCGTTTATGACAGCATTCCTTTGGTCGCTAATACTGGTCATTCCAACTTGCCATCAAACACGCTTGCAGTACGGTTTAACCCAGTTTCTTACCCAACACAAAGGTTGGTGCTTAGGGGTATTAAGCTTTTTGATCGCATTAAAAATTCATACGACCTAAGGGACAGCGGGATTATTGCCACAGCAACTACTAGCAATATTGTTGCTGAAGTTATTGAAGAACTTGATTGGGACAGCATTCCGGAAACAGCACGCCGCTACATTATGATTCGTGCTGCAAGGATGTTTGCAAACAGAGCTGTTACTTCTGCATCAATCGAAGCTTATACAAGCGATGATGAAAAGAACGCTCTTCAAACCCTAAAGCGTACTGAAGACCTCGGACAAAACTACAACTTCATTAGTGGTCCTGATGATTTGTATGGCGGTCGAGTGCTGACTACTTTTGGTCCTGATATTCTTGATCGCTAATGTCACGAGAACTTTTTAGTCAAATCATTGCTCCTCTCAATAAAGGAGTAAACCAACAAGCAGATAGCTTTGTGCTACCTGGCTTTGCAAAAGTTCTTGAAAACGGTAACTGCGATCTTGTAGAGGGCCTTAAAAAGCGTTTAGGTTCTGTACCCCTAAAGCGTATTGATACTCTTACTAAGAACGCTGGTGGTCTTACCCTTGTCAACCCAATCAAATGGGAAGAGGCTTGGGTTTACGTTTATAACCGAAGCAGCACCGAACGTTTCATTTTGATTATTGCTGATGATAGTAGGACTGTTTCTCGCACTGGAAACATTACCAACGGTTCTGCTGTTGTAACTTCTGTCAGCTCTATGACAGATCTGTTTGTTGGTGCTGGTGTAACTGGATCTGGTATTCCTAGTGGAACAGTAATTGTTGATATTGATATTGCTTCTTCTAGGGCCACTCTCAGCAAAAACGCTACAGCAACTACTACAGGAGTAACTCTTACAGTTCAATCCAGTTATACCTTTGTAACTGGTGTATCCAACGTAGAACCTTTGAGTGGGATTCTTCCTACTGTGGTGCCTATTGAGCAATCATTTACAAATATCACTTCAACTAATCTTGGGTACCTTCGAGGTTCTGGTAGAGCGAGGGACCGCTTTAGGGCTACCTCGTTCCAAGATTATGTATTTGTCACTAACGTTCAAAAGGAAGTAGCGTACGACGCCTCTGAAGTTCTAACTAGGTATAACATTGGGAGCATTAGCTCAGTTTACCAACCAACCAAAGCTCAAATTTGGGTAAAGCTGGTTGACTATGACACTGAATATCGCATTGATGTTGTATTAGATAACAACGTAACTATTACTGGTAAGTACCTTACGCCTTCTCTTACTGACAGCGCAGGAAATCCTATTGTTGTTAGCTCTGAACTTATTGCTTCAAATTTAGTTTCATTTTCAGAAACTGCTGTTGGTCATGTATCTAACGGCAGTGCAACAATGACCAGCATTAACACTGCTGATATGTCAAAAATTTATATAGGTGACACTATTACAGGAACCCACGTACCTGCTGGAACCACGGTGGTTAGTAAAGGTGCAACCTCTATTGTGATGAGTGCTGCAGCTACTGACGGTGGTTCGCATACTTATACCCTTGGTCACGGTCTTGATCAAAAAGACAGCACTAACCAATTAACGTTTGAAGTTCAAGGTTCTCAAATTCTTATTGGCCTCACTAGCTCTTCTCGTTATATCAAAAGTGTTGTTGCATCTGATGCTCGTGGCAACACTTTGATGTCTGGATTTTCCAATCAAATTACAAGTATTACAGAACTACCTCCTACTTCTTGGGAAGGTTATACAGTCCTCGTGGCTCCTAGCGGATCGTCACAAGAAAGTTCTTACTACCTAACGTTTAACGCTGAGAACACTACTACTGCTGGTGCGTTTGGTCGTGGTGTTTGGGAAGAAGCTCCTGGGTGGGGCACTAGGGGGCTTTTAGACGACAACACGATGCCTCATGCGTTTATCTATTACAGGAACGCTAACGGCCTTACTAGGTTCACTTTCCAACCCTTTAGCGGTACTACCTACACTGACAGCACTGTTTCGTTCCCAATCCCAGGTTGGGTGTCTCGTCTTGCAGGGGATGTAGAAGAAATACCTGGACCCTCGTTTGTAGATCACACAATTAACGATGTTGTGTTCTTTAAAAACCGTTTGGGTTTTGTAAGTGGTGAGAACGTAATCCTTAGTGAGTCTGGTGACTATTACAACTTCTGGCAGCAGTCAGCTGTACAAGTTATAGACAGCGATCCTATTGACCTTACAGCTGTTAGTAGTGACGTTGCTGTTTTAAACTACGCCCTTCAACAGCAGGACGAGCTTATCCTGTTCTCCAGTGAAAACCAGTTTCGTTTGTATTCTGGTGACAACGTAACGTTTAGCCCTGAGACAGCCTCTGTGGGTCGTATTAGTTCCATCAGTATGGAACCTAATGTGCGTCCTCAACAAGTTGGACCTCAGGTAATTTTCCCTGTTAAAGAGGGGGACTTTACTGGTGTACACACTTTCATTACGACTGACAGAACGGTTGGCATTAACCTTGGTCAAACTGCAGTAATCACAGAAACTATTCCTAAATACATTCCCAAAAATATTGATTCTTTGGCTGTAAGCCGTACTGATCAATTTTTGATGTTGCTAAGTCAAGATGAACCTTCTTCCCTTTACGTGTACCAGTTCTTTTGGGAAGCTTCTGGTGGCTCTTTAACTAATCGTCAGAACGCTTGGCATAAATGGAACTTCCCTAACAAAAACCTTTACTGGTGCGACTTTGTTGAGGGCACCCTGTATAGCCTTGTGAAATATGTAAACAGCGGTAGCAACGAGTTTTACCTTGAGGGTATTAACGCTTCTAGACCGCCTCAGGATAGCTCTGAGTTGTTCCTGCTAGACCGTCAGATCTCAAACTCTATTACTACTGATATTGGTACAGCTTCATTTAGCTACAACGCTGGTACGAACAAAACCACTGTTACCCTGCCGTATAGGACTGTTAACCCCAGTCAGCTTGTAATCATCAAACAGAACAAAAATGACAGCGCTGAATCTGAGAAACGTTGGATCGTGGCTGCTAATGTTCCGGTTGGGGTTACTAGTTTTGTTTGCGATAGCCTTGGGGATTTTTCAAACAGCTCTTGGGTCTTTGGTGAAAAGTACACGTTTACTTATGAGCCGCCTCAGATTATGCCTTACAGCAGAACAGCGACCGACAACACTTTTATTGGTAATCGTACTGGTCGTTTGCAGCTGCGATATATGGATATTTACTACAGCGATTCTCGGTATTTCACCGTTCAAGTGACGCCTAAGTTTCGTGATGAGATTATCTATGAATTTGATCGTAGAGACCCTCTAAATGGAAACATTGTTATTAGTGAAGAAGAGCCGTTTGAAGAGGCAAAATACCGTGCTTATATCCAGAGCAAGAATGACCAAGTTACAGTGGAGCTAGTGAACGACAGCATCGACCAAGCTAAGTTCATTGCTCTTGAATGGACTGGCCTGTATTTTGATGTCGCTAGGAAGTACGGCTAATGACTTTTTCTGATTTTTCAAAATTTTCTGGCTCTTCAAATTTTGACCTAAATCTGGATCTAGGTAAAACTTTAAATATCCCTAAAATTGACGTACCCGATTACTCAAGTAAGGCTTTTTCGCCTTCTTTTGATATTGGGTCTTTGGGGTTTACCGGGGGGTTTGACTTTGGAGCAGATTTTGGGATTCCAAAACTTAATGTTCCAGATTATTCAGGACTATTTAAAACTCAAAAAAACGATAACAACTTCTTTAATCAAGCCCTACAGGGCATTTTTGAGCTACCTTCAATCCTCTCAATTGGTAAGGGGATTATGGATGCTACAGCTGCAGCAGCTGCTTACAAAACACGAGCAGCCGATACAGTGGCTCAAAATGCAGCGGCTCAGCAGGAGTATTGGGCTCGGTATGCAGACCAAGTAGCTCAAAATTATAGGGATTACCAGTATCAACTTGAGACCTATTACAGGGATGTTGATTACGTTCAAAAACGTAGAGATTACGAAGATCAACTAGCTAAGCAACAATCTGAGTTCGTAGGTGCGACGGCTTCTCAAGCCTTTAAAAACTTTGAGCGTCAAATTGCAGACCTTGAAGGTAGGTTCTACGAAGAAGAAGCTAAAGAGACTGTAGAAATTGAAAACCTTAGGGCTCAATCAATTGCAGCTGCTGGTAAGGCTCAAGCTCGTGGTCAGGTTGGTAGATCTGTTGAACGTTTGACTAATCAATATCACCAACAGTATCTGGCTAACGTCAGTAATCGTGAGATCACTCGCAATTTCCGAATAGCGGATAAGGTTCGTCAAGGTGAAGCTTTGGATGTAGCAAGGCAAAACACGACCAACCAAGCTCAGTTCTATACACCTCAGCCAATTTCTGATCCAGTCAAACCGCTAGCTCCTCTACCTATTACTGCGGTACCACCTACGCCTGTATCTGGTCCTTCCCCAACTGCGCTTACGATTGATTTAGCAAATATTGGACTTGAAGCTTTCGAAAACTACAAGTCTATGCAACCTCCTAAGCCGACCATTTCCGAACAATTCAAATGACAAGCAGCTTTGGTATTAGCCCTCAACGTCAAATTCGTGATCTGGTAGCCGGTCCTAGGCAGGAAGCTACTCCAGCACGCCCAGCTGAGCCTGCAAACAGGCCTCAACAGCTTGGCGGTCAATTGATGTATGGGGCTAGTTACCAGCCCAACAGAGCTGCAGCTGAGAGCATTCAAAGCATTCAGCAGTTCCTTAGTAAAGAAGGGGCGTTTGGTAAGGCGTCTGCTGATTTGTTTGAAGATTACAAAGAGCAAAAGCGTCAAGAAGCCACAAGACTGCTGCAACAAGAGGCCTCTGCTATTCGGGACTCTCTTGAAAATGCAAACGAAACAAGGATTATTTCAAAAACTGGTAACGAAAACCTAGCTAAGCAAAACCGCCTTAGTAACCCTTGGGTTAACTTTTTTTACTACGACACCAAAGCATCTAACGCTGGTAAAGAAGTTGGTATTGGCTTGGCCTCTTGGGGTAAACAACAAGCTGAACGTATTTCAGAGATTGATAACCCAGCCGAACGTGCAGCTGTAATTGCAGCAAAGGTAGATGATCTGCTTAAGCCTTACTCAGATATCCCAGCTGCTTTTAAAGCTGCAAAGATTGATCCAATTGTCAGTAACGTTCTGTTGGACGTTAAAAAGGACATAACAAACAAAACTTACGAACGAGCAGAGCTTACTGATCAACGTGTAACTTCAGATAAATTTCTTGGTAACATTCGCCTTGGTGCTCAGTTTGTACGTGGTGCTTACGGTACTGAAGCTGGCACAGTATTTGGTGAGCGTAGTCTGCAAAACGGATACAACGAGGCATATAACTATTACGTTGTAACCCGTGGGTACTCTGAAAAAGCTTTTCACGACATCCTGTTTCGTGAAGCACCTAATCTTTTTGTTGATGCCAATAAAGATGGTTACAACGATCTTGGAGAAACCTTTAGCTACCTTAACTACGTAAAAGCTTGGCAAGGTATTAAAACTGCCGATGGTCAAGCAATCCTTGATCTACGTAACGCAAAAGGAGAAACGTTCCGTCAAGCACTTGAAAACGGTGCAATTCAAGCTGTCAAAGCTCAAGAAGTATTTGAAGGTTCTGTTGAGCGTGGTATTCAACGTGCTCAGCGTCAGTGGAAGCGTAATTTTAACGACGATACAAACCAGTTCTACGCTCAAAATCCAAACCCAACAGATGATCAAATTACAGGTCAACGGGAAGCTCTTAAAGCCCGTAACCGCCAACTAGCTGCTCAAGGGCTATTGCCTGAGGGTATGTCTGTAGCTGATGCTGATGATCTTGTTGATAAAGCGTTTCCGTTCCGTAATAGGGACATCAGCCCTGAACAGGAGGCTCGCCTTAAGGAAGAGGTAGAGGATCTTGCTGCTCAAGGTGTCACTGATATTCCTGCAGACCTAGCTGCACGAATTGAAGGAACATCTGTAATGGCTTTTGCTGTTAATAAGTTTGGTAACGTTCGCAGGGAGGCTGCTAACCCTGAGACAAACCAAACTCGTAACAATATTCTTAAACAGCTTACAGACGGTCTTAAGGGCTCTTTTATGGCTGCTGACTCTCAGCTAAAGGGTATTGCGGTAGAAGGCAAGGTAGGCGAACAGAAGAAAACGTTTCTTAATCAAGCTGTTATTGAAGCAAAGCAGCGACTGAACGTTGAAGGAAACCGTTACATCAACAACAAGATCTATGAAGCAAAAGCTCGGGGAGAGAATATCAAAGACCCAGCTGTACAGCTACGGATTCTTGAGGATGCCAAGCGATATTTTTACCAGCGTCCTGAGTACAGCGATGTCGATAGCTATTACAACATTTCTGACCCTGCACGACTGGGAGCTAAAAATACTCGTGGTCCTATTCTTGGAGTTTCTTCTAAAGACGCTCAGGGCCGCTGGCGTATTACGGTCAACGACGCTGACAATCGTGCTACTTGGTCTGCTCTAGCTCAACGTACGTTTGCTAATAACCCTCAAGCTGCTCGACAATACCTAAGCAACAACTTTGTTTTTAATGAAAAAGAGCTTAGTGAAATCAACAACGCTCTAGCTACTGGAAACACAGCTGCACTTAGTGCCAATACCCGACGCAGTATTGCAAACGTTCAACGTGGCTTTGGGAACAAATTGACTGTGGCTGAGATTGTTCAGAAGCAAGCTGATCGTTACTTTGATGGTCAGGTACCACCTGTGTTCCGCCAGAACGCTCAAAAGCTTCAAGCAGCAGTTAAAGCCCCTGTAGCTGGCACTGGAGCTGCACCTAAAGATACTCTCCTGTATGTCTATAATTTTCAACACGCTCACTCAAATAATCGAGCTGTTGACTTCCAGATTGAACGTGGCAACAGGGCTCAAACAGCTAACCCTATGCCTGCTCCGTTCAGTGGTCGTGTAATTCACGCTGGTTTTGTTGAAGGCTACGGTAACACTGTTGTTCTTGAAGCTGAAACAAACGGTCCTGGTTACCGTAAAGGGGACAGGCTGCTGTTGGGGCACGCTGCTCGTCTTACTGTTAACCCTGGTCAACGCATCAATCGTGGTCAAACTATTTTGATTGCTGGTGATCAAAGCCCAATGAATAGCAACCCAGGCAGGTCTGGTACTGGTAAAGGTACTCCTGGTCACCTTCATAGTCAGCTTTTCCGTCCTGGACAGGGTTTTCCTGGTAAGGCTGCACAATACGGACAGGAAACTCAAAACGATTTCTTCCGTAAATCTGTTTACCCACTGTTCCGTAACGTAAGCGACCCCAATCGTCGTTAGTGTGTTTTCTAGTTATATCCGTTAGTTTGGAGGAAGCGCAGATAACTTGTTTCTAAATGCCTTACATTCCTCTTCGTAACGGCCAATCTCTTTTTGTAGCAAACCCTGAACAAGCTGAGCAACGTTACCAACAGGAGTGGGGAGGTGCTAGCCAAGGCTCTGCTCCTTCGGAAACCGTTGCTGCAGCTAAACCTCAAGCAAAACCAACAGCTAAACCTTCTGCTAAAGCTCAGCCCAAACCTCAACAACGCGGATTTGATCTTGGTGCTTTTATCCGAGATCAAGCTGTAGGTGCTGGTAAACGTTTTGTAGAGGGTGCTGCTACTTCAGTTCTTGCTGGTCCTCTGGCTCCAGCAGTTCAAATGTTTAAAGCTGCTCAAGGCGTTGGTAAAACTCCAATTCCTGGCACTAAAACTACGTTTGGCGAAGAGGCTGGTCGTGTTGTACAACAAGGCGCTAGAAAGCTTGTTAATGACCCTATTGCTGCTGCCCAACAACTAGGAGCCCTGACTCAAGGCATAGATCTTGGTGGAGCCCTTGCTGGTGGCCCTATGGGGGCTGGTTCTGTTGGTACTCAAATCGAAGATCCAAAGCTGTTTGAGCAGCGCCAAAAGAACGCCTCAGCAGCCATTGAGGCCATCCAAAAGAGTGGTAAGGACCCTGAGGGGTTTAGCTACGGTATCAGACCTAACGTGCCCGTCTTGGGCCCCCTGTTCAGCGAAGATAGCGACTTTGTACGTCAAAACATCAAACCTAAAACTTGGGGTGGTGAACTAGCTGCTGGTGTGTTTGCTGCTGTAGGTGGCGATAAAGGCGTAAGCAAGCTGCTTAAAGCTCCTTCAATGACTGCTAAAACAGCAGCCAAATTGAGTGATATTTGGGACGCTAAAGACATTAAACAAGGTACTGAAGTAATGGCTCGGTTTCTTGTTAAAGATGTAATTCCAAACGCCATTCAGGACGCAATGTTCTTTATGCCTCAAGCTCCTGCAGCAATGCAGAAAAAGTTTGAGGATATTCAAAAACTTAAAACACCTGAAATGCGCATAGCTGAAGCCAAGGTGCTTCGGGCTACCAGCACTACTGAATTTAACTACGCCTTTGAGCAGCTTAAAAACGTAGTGGGTGGTGCTGCTGCCCTTGGTGTGTTGCGAGGGGCTTACTGGGCCGCTAACAGGGCTCTAAGCAAAGCTACGTCAGGCACTCCAGCTGGTAAAGCCTTCCAAGAAGCTTCACAGGAAGCAGAGCCTATGCTGCGTCAAGACCTTGAAGCCGAGGGCCTTACTAAAGCAAACGAGGTTCGTGAGCAGCGTCTAGGTAACATCAACACTCAGCTTTACAGAAAGATTGAAGAAAACGCAGCTGAGATTGCTAAAGCTGGTCGCGCTGGTGCTGAATCGTTTATTACTAAGCGACAGCAGCTTGTACCTGAAACTGAGAACCTTATTGCAGACCTTCAAGGTGCTCCTGACCTGACACCACAACTGCAACAGGTAGATGCTGATATTGCTGTAATGCAGAAAACTCTTGGAGTTAAATCTCCTGAAGAGTTGACTAGCAAAAGCGCAATGATTCAGGAGCGTTTGGCTGCTTATGAAGAGGCCATTGCAAAAGACCCTGATTGGCTAGCTAAAAGCACTGGTACTGGTAAAAAGGCCAGTAAGAACAGTTCCAAACTGCGTCTTGCAAACGAAGCTGCAGAACGTATCAAGCTGCTAGAAGATCTGTATCTTCAAAAGTCTGAGTTTGATAACGCTAATCTGCAGCGTCTTACAAAGGAAAGCGAACTAGAGCGTTTGACTGTTGATACGATGACGGCCTCTGTGGGGTTCCGTAACAGTCTTAACGATGCTCGTATTTTGGTTAACGCTTTGGATGAGCTAAACGCAGAGCGTGTTCAGTTGCTTGAAAGCCGTAACAGCCAATTGTTTGCTGAGAACCGTCTAGATGAGATTGATTACGACTACAGCTTTAAAGATGCTTACGGTGAAGCTTACGGAGAACTTAAAGACCTCCTAAATGCTGCTGAGGCTGCTGTAGCTAGCGGTAACTTGAATGATGATTTTATGCGGATGTTTGTTCAACAAGCAGATGCGATTCATAACAAAGTTATCGATAACGGCGGCCTAGCTCCTGTTACTCCTGAGATGCCTGGTGGCACTGATATTGGCGATGAGGTACCTCTGACTACTGAAGCTGCTGAGCCTATCGATGATCAGCTCGGTCTTCCTAGGGATCCTGCACCTGTAACTAATCCAGTGCCGATCACCAAGACTGACAACGGTGAGCTAGCCATTGATTCTGATGCTCTTGCTGAACGTGAGTTTCAACAGGCACCTCAACTAGACGAGGTTAACGGGTCTGTTGCTGATGTTGTTAAAGAAGTTAACCGTGACCTTGGTCGCAATTTAGACCCAACTGAGACAAAAGAAACAATCAGTGATTTTGTTAAAAACGTAAACGAGATTATTACCAAGCAAGGTGAATTGGTAGCTGAAGATCTGCGTAACGGTACTGACCTAGCCGAGGATGCCACAAAGATCTACAGCACTAACGCTGTTAAATACACAAACTCTCTTGAAAACGCAGCAGCAGTTAAAGCAGCTGTAGATGCTCTTGATAATCGCAAAGCTATCCTTCCTCAGCAATACGGCATTGCTATTAGAAAGATGGCAACACTTCTTGGTGGTGAAACCACTATGCGTAAAATTGCTGCTTTTGCTGAATCTGAAAAGTTTGGCAAAAACATTCAGCAAAACCTAAACAAAATTATGGTCCCAACTTCAATGTTGGACGACAGTGCTGTAGCAGCTCTTAGGGATGCTAGGGACCTTAGGAGGGTTCTTCAAGGTGAAGAAGTTGAAGGACTTGATCGCACCGTAGCTCTTGTCAACGCAGCTGAGAGTTATCAAGTTCTGATGTCAAACGTAAAAGCTGTTAATGAGTTGTTCTATGGCGTTGGTAACGCTCTCAGGCTCTTTGACCGTCGTAACCGTCTTGGGTTCTCCTCTCGTAGCCCTGAAGAGCTTTTCAGTGCTTTTAACGAGCAGCTTGCATCTTTTGGTGATAGTAGCGAGTTTGCTGACAGCCTTTCTGATGCAGCTAAATCAGCCAAAGAAGAGCTTGATCAAGGTATTGGTCAGTTCTTTAAAAAGGTGAAAGCTGGTGAAGATCTCACCGATGAAGAACTAGAGGGTTTTGAAGCTTTGGTTGAAAAGGTTTATCAAAGCCAAGGTGATTTTGAAAAGCTTAAAGAGCTTGAGGTTACTGGTGATGCAGTTCTAGCTCGTCTTCAAGTCGGCTCTCCGCTGTCTAACCCAGCAATGATTGCTTCAATTCCTATTCAAGGAATTCCTGAAACAGCAGCTCAACTAATGGGTATGGCTGTTGGGCAAACTATTACTGGTACTACAGCTAAATTTCTTGGTAAAACTCCTTTGGCTGCTGAAAGCCTTAGAGAGGCCCGAGCTGCTACTGAAACTCTTTTACAGCTGCGTAACGTCATTGGAGAGGCCCTAGACGCCACGTATAACCGTTTTGTTTATGGTCGTTCTATTACTGATCCAAAGGCAGCAGCTGATTCTGCTTACGAAATTTCAAGCAAATCTAGTCTGCGTAGGGAGGAGGCCATTGCTCAAGATTTGAGCGCAACCAAACTTAAAACTCCTTTCTTTGACTATGTAATGGAAAAGAGCGCAGAGAACGAAAAGCTCTTTGATCTCTTAAACAAAAGTCGTGTGATGACTAAAGTTTTCCACGATTACTTTATGCCTGCTGAAGCTTGGAGTAAGCGAAGCCTTATTGGTAAAAGAATTGGCTTACCCACTACTGCTTTGCGTGGTATGGGCCTAGGTAAGAAGAGTTATTACCCAAGCGGTGAGGATGTAAACCTTACTGTTTTTAACCAACTCTCTGCAGTTGCTGACGAGTTTTCTACAGCGCTATTTGCTAACGCTGGTATGAGGGCTCGAATTACTAGTGAGGTTGATGAACAGATTGCGGCAGGACTTGTCAAGGCTGAAGATCGTGCAACTGTTCTTGCAGACAAGTTGAACAAAGAAGCTTCTAATATGTACAAACCAGTAAAGGTAGGGTTTGATCAAAAGACTATTGGTTACTCAGTTCTTGATAACCAAATGCTTGAACTTACCCGTGCTGTAAACCTTACAGAAGAGCTTACAGGTCCGCTGAGTGACATTACAGAATCTATTAACTCTTGGCGTCAAAGTAAGTACACTCCCCTTGCGTTCTTTGCTAGGGACATTTTCCCAATCATTACCTCTCCGGTTAACGGCATTAAACGTGCTGTGATGATTGCATATGGCGGTGAAGTGGTGCAAGCCTCTTCTGACGTTGTACGAGCTACTGCTTCAACAATTGTTAAAAACCTCCCAGAAGAAGTCACAAAACTTCTGCCTCCTGAAACCCGTCAACAAGTTATTGATTTTGAAAGTAAGTATCTAAGCAGTGATCCCAAACAACGTTCACTTGCTCAAGGTGCTCTTGCACTTTCTATTGGCATCAACTCTCTGGCTTTCTTCTTGACTCGTGATGGAAATCAAGATATCACTGGTGGTCTTGAGAACTCCTACCGTGAAGCGGAGGGAGCTGTAGATACTTACACCTGGCGTATTGGTGGTAAGACTTTGCCTTATCGCTACTTGCCAGTACTTGGTAACACTTTGGCTTTCCACGCCACTATTCGAGACCTTCAAGAGTTTGCTCCTGGGCGTGATACTTCTGGACTTGTAGCTATTGCTGCTGCTGCTCTAGCTAACACTATTCTTGATACTCCTTCAATTGCTGGTTTTGACAAACTCATCGCTGCACTTAAAACAGCTACTTCTGGTGATGTAAGTAGGTTGCAAAAAATGATTTCTGATTCAGTAGCAAAAGCTGGTGATCCTTATCTCAACCTACGCAAAGTCCTTATCCAAGGCATTGATCCTCGTAAACCAGCTACACCTGTAAGCCAGTCTGCTCTGACAAAGTTTTATAGCCGTGGAAAACTTGGTGAAAAAGGTGTAACTCCTGCTGACTTTATTAACAGCGTTGCTGACACTGCTTTTGGTACTTTTGGTATTGCCACTGAGTACAGCCCTGTAGGTGTTATTGCAGACGCTTTAATATCTGTGTTGCGGAAAGATCCCGAAATACGTACAAGGTCTCGTAAAGCCCTCTGGTACGGTCCTTCAGGTGAAACGGTTAAAGCTAACCACGCTGGTGTTTGGTACCCATTGCAGGCTGTCCTAGGTCGTTACTGGGTGTTCCCTGACAAGCTTGAGGATCCTGTGGCTAAGGAAATGGTATACAACCTGATCTCACCGCCACGTAAAACCCTGTTCCATAGTGATGGAGTTGGTATTAACGATGTAGTCCTAAACGATTTCAATCACTTTTTGAATAGTGAGTTCACGTTCTTTGATCCCAACACTCAAAAAACACAAAAAGGTGTTTATGGGTATCTTAAGCGTCTAGTAACTAGTAAAGAGTACACACAGTATCCAGGTGTAGACAGTCCTTTTAAAATGGGACCGTTTGGTTTGGTTCAAGATGCTAATTGGAATCGAGAAGATAATATGCGTCGTGTAATTCTTAAGAACGAAGTGGATAAACTTATAGGTATTGCTAAGGAGCAATTTTTAATGGGTGACCTTCCTGGTCAACGCTACAAAGCGCCACCTGAAATGAAACAAATGATTCTCACCAACCGCATGACCGGAGGTCCTCAGTAATGGCTTACGCATCGATTACCTACACCAGTGCTTCTGGTACTACCTTTGCTCTTACTAATAGCGAAGGAGATCCAATTCCGTATCTTCGTCAGTCTGATATTTCAGTAACTGTTAACGGTGTTGTCCTTACTCAAAGCACTCAATATACCTTTAACACCGCTGGAACTTCTATTGTTCTTGCAACTCCAGTTACAAACGCAAGCATCATTATTTCTAGGGTTACTGATATTAGTGATGCCACTGTGGTTTACACAGCTGGTTCTACGCTGACAGCCCAAGACCTTAACAACGCTGATAATCAAATTCGTTACGGTCTTCAAGAGTTTTCTGACACTTATGGTGCTCTTACTAGCGGCACTGGTGATCTTAGTGCTCTTGGTGGTTTTATTGGTAGCAATGAAACTTGGGTTTCTAATAATTCTCAAGCAGCCACTACTGGAGCTATTGATGCTCGGGTTGACTCCAAAATTGATACAGCTTTAACAACTGATGTTGTTGCTGGAGATTCAATTACTGTTACCGACAACAGCCCCAGTAGCGGTCAAATTACTGTCGGTGTTACTAACGCCAGTATTTCAACTGCAAAGCTAGTTGACTCTGCTGTTACTACAGCCAAGATTGCTGACGGTGTAATTACTAGCGCTAAGTTAAACGCAGCTACTGTTGTCACTAACGCACAGCAAAGTATTAGCACCCCTGATGACACCAGTTTCTTTACAACTAGCGCTTCTGACGCTCGTTACGATGCTCGCTATATAAACGTTACTGGCGACACGATGAGCGGTGCCCTAGACATGGGCTCCAATAAAATTACTGGGCTTGGTACACCTACAGCAAACACTGATGCTGCTACCAAACTTTACGTAGATACGTCTGTAGCTGCTGGTATTGGAGACGCCGATTACGGTGATATTACTGTTAGCGGTTCTGGTACGGTTTGGACTATTGATGCTGGAGCTGTCACCAGCAATAAAATTGCTGACGGCACCATCGTTAACGGCGACGTAAACGCATCGGCCGCCATTGCCGGCACCAAAATCAGCCCAAACTTCGGTAGCCAGAACGTCACGTCCACTGGCACTAGCACCGCCGCCAGCTTCATTCCTACCAGCAGCACGGTTCCCGCGAACGGGCTCTACCTCAGCGCAGCAAATCAACTTTCTTTTGCCACTAACACGACGGAGCGACTGCGTATCGATGCCAGTGGCCAGATTGAGGCCGTAAGCCTTGGCAGTGCCGCAGCCCCGACCTACAGCTTTACTGGCGACCCCAACACCGGCATCTACAGTCCCACAGCTGACACGCTTGCGTTTACTGAAGGCGGCGTGGAGGCTATGCGGATTGATAGCTCCGGCAGGCTCTTAGTTGGCACGTCTTCGAGCGCTGCCAACTCATTGTTAACTGTTGCAGGCTTTCCAGGTACTCCAACAGGAGTAGGCGTTATTCAAATTAAGCGTGGTAGCAATGCCACGGCAGTTGACACTGATTTGGGGACCATCTGGTTTGGCGATGGCTTAGCTGATGCACGAGCCACGATTACTGCTGTTGCAGATGCAGCAAGCGGAAGTGGTGATACTCCGTCTAGATTAGTGTTCTCCACTACCGCCGACGGAGCAAGCACCACGACGGAGCGGATGAGGCTGACTAGCGCCGGTGCGCTGCTTATTGGAGGCACAAATATCAGCACTGGCAAGTTGTTTGTTTCCGCAAATATACCTGCTGAAACATCACAGCGAATAGCTTTGTTCTCTGGA